ACAAAGGATGAGATGACACTCGGTGAGGGGAGGGCAAGGTGAGAAGGGGCGTGGTAGTACAGGGGTTAGGCAAAAGGGGAAACTGTTATCACAGGAACGAAGTATAGGGTGTTAACCGCCAGCTGGATGAGGACGAGTCAGAGGAGGATAGGGCGGTCTTTATCATTAACGTCATTGAAAGAAATTCACGGGGCCATTGCGCGTAAAATAATGTATTTATTTTGTGTCGTCGCGAACTGGGGTTCTGTCTAAGGCTGTGTGGTGGTGGACGGGACACCACGCGGCTACAATAGGTGCTGGGTAGACCAGGAGGCTACCTGGGAGCAACCCTGTTGTATTTTTGAATTTTTGTTCTCAGGTCCGGCCTGTGGATTTTTTCAAGGCAGGACTCTAGTAGGTCCAAGTGATCGGGGGCGATAAGGTTGAGCTTTTCTAACTCGATGACCAGGGACAGAAAGCCTTTATCGTTGTCTACCTGCTTTCCGCCTGTGTAATTTCGGAGGAGGAATGCTAATGAGGCCACGTCAGATTTTTCCAAGCCGTCATCAATATCCGTGAGTAGCACTCGGTAGGCCGAGATAAAAGGCGGCTGCTGGCCCAGGATGGCTCTCGCCGTGGCTGCGTTTATGTGCAAAGCTCTCTTTAACAGGTCGAACCGCCGAATGCGGTACATGAGTTCGGCCAGGTGCGCCGGGGACAGGTGGCCCCTCTCTCTCAAGACGCCCAAGAGGTCCTTGATGGTCCCAGGAGCTGAGTCCGCGGCGATGTCCCGACACAGAAACAGCAGCCGCTCCTTCTCGTCTTCGTCCAGGGCCTCCTCTAACTGATGAATGACCGCTGCAGACATTCCCCAGGCGCTGGGATGTTCGCGGGGAGCGCAGTAAGGTGTAGGGGCTGGAGAAGGGAGACGGACTAGGGGACGGAGGCCGCGAGGGCCCGCCGGACTGTTTTCACGTTGCCGTGACGGGAGCAGTTTTGGCGCGTTTATGAGCCTGGGTGGGAAAAGGGTTTAGTGGGGCGGGGACGGGGAGCGCGTTAGCGGTTGCTTGGGACATTTTAAGTGCTTTTAATGTGGGGCGGCGGCCGGGGCATACATGGGGGCACGGTCTGGCCTAGGCTGCGGGTGAGTGGGGCTCCGTCTCTCTTGGTGCGGCTGAGATTGGGGCTCAAAAACGGGTTGTGGTGCGGCGGGCGGTGGCCTAGAAGCTGGGGGCGTCGTTTAGTGGGCGCTGGCAGTGGCTGGAGCAACGGGGGGCGTGATGTGGAGCGACCGGCACCCTGGGTCGTGGCCTGTGACTGACTTAAAAATTGTGATGTGAAACCTCAGCGCCGGCGCTAGGTGGCGCGGGTGTGCTTTCGGGGGTCACACGCCGGTCACTGTAGCCTAGAATTAACTTACATCACCGTACCCGCGGCCTGGGCAGGAAGGGGGATAAAACCTTTTTTTGTCACTCTTGTCTTGTTCGACCTTGCTAAACCGCGGGTCTGACGTGGCAGGTGGATCCGGGGAGTGTTTAGGCGTGTCAGGGGTCTTTTACCGGAATGAAATACCAGTCTCCGGGATGAGTAGGCTAAAGGGCGGTGGTGGGAAAAGTACGCCTGGCGAGGAATTCAAAAGGCTACCTTTCTCCTATAGAAAAGGGGGTGATTTGGGGCTTATGGTGGAACCTCTGGGCACCTGAAGTATCTGCGCCCACGCCTCCACGCGCGAGCCGGGAGTGTGTTATAGGGGACCGCTGGCAGATACTGGGCCCGGTCTACCATAAATTCTCTGGAACGGAGAGGCGGAGGTCGGGTCCCCGTGGCCAAGGTTTTCTCCCGCGTACCTCGAGCTTTGGTTCCACCCATAGACATGTTGCTGTGTTTTTTAGCTCTCGTGGCGTTTTGGCCTTGTCTGCTTCCTGCGTTCACTGTCACGGTCCCCAAGGACCTGTACGTGGTAGAGTATGGCGGTAACGTGACCCTCGAGTGTAGGTTTCCCGTGGACAAGCAATTAAACTTACTGGCTTTGGTTGTTTATTGGGAGATGGAGGATAAAAAAATCATTCAGTTTGTGAACGGGGAAGAGGATGTGAACGTTCAGCACGACAGCTACAAAAACAGGGTCACGCTGCTCAAAAACCAGCTCCCTCTGGGGAAGGCCGCGCTCCAGATTACTGACGTGAAGTTGCAGGACGCCGGCATATACTGCTGCCTGATCAGCTACGGCGGCGCCGACTACAAACGGATCACGTTAAAGGTTAACGCGTCGTACCGTAAAATTAACGGCAGCGTGGCGGCCGTGCCCGGGTCCTCGGGGCACGAGCTGACGTGCCAGTCCGAGGGCTACCCCGAAGCGGAGGTTATATGGACGCGCGGGAATGCTTCTGGAAAGGGCGGTCCAGCTCTGAGCGGCAAGACCACCGTCACCAGCTCTAAGAGGGAGGAAAAGCTGTTCAACGTGACTAGCGTGCTGAGGATCAATACTACGGCCAATGAGATATTTTACTGCATTTTTAGAAGACTGGGCCACGAGGAAAACAGTACCGCCGAGCTGGTTATTCCGGGCCCGGACTGGGCTCCCGGGCGCTGGACGTACCCGCGGTCCCGCCTAGGGGTTCCGGGAGCATTTCTGGCGGTTCTCGTCATCGTCGTAATACTCATCTTTTATGTGAAATAATGTGTCATATTTTTTGCACATGACGGCGTTATTGTTTGGGAAATGTGGACCCGGGGTGGGTGAGAAGATAGGCCTCTGTTATAAAATCACTGCTCCGTGGGCCTAACTGTCTTGCGACCGGCGAGTGCCTATTGGAGGACGGCTTGCCTGCGGGACGCGACTGTGGGCCTCGCCGTGGGCGCACAGGCCACAGGCGGCGTGTGCCCCATGGGGGAGACGGGGCGGGGGTCGTACTGCGGAGCATAGAAGTGGCACTGGTTCACGAAGAGGCTCTGGTATTGAGAAAAGCCCGGACCGTCCGGTTTACTTATCGCGTTCTCAGCAGCGTCTTGGTGCCGAAGTGGAGGGGAACGGGGCCTGCGCTCATTCAACGGAACATCTATTGTTTATGGGTTGCGGGCCGGGCGCCCATCGCGGCGACCGTCCCTTAATAAACAGGCGCTGGTTCTCGCGGGCTTGTTGAATAAAATGTCTTTATTGGTCGCGCGTTCCTGGCGGGATAGAAAGGGGGCTGCGAACGGGGGTGGCCTCGCCGCGGACACGGGGTGGGATATGAACTTGTGCGTGTCCGTGGAGAGAACAAGAATACTGTAGCGTTGATGAAATAGAATGAAGCCTGAGCTTTATGGAACTGGAGCGTATTAGAAAAGGTTTCAATCAGATGCATAAGTTTGTGGGGTATCGAGAGAGGGAGAGAGAGAAAGAGATTGGGGAAGTCGATTGAAAGCTTGCCTTGGGGGAGGGGGCGGGCATCTAACGGATTGACGGGTGCGCAAACGTGTGCTGAGCGTGTAGGCTGGCACCAAGGGGCGTTTTGGTTAAGCGTCAGGGGATCCTTGACGTGGAGAGCCTTGCGCGAGGAAAACGTCAGTGGACAGCGGGAATTAGGGTAGTCATTGTGGTGTGTATACAATTAATGGATATATTCACCACGGGCTATTCTACATACCTTCTGCTCCAGCGCCCACCGCGCGGACATCGTCGGGACAAGCAGCTGCGCGCCGATGGGTCTGCAACGCGTGTCGCCGGTGCGCTGAACAAGAGAAGCACCATCATTGGCCCCCGTGCGTAAAAAAAAGGTTAGGTGAGTTGAAGATGTGGGAAAAACGTTCATACATACTACGTTTTTTTTACCAACTTCTTCAACCCACCTTTCTTTAATTTCCACGTACGCAAAGGACGCCCACTTGACGCGTTGTTGCCAAACCGGATACGTATAGGGTCCAGTTTATTTTTGTAGAGTGGCTGTTCCTGTGATGTGTTCAAACTTGGCGCGCGCGGTTGATTAAGCGCCATCTAGTGGACGACCGAGTGGACAGCAACCATAAGCCGCTGCGGTCCGGGGTGAAGTGGGGGTGAGGAATAGTGAGTGACCCGCCTCCTTGATTGTTGGCAAGATATTCGCTTCGACGTACACACGGGGAGTGCCTGGTGTGTGCGCGCGTGCGTGTGTGTGTGTGGGGGGGGGGCGGTGCTCACTTTCTGTTTAAAATCTGTTTATCTGCGACGGGGGGGGGGGGCGGCCACAGTGGTGGGTCTTGTTGAAGAAAGAGTACTTGGACGGCGGGAATTAGTGTAGCCCGTGTGATGCGTGTACTTTTTATGGCTATATTCATCACAGGCTACTCTATACCTTCTGCTCCAACCAGCCGCCGGGAGTGCATCGTTGGGTCCACGGATGTCTGTTAGATGCGCCCCTGAGCAGGGCGGCATGGGGCGCGTGTGATGTGGGGAGATTAGTAGCGGGCGCGCTAACACGAAGAAAAGTCAGGTGCGTTGAAGACCTAGAAAAAACGTTTATATGTGCCACGTTTTTGTTCTAGTTCTTCGGCCAACCTTTCTTTAGTTTATGCGTGCGCCAAGTTAACGGGGGCCTCGCTGGTGCCGATGCCCGGGGCTCAGATGAGCCCATTCTTCATGAAGCGTCTTTACTCTTTGGGCCTTGGTGATTAAACGCCATCTGGTGGTTATTGGGGAGCATAACAGTCAACGCGGTCTGCGGCGACGGGGCAGCTCTGTGACTAACTGGGGGCCCGCGGTGTCTTGATTAAAAGCCGGGCTCGCCGAGGGCCCGGGGCGTGGGCGCGTTACTCATGCTGTGGTATAAAATCAAGTTCCTTTATATTGGGGACGCCGGGGAAAATCTGTGACCGAATGGCCGGTATACGTGTTTTGAGGAATAAATGTGAGGCATTTTCGAGTCAGTTAGGAACCCATAAAGAGCGGATGTGAGCCGGAACTGGTGGTTTAAGTCCCGGCCAATGCCCGATTGTAGAGCCCGGGCTGTCGTTTCGGGGAGCGCTTGCCCGCACGCGCGCCGTAACCGGCCTTTATTTTATAAACATTAGGTGGATTTATGTGCGGGCTCTGCGATACGCTGTTTTAGTGCGGGAAAACTCGCGCGCTTTTTATTTTTTAAAATGGGAGCGGGTGCGGGTTGGGTGGCCGGAGACGGGGCAGTGGGTGCTGGCGGTAGTAAGTTTGTATCTTGTTCCTTGTGAAATTGCAGCCGCCGCGCGCCGGCCCCGGTGCCCGCACCGAACCGCTTGCGTCACGGCAGGTGCGCGCGGCCGGGTTTGTTGGAGCGGGGTACATGGCGGCATACTGGGGAGATGACAGTATTGTGGCTGCGGGCGCCGGGTCCCATGTGGCTGAATTTGAGCTGAATGGGGGACTGGGGCTCGGTGGCGAAAGGTGGGCGGGATGTGGGAGATTGGCGCGCGGGGCTCTGGGGTGAGAACGTTGCGTACTTTCGGTTTAGCCGCCTCGCGTTGCGAGGCTATTGGCGCCGCGGCGAGACACTCGCGCCGGCTTTGGGACGCCCGATGACTGCAGCCCAGCTTCAGTCAGGGCTCTCGTTTTAAAATCCACTCTGGGGTTTAAAATAGGCAGTTAAGCGGCGAATGTGGCCGTGGTGGGGGTTCACATTAAAAAAAATACAACCGTTCTTATTTAATTTTGTGGCGACCGGGATCTTTTGCCGAGCCCGACCGCGCGGCTACAGCGCAACGCGGGAGATACTTTTAAAAAATAAACTGGGAAATTGTGGTGGATGTTTTTTTTGTTACGGTAACCTGGACCGTGGTGGTCCGCGATGGGAAAACGTGTTAGCGTGAGCCGGCTATAACCTGCGATACCAAGGACGGCGGCTACGTGGCGAAAAAACCCAAAGCGAAAGTGGATTCGTCTTTACACAGTTTATAGCCTGGGGCCATCAAACCCCTCCACGGCCCCGTGGATGGTTATCGCGGTGGTCTTGTGATGGGTATTTTCATATGACTTGACCGGGCGGCGGAGCAGATCAGAATAATTTAAGAACGCGCCGCGGGCCTGTTTACGCGCCGGTGTTTATTTTTTTAAAAACTTCTTAGAAGAGACAGATACCCCGGTGTTAATTGAGGATGACCATGCCGTGCGGTCAAAGAAAGCGTGGGGGAACCTGGCATTATTTGGGCATAAGAAGTCTGGGGGAGGTTATACGACGGTAGTTCAGCTTCGCAGGGTGAAGGCGAGTAAAATCGAAAGTTCTCGGCGTTGACTAACCAGGCAGGGTCAGCTACCGGGCTTAAGTGATTGACAACGCTTTATTTAAAAGTTATTAATGGCTTAACACCTAGCTCCCTGCGAACAAAAGAAAAAGATAATTGGTGCCGGCCGCGGTTTTTAATGATTTAATTTTTCATTCAGAGTTAGCCAAGTGACAAATTGATATTTGATTTACGTGTTTGCTAGACAGGCCCGGTTACAAAAGGCGCCTAATTTTTATTTCGGGAGGAGCGTGCCGTTTTAACTCGTTCGACGTGGGCGGAGCCGTCATTCAGGGCGGCCTCGCGCGGCGGATCACACTCTGGCGCCCTGTGTTTCTGTGTCCCCTTTTACACCGTCTTCCGGGCGGCCACAGGCGCCATTTTTCAATTCGACGACGTGGCACGAAAACATGTAAGCGCTAATAGAATTCATATTTACGACCGTACATGCATTCTATTAAACGCTCACGTGCCTGGGTGCCCAACTCTAGTTTCGAGTGCGGACAGACGGTTTCTAATATCTCCCAATCACGCGGACATCTCTGCGGTGGTCCAGTTGGACGTTATAGAACCATTGTAACCTACCGGGGTGCTGTGAGGATGTGTTACGAGGAGTGGATGCGCTTCAACCCGGGCATAGGAGGCCGGCCGAGTTGTGCTATCTAATTGGACGAGTTGGGGTTCGGGGAGGGAGACTAGGGCCGTGGGTCGGGTGGTTGATTGTCACCGGGCGGACCTTAAACATTTTAAAAAGCTCTATAAAACATTTTTGTTGGACTTTAAATTAAAACTAAAACGGACTCTTGTTTTGTGTCCCTCGTCGGAGGGCCTACCCAACCCTGACTCAGTTGGAAGGGGTTGGGGCACCAATATAAAAAATAACAGCGGGTGTGCGTGGGGCCCTGGACCCTGGACGTGAAAATTGTTTGATTGAGCTTCTCTACGGTCTTATAGGTGATCCTGAGCCCAAAGCGTAAGGTGTTCCGTGGGAAAAAGTCCATGGGTGAGTGAGGATTATGGAAAGGTAGAGATAATAATTGGTTCTTTTTACTTTTATGAACATGTGCTTTATCCGCAGGTCAGTCATATAATTGGATCACGTCTGTCTTGTGATTTATTTCACACTGCATGTTGTAAGATGCTGACTCTTTGAAACTAAGCTCGGGTGCGGCTTCTCCAGTGTTTGTGTGGGGTAATACACCTTAAAACTTAGAAGTAAGCTTTATGCAATATGGTATGAGTATTGACAGGCTTATTTTAAACTTGTTGTGCTTGTCTGGCTAAGGCAGCTGAATTACTACTTGAAGACAGCCTGTTGTAATTTGTCTACTTAGCCTTTAGGTGTTCGAATCCATCAATCCTATGTATGTATTCAAGTTGGGTTTGTACAGTCCTGGCCTGCCTCCGCCTTGTTTATTTATTGTGCATAAAAAATTGCTATGTTGATGGAGTGAATGGATGTGTTTTAATGATGTCGTGTCTTTTATTTGGATATTTTCCAGAGGGTCAAACAGGACAGATGACGCTCTGGCGCGTTGCTAGCAGGGGGTATGATCCCCTGCATGGCACGGTTTATAAAATACAATTATTTAACTTTTTGTATCTGTCTTCTGTGTGTTGGTTCCAATAAAAAATAAAGCATGAAAATATCAACCAGTGTGCCTCTGTTTTGTATTTGGTGCGGGACCGCCGAGAGCCAGCCACAGAGTTTACATGGGAGATATTGAATCCCGGGGCCGCTGGGAGCATGCGCGATAGCAAGGTAATGGAGTAAACTGGACTAATGGCGCTTAAAGCTGGGCGAAGCGACTCTGGTGGCCTTAACACGGGCACAGTAACTGCCCATAAGGAACTGGCACCGTGTCAACTCGGGGTTAGCGGGTGGCTGTTTGTTCCCCTGGCTTGCGGCCCCGGCTAGCTTCTGCATTGTGTCCACGTATAGACGGGCTCGTGCTTTTTATACGCTGAGACTCTAATTGCGCCGTGAAGCCGCCATGTTAGCCCTGGGAGCCGCCTAGCTAGCGCTGACAAAGCAACTAGCACAAGGTTAAAGGGGGCATGTTTGGAGGTATATGAGGACATGGGCACAAAGGCCCAGTGAACCTCGCACTGGCTTTTTAGTTTGGGTCCCTGCATAGTGCCTGAGTATATGGAAACCCCTTTTCTCTCGGGCTGAGACCTCCAGGCTTGTGTAAAGCCCTCTTGCTAGTTTTGAGAGAGGCCTGTTGTGTGCTCCTAATTGACAGGCAAAAGCTAATGGGGGCATCACATAGGAGTATCTGGAGTTCCTGGCGCAAGAACATGGTGAAACCCACCCTGGCTTTTTTAGTTGGGTCTTGGCATAGTGCCCTGGTATACGTGGGCCTATCTTCTCAACTGAGACCCCCATGGCCACACAAACCCACCATATTCGCCCCCGGAGAGGCCTGGCTGGTGCTCACCATCAACAAGCAGAAGTTAAAGGGGAACCCCCGCAAAGGTATCTCCAATCCTGGGTATAATGACGTGGCGAAACCCACACTTGATTTTTATTTGGGGGTCTTTGGGTAGTGCCTAAAGATACGTGGATTCCTCTTCTCCCAGCCTGAGACTCTTAGGGCTGCGTGAAGCCATTAGGTGAGCTCCAAGACAGGCCTCGTAAGTACTCGCAAGCAACAAGCCGACACGAGAGTGGGGGCTCACGCCAACAAGTGTATTGTTCCAGGTACAAGGATATAGCAGAACCCACCCTGGCTCTTTAGCTGGGGTCTCCGCATAGTGCCTGGGTATACGTGGACCCCTCTTCTCCCGGTCTGGGACCTTTAGGGTCCCGCAAAACTGTCCTGTCAGATTTAGAAGAATACTGACATGGGTTCACAAGCAACAATCAGAAGTTAGAGGGGAGCTTACATGGGGCATCTGGAGTTTTGAGTATAAGAACATGGTTAAGCCCACCTTGGCTTTTTAGTCGGGGTCTCTGCATAGTGCCTGAGTATACATGGACCCCCTTCTGTCCAACCGAGGCCCCCAGGGTCACGGGAAACCACCTGGTAGCTCCGAGAGAAGACTGACCTGGGCTTTCAAGCAACAAACAGAAGTTAAAAGGGGGCTTACGCAGGGGTATTTGGAGGTGCAGTTACAATAATACGGCAAAACCCACCCTGGCTTTTTAGACGGGGTCTCTGCATAGTGCCCGGGCATACGTGGACCCCTTTTCTACCGGATTGGGACCCCCTGGGCCATGTGAAATCACCTGTGGCTCTGGGAGAAGACTGGCCTGGAAACAAAAGCAACCACCAGAATATACATGGGGGCTCCCGTAGGCGTATCTACAGTGCCGAGTATATGAACATGGGGAAACACGCCCTGGCATTTTAGTTGGAGTGTCTGCATAGTGCCCGGGTATACGTGGACCCTTCTTCTCCCGGACTTGGATCCCCGGGGCCTGGCGAAACCACCCGTGGCTATGGGAGAAGACTGGCCTTGCCCCACAAGCAACCAAAAGAAAATACATGGGGGGCTCACACGAGGGTATATGGAGCTCTGAGTATATGAGCATGGGGAACCCCGCCGTGGCTTTTTAGTTGAGGGTCTGTGCATTGTGCTTAATTATATGTGGACCCCCTTTTTCCCTGACATAAACCCCTATGCCAGTGTGAAACAGCTCTGCTATCTCCAAGTGAGACCTAGCTGGGGCCCACATGCAAACATTAGAAGCTATAGGGGGTTCACACGAGGATATGCAGAGCTCTGAGTATAGTAACATGTTGAAGCCCACCCTGGGTTTTTAGTTGGGGTCTCAGCACAGTGCTCGTGTAGCCGTGAACCCCTCCTCTCCCGGACCAAAACCCCCAGGGCTGTGTAAAATCACTTGTGGCTCTGGGAGAAGGATGGATTGTGCCCACAAGCAACAATCAAAAGTTACAGGGGGGCTTACGCGAAGGTATTTGGGGTCTAAATTATAGGAATATGGTGAAACCCACTTTAGGTTTTAATCTAGGGTCTCAACATAATGCCCGGGTAAACGTGGACCCTTCTACTCCCGGGCAGGGACCCCCAGGGCTGTGTGAAACCACCCGTGGCTCTGGAAAAAGGATGGCTTGAGCCCACAAGCAACGATTAAAACCTACAGGGGGGTTCACACAGGAGTAGCTGGAGTTCTGAGTATAGGAACATGATGAAACCCATCCTGGCTTTTTAGTTGGGGTCTCTGCCTAGTGCCCGGGTATACGTGGACCCCTTTTCTCCCGGGGCGGGGCCCCCAGGGCCGCGTGAACCCGCCCCGTCGGCTCTGGGAGAGGCCTGGTTGGGACTCACGAGCAACGAGCAGAAGCTACAGGGGGCTCACACTGGGGTATCTGGAGTTCCGCGTATGGGAACACGGCGAAACCCACCCTGGCTTTTCAGTTGGGGTCTCTGCCTAGTGCCCGGGTATACGTGGACCCCTTTTCTCCCGGGGCGGGGGCCCCAGGGCCGCGTGAACCCGCCCCGTCGGCTCTGGGAGAGGCCTGGTTGGGACTCACGAGCAACGAGCAGAAGCTACAGGGGGCTCACACTGGGGTATCTGGAGTTCCGAGTATGGGAACACGGCGAAACCCACCCTGGCTTTTCAGTTGGGGTCTCTGCCTAGTGCCCGGGTATACGTGGACCCCTTTTCTCCCGGGGCGGGGCCCCCAGGGCCGCGTGAACCCGCCCCGTCGGCTCTGGGAGAGGCCTGGTTGGGACTCACGAGCAACGAGCAGAAGCTACAGGGGGCTCACACTGGGGTATCTGGAGTTCCGAGTATGGGAACACGGCGAAACCCACCCTGGCTTTTCAGTTGGGGTCTCTGCCTAGTGCCCGGGTATACGTGGACCCCTTTTCTCCCGGGGCGGGGGCCCCAGGGCCGCGTAAACCCGCCCCGTCGGCTCTGGGAGAGGCCTGGTTGGGACTCACGAGCAACGAGCAGAAGCTACAGGGGGCTCACACTGGGGTATCTGGAGTTCCGAGTATGGGAACACGGCGAAACCCACCCTGGCTTTTCAGTTGGGGTCTCTGCCTAGTGCCCGGGTATACGTGGACCCCTTTTCTCCCGGGGCGGGGCCCCCAGGGCCGCGTGAACCCGCCCCGTCGGCTCTGGGAGAGGCCTGGTTGGGACTCACGAGCAACGAGCAGAAGCTACAGGGGGCTCACACTGGGGTATCTGGAGTTCCGCGTATGGGAACACGGCGAAACCCACCCTGGCTTTTCAGTTGGGGTCTCTGCCTAGTGCCCGGGTATACGTGGACCCCTTTTCTCCCGGGGCGGGGCCCCCAGGGCCGCGTGAACCCGCCCCGTCGGCTCTGGGAGAGGCCTGGTTGGGACTCACGAGCAACGAGCAGAAGCTACAGGGGGCTCACACTGGGGTATCTGGAGTTCCGCGTATGGGAACACGGCGAAACCCACCCTGGCTTTTCAGTTGGGGTCTCTGCCTAGTGCCCGGGTATACGTGGACCCCTTTTCTCCCGGGGCGGGGCCCCCAGGGCCGCGTGAACCCGCCCCGTCGGCTCTGGGAGAGGCCTGGTTGGGACTCACGAGCAACGAGCAGAAGCTACAGGGGGCTCACACTGGGGTATCTGGAGTTCCGAGTATGGGAACACGGCGAAACCCACCCTGGCTTTTCAGTTGGGGTCTCTGCCTAGTGCCCGGGTATACGTGGACCCCTTTTCTCCCGGGGCGGGGCCCCCAGGGCCGCGTGAACCCGCCCCGTCGGCTCTGGGAGAGGCCTGGTTGGGACTCACGAGCAACGAGCAGAAGCTACAGGGGGCTCACACTGGGGTATCTGGAGTTCCGAGTATGGGAACACGGCGAAACCCACCCTGGCTTTTCAGTTGGGGTCTCTGCCTAGTGCCCGGGTATACGTGGACCCCTTTTCTCCCGGGGCGGGGGCCCCAGGGCCGCGTAAACCCGCCCCGTCGGCTCTGGGAGAGGCCTGGTTGGGACTCACGAGCAACGAGCAGAAGCTACAGGGGGCTCACACTGGGGTATCTGGAGTTCCGCGTATGGGAACACGGCGAAACCCACCCTGGCTTTTCAGTTGGGGTCTCTGCCTAGTGCCCGGGTATACGTGGACCCCTTTTCTCCCGGGGCGGGGCCCCCAGGGCCGCGTGAACCCGCCCCGTCGGCTCTGGGAGAGGCCTGGTTGGGACTCACGAGCAACGAGCAGAAGCTACAGGGGGCTCACACTGGGGTATCTGGAGTTCCGCGTATGGGAACACGGCGAAACCCACCCTGGCTTTTCAGTTGGGGTCTCTGCCTAGTGCCCGGGTATACGTGGACCCCTTTTCTCCCGGGGCGGGGGCCCCAGGGCCGCGTGAACCCGCCCCGTCGGCTCTGGGAGAGGCCTGGTTGGGACTCACGAGCAACGAGCAGAAGCTACAGGGGGCTCACACTGGGGTATCTGGAGTTCCGCGTATGGGAACACGGCGAAACCCACCCTGGCTTTTCAGTTGGGGTCTCTGCCTAGTGCCCGGGTATACGTGGACCCCTTTTCTCCCGGGGCGGGGGCCCCAGGGCCGCGTGAACCCGCCCCGTCGGCTCTGGGAGAGGCCTGGTTGGGACTCACGAGCAACGAGCAGAAGCTACAGGGGGCTCACACTGGGGTATCTGGAGTTCCGCGTATGGGAACACGGCGAAACCCACCCTGGCTTTTCAGTTGGGGTCTCTGCCTAGTGCCCGGGTATACGTGGACCCCTTTTCTCCCGGGGCGGGGCCCCCAGGGCCGCGTGAACCCGCCCCGTCGGCTCTGGGAGAGGCCTGGTTGGGACTCACGAGCAACGAGCAGAAGCTACAGGGGGCTCACACTGGGGTATCTGGAGTTCCGAGTATGGGAACACGGCGAAACCCACCCTGGCTTTTCAGTTGGGGTCTCTGCCTAGTGCCCGGGTATACGTGGACCCCTTTTCTCCCGGGGCGGGGGCCCCAGGGCCGCGTAAACCCGCCCCGTCGGCTCTGGGAGAGGCCTGGTTGGGACTCACGAGCAACGAGCAGAAGCTACAGGGGGCTCACACTGGGGTATCTGGAGTTCCGAGTATGGGAACACGGCGAAACCCACCCTGGCTTTTCAGTTGGGGTCTCTGCCTAGTGCCCGGGTATACGTGGACCCCTTTTCTCCCGGGGCGGGGCCCCCAGGGCCGCGTGAACCCGCCCCGTCGGCTCTGGGAGAGGCCTGGTTGGGACTCACGAGCAACGAGCAGAAGCTACAGGGGGCTCACACTGGGGTATCTGGAGTTCCGCGTATGGGAACACGGCGAAACCCACCCTGGCTTTTCAGTTGGGGTCTCTGCCTAGTGCCCGGGTATACGTGGACCCCTTTTCTCCCGGGGCGGGGCCCCCAGGGCCGCGTGAACCCGCCCCGTCGGCTCTGGGAGAGGCCTGGTTGGGACTCACGAGCAACGAGCAGAAGCTACAGGGGGCTCACACTGGGGTATCTGGAGTTCCGCGTATGGGAACACGGCGAAACCCACCCTGGCTTTTCAGTTGGGGTCTCTGCCTAGTGCCCGGGTATACGTGGACCCCTTTTCTCCCGGGGCGGGGCCCCCAGGGCCGCGTGAACCCGCCCCGTCGGCTCTGGGAGAGGCCTGGTTGGGACTCACGAGCAACGAGCAGAAGCTACAGGGGGCTCACACTGGGGTATCTGGAGTTCCGAGTATGGGAACACGGCGAAACCCACCCTGGCTTTTCAGTTGGGGTCTCTGCCTAGTGCCCGGGTATACGTGGACCCCTTTTCTCCCGGGGCGGGGCCCCCAGGGCCGCGTGAACCCGCCCCGTCGGCTCTGGGAGAGGCCTGGTTGGGACTCACGAGCAACGAGCAGAAGCTACAGGGGGCTCACACTGGGGTATCTGGAGTTCCGCGTATGGGAACACGGCGAAACCCACCCTGGCTTTTCAGTTGGGGTCTCTGCCTAGTGCCCGGGTATACGTGGACCCCTTTTCTCCCGGGGCGGGGGCCCCAGGGCCGCGTAAACCCGCCCCGTCGGCTCTGGGAGAGGCCTGGTTGGGACTCACGAGCAACGAGCAGAAGCTACAGGGGGCTCACACTGGGGTATCTGGAGTTCCGCGTATGGGAACACGGCGAAACCCACCCTGGCTTTTCAGTTGGGGTCTCTGCCTAGTGCCCGGGTATACGTGGACCCCTTTTCTCCCGGGGCGGGGGCCCCAGGGCCGCGTGAACCCGCCCCGTCGGCTCTGGGAGAGGCCTGGTTGGGACTCACGAGCAACGAGCAGAAGCTACAGGGGGCTCACACTGGGGTATCTGGAGTTCCGCGTATGGGAACACGGCGAAACCCACCCTGGCTTTTCAGTTGGGGTCTCTGCCTAGTGCCCGGGTATACGTGGACCCCTTTTCTCCCGGGGCGGGGCCCCCAGGGCCGCGTGAACCCGCCCCGTCGGCTCTGGGAGAGGCCTGGTTGGGACTCACGAGCAACGAGCAGAAGCTACAGGGGGCTCACACTGGGGTATCTGGAGTTCCGAGTATGGGAACACGGCGAAACCCACCCTGGCTTTTCAGTTGGGGTCTCTGCCTAGTGCCCGGGTATACGTGGACCCCTTTTCTCCCGGGGCGGGGCCCCCAGGGCCGCGTGAACCCGCCCCGTCGGCTCTGGGAGAGGCCTGGTTGGGACTCACGAGCAACGAGCAGAAGCTACAGGGGGCTCACACTGGGGTATCTGGAGTTCCGAGTATGGGAACACGGCGAAACCCACCCTGGCTTTTCAGTTGGGGTCTCTGCCTAGTGCCCGGGTATACGTGGACCCCTTTTCTCCCGGGGCGGGGCCCCCAGGGCCGCGTGAACCCGCCCCGTCGGCTCTGGGAGAGGCCTGGTTGGGACTCACGAGCAACGAGCAGAAGCTACAGGGGGCTCACACTGGGGTATCTGGAGTTCCGCGTATGGGAACACGGCGAAACCCACCCTGGCTTTTCAGTTGGGGTCTCTGCCTAGTGCCCGGGTATACGTGGACCCCTTTTCTCCCGGGGCGGGGGCCCCAGGGCCGCGTGAACCCGCCCCGTCGGCTCTGGGAGAGGCCTGGTTGGGACTCACGATCAACGAGCAGAAGCTACAGGGGGCTCACACTGGGGTATCTGGAGTTCCGAGTATGGGAACACGGCGAAACCCACCCTGGCTTTTCAGTTGGGGTCTCTGCCTAGTGCCCGGGTATACGTGGACCCCTTTTCTCCCGGGGCGGGGCCCCCAGGGCCGCGTGAACCCGCCCCGTCGGCTCTGGGAGAGGCCTGGTTGGGACTCACGAGCAACGAGCAGAAGCTACAGGGGGCTCACACTGGGGTATCTGGAGTTCCGCGTATGGGAACACGGCGAAACCCACCCTGGCTTTTCAGTTGGGGTCTCTGCCTAGTGCCCGGGTATACGTGGACCCCTTTTCTCCCGGGGCGGGGGCCCCAGGGCCGCGTGAACCCGCCCCGTCGGCTCTGGGAGAGGCCTGGTTGGGACTCACGAGCAACGAGCAGAAGCTACAGGGGGTTCACATCGGGGTATCTGGAGTTTCGAGTATGGGAACATGGTGAAATCCACCGTGGCTTTTTAGTTGGGGGTCTCTGCATAGTGTCCAAGTATAATGAAGATTACATGCAAGTTGTGGTAGTCCTGGGTAAAGCAGCCTAGGAGAATCCACCACGTTTTTGGGGGGTTTATGTAGAGAGCTAGCGTGTGCTGGGACCGTGCCTACTCGAGGGCTTTGGGCAACATGCCGGGTAACGCCCTCCCCTCTCAGCATTTTAGTTTTATGGCCTTAAACGCTTTTGCGTAAGTAAATATGTTGCTAGGGGTTCTTAAAGATTGCCTTTTACGGCTAGGGGAAGCAACACGGGCGGCGGTGGGCTTGGTTTGCTAACTTTGGAAAGTGGGTTACTACATTGCCCCAGGTGCTATCGAATACCCTATCGGTCTATAAGACGTTGGGATAATTTTGTGTGAATAAGTGCTGATCGAGTGGAGAAAAGTTTGCAAAGACGTGTTGTGAGTAATGTATAGAGAGTAATGAGGGATAAATTTGCTTACGATTAGGTTTATATGGTCCTCTGTGATGAACCTAGGTGAAGTAGTCCCTGGCTCTTTTGTCGAGCAGTCCCTGTAAAGTAATAGCAAGAGAATAGCATTCTGTATGCTCTGACACAGACTCGCATATTCATGTGATTGAATGTTATCAATCACGCGCATCTGTTTGATTATTTTCATTCCGTGTGGAGAAAATTTTGAAACGGTCTCTAAGTCTTTACAAAATTGAAATTTTTAACAAACTAAATTAATTTTAGGCAATTGAGAAATATTGGGGCCCGGGCGTCTTCTGCTTTCCCACGGAAAGTCATTGCGTGCTCTCTGCTATGAACAAACATAGACTTTTTTTACCCATCTGGACCCATCTGCTCCTTCCTTCAAATATGAGCCATTTGCCCATATTTGGCAGGTTATGGGAGTGGTTGTGGAAAGTACCATTGTTTGTCATATCCCATGCGCCCAGTAAACGCGTTACGTATTTGCTCGAAATGCCAAAAAATGGGTCTATAAAATACCCATACTCTTCGCCATAGGTTGCGCGTGCTAAGGGCAATGACCCCTTTAGTTATAAATGGTTTCAGAGAGCGCACCAGATGCTAGTTTCTTGCCCGACGGCGTGCAACCCTGGTTTACAAAGAACGAGCGGAGCGAAGACAATAGTAAGTTAAACTTTTTAATCCTTTATTAAAATCACGAAAAATTAGAGAACGAGAGTAGCATTGACTTTTAAACTTTTAAAGATAAAATATGTTTTTTATATTTACAGGGCCAAAATTTCCGTTAAAATTTGAGCTCCTTTAAAGTCAGCCGGCGGTCTTCGGTGTAAAGGATGCAGCCCCGGGCACAGGCCTCAGATATCGCCCTTGATGTTCATAGGACGGGGCCGTTTGGGGGCATCTTACTTGTCCTTAAGGGAGTTTTGGTCGTTGTTTGTATTTTCTGTTTATGCTTTTTTCTGCAAGACCTCACTGTGCGGCATGTAACCGCGCAGATGCGGGCCAGAGATAGTTGGCGAGAGCCCTCGGACAAGTGTCGGCCAAGTGAGCTTGATAATTACAAAAATATAGCCATGATCCTTTCAATCCGGGCTTCTGTGGAAGGCAAAGCTGCACCTATGCAGCCGTGGCCACATGGACACGTGACTGGCAATTACGTGGCTCATCCCGCAACCCCTGAAACGCAAATTAAGCTTGGAGTGAAACTTACGTCTTGGGAAGTGTTTAGGCCCGGGTTTGCCGAAATGGAGGGAGTGGGTTTTCGCAACGGAAGTTTTGTTATTCTGACGCCGGGGTTTTATTACGTGTATGCTCAGACGTACTTTAGGTTTTCTCCTGAAGACGATCCTGAAAAACAGACGGTACAATATATTTACAGACAAACTAACTATCCGGAGCTGCTTCTACTCATGAAAAATGCCCGAAACGGGCCGGATTTTGGGGACTACCATCTGCGTACACAGTTTCAGGGGGCCGTTGTCAAGCTAAAGGCGGGAGACCTGATATTTGTGGCTGTTAACAATGCTGCGAAACTCTCCAATGAGCCATCTGCCACGTTTTTTGGCTTATTCAAAGTTGCGTGATGGCCCCTAAATTTAAGACTCGGCCATGTTGGGCAGCAACAGCTTTGATCAATGAACTCGTTTTTAAGTTAATGTTTAAGTTGTGTTTGAAAACTCAAAAATTTAATGAGTTTCAAAGTTGTATTTCAAAAAAATGTTGCCTATGTGCATGTGCCCTAAACGTGCACCTGGAACATCTAAGGTGGTGCGGCGCGGGGCATCTGGCGGATTATATAATTATTGGATATTGGATTGGACCGGCTTAGCTAATTGACAACCTATTATTGCAGGGGCGCGCGGAGAGCCCTGGGACTACTTGAGTGGCATTAGTGCATTTCCCAATGCACTATTCCACCCTAAAGTACTTGATTGCGGTTGGTGTAGCATTACAATCAATATAATTTAGGGTTGGAATATAACATTAGTTTCTGTTAAGTTTACCGGTCTTGGGCCATGGGCCTAGTATGTGTGTCTGGTGGGCCCGAGAATGGGCGAGGCTTGTGGTGAATCTGAAAATGGTACGCAGGATGACTAATATGGTACTAAAAAATGTAACTTAAATTACAACTCACCTTAATGTATCCTCCCTATATATGCTTGCTCACTGGACGGCATGCTTGTCATTTCCTGGAAATAATAAAAGCAACCTGCAAACTAACTTTTTCTTTATGTGATGAATAATGAGGGGGGAGCGTAGGACGGGGGCCACAATACTCATAAGACTTGCATATACGTGACTGAAAATATAAACTGCCGTGTGCCTTCACTGACAAAAGGGATAGTTTGATGAATCACCTGCATATTTGTGACCGGGAAAGCGTAGAGTTAAAAATGCTCATGTATTACCATCCCGCTAAATACTCATATGTGGTAGGCAGGAGCCTACCGAAAGGCCAAATACTTGCATAGGCGGGGATCCCGTGGCTTCGAACGATTACAGTTGTTCCCGCGGTTGCTATTTTGCCGTCTCGGGAAATCAAGTTAAACTTGGTAGGGGGATAGTTACTTTTAAATCAAATGTGGGGTGATTAAAACTGGCGGCGCAGGTTACGGGCCTCGCTAACGCTGCGTGTTTTGATAATCACCAGTGTAAGCGGGACCATAAGGCTAAGTTTTAAATTCCACTACGACCGAGAAGAAATGCCAAAGCTAAGGTTTTCCAAAAAAACTAATATATGTCCTTAATAGGTACGCAAGCGATGACGCGGCGAGGTGGCGGGGCCACTCCTGTGGCAAAAATGTTGAACCAGAACGTTTAGAATGATTGTCGCTAGTATTAACGAACAGGACAGGGCATTGAGTCAAGGCAACATTTAGAAAAACTGCCACTGGCTGTTTGCCCACGGCCTGTAAGTTAAACGCAGAAGTTAATCTGGAATTTACTTTAAAGACATCACATTATTAAAACACACATGGGGGGAGGGATTTCCGTCAGCTCCCGCTTACCCTAAGTTACTATTTGGTCTGAAATTCCCACAACCCACGCCCCCATTGCCGGGACGATCACGTTTGCTGCCCCTCCACCAAAGCCCCGGGGTTGAGACAAGGCCGCCATCATTATACGGACATTGGTCATGTGGCCGATCGAGACAGATAACTTAAGGCGGTTACTGATAATGATCGGACAGTGTTGGAATTCCGTATATAATCATACTTGCGGCCATTTTTGCCATACGTGATGGAGCGCGTTTGTTAAGATTAGCATGCTCGGCAAATTAAAGCTTTGCATGCATCGATTCCATCTTAACGGTGTGATTAGTTATAATTGATCTGGGCGAAAAGCAGATTATGTGGGATTGTGTTCACGAGTTTATTGAAGCTCGTGGACGTGTGGCGTTAGCCAGCGATAAGCACTTTAAGCACCTGGCGGGTGGGTTATATGGTCACGTAGACCTTCACCGCCAGTATATCCCCGTTGCTTGTTTTGCCAAAACCTGCTTCCTTACGGTGACGATGCGCCACCAGGAGCCCGCCCTGCCGCCAATGCTTGACGCACCCTATCTAGTTTGCCGTTCCCACATGTCCCATCCAACCAACCCAACCCGCCCAGCCCCTCCCCCCAACCCCACACAGCCAGTCCGGGTACAGACATTTACGGCCATGATACTCACCTTCAACAACATTTCACACAGGATCTTCAGAGCTGCAAAGGAAAGTTTAGTGGCCCTAACACAGTTGTTGCAGAGTTTTGCTCAAATTTGGAAGTTATTTTTGGTAGATCAATTTCAGTTTTTGAAGTTGTTTTTTACAAACAAAAACAACTAGTTGCCAATGGCCGAATTGGTGAGTTTTATTAAATGATAAAGCCGACTTTGTATTGTTTTACTGTGTATTTGCTAACCCCTGATCACAACTGCCAACGGTGTGAGCAGTGGACTTTCTCATATTGACCAAAAAAATAAGGATGCCTGTGCCATTGATGGCTATGACCTTGGCCTTGGCTTTGACCATTAATACCAGCTGATCGACACCCTGGATGTCTGGAACCTGTATTCTGATTATTGTTTTCCTTCCTACCTAACCACCTCTAAAGAGATTTGCCACGTAAAAAAAACACCCTAACCGCCTAACAGCCCTGGAGACCTGAGAGCCTTTAAAACTGAGTCGAAACCTGGGACCCTAGAGACTGGTCTAGAGAGCTAAGACCCCTGCCTGTGTGACAACCAGAAACCGTTCCTATTTGGTTGGAACCTTGCGCCCTGCCTGATTGGAACGCCTGAGAACCTGCCAGTTTGGACTCCTGAGAGACCCTGCCTCACCAGACCTTGAACCCTGCCTGGCCGGAACTATACGACCCTGCCTGGCCAGAACTAAAGACCCTGCCTGGCCGGAACTATAAGACCCTGCCTGATTGGGAACTACTGAACCCTGCCTGACCGGGAACTATTGAACCCTGCCTGGCCGGAACTATTGAACCCTGCCTGGCCGGAACTATTGAACCCTGCCTGGCCGGAACTATTGAACCCTGCCTGGCCGGAACTATTGAACCCTGCCTGGCCGGAACTATTGAACCCTGCCTGACGGGAAAACCGTCCACGCAAATCATACATCTAGCGCCCTCCAAAACCTGTGTGAACACTTAATGCCCTCAAACAGTCTGCATAATTTGCCATATACTGCATGTATTAGCTGTACTAGGAAATTTTTCATATGCAATAATGCTCAGGGTCACCAAAGTAAAACTGCCAAAATAAGAAATTTCTGTGCCAAAAATGGCATATATATGACTGGTTGCTGTTATGTCTCATTCGGATTTAGTGGGCCGAGATTCAAATTTGAAAAAAGTCCAATGTTAAATTTAAAATCGGTAAATTTTTGTTAACTGTATAGCCTTTGACATTTTTCTGAGTTAAGTTTGGGTTTGGTAAAGCACGCCTGGAACGTGTTTTAAGCAGGAGCTTATTTATTTTGATACATGGCCAATTGGTAGAGGTGGCGAATTTGGTTTTGGCTATAATCGTTTGGTTTGCAAAATCAGAAGAGGTCTGCTATTGCTGAACACATTTAAATGTGCAGAGGAAGCAGCCTTTGCAGCGGTTGTTATGCTTCCACCCACTACAGTATGTGTCATTAAACACACATTACCGCTACTTTTTATTGCCTTGTCAAAAAGGACAGGATAGGAGAGAGTAGAGAGAAGAGAGGATAGTATAATAAATTAAAATAACCAACGTGTAACCAATCTGTATGTTGACTCCTGGGTTGATGAATCCGGTTAGGGGGCGCTCATCCGCGTCCTGTGCCCGTTTCAGAATCCATTTAATTAATCACTCCGTTGGGTTAACGGGTGCGCAAATCACGATTATGATCCAATGACTGGCAGAGAATAGGAGATAAAATACCACGATGAGTGTCTATTTTGTTACCATGACAATAGCAGCACGCCACACAACGTTTCAGAAATAACATAGTCAGTCTTGCCAGTTTTAAAGGCTACACTTAAACGTTCTGGCAAAACAATTTTATTGGGGGAGGATTATTTTGCTCAGTTATGCCAGCGACGGGCGCGTTATGCGCGGGGCCGCATAGCTGACTTAGTCCGGCTTCTCTGAGTGCCCATAGGCCACGCCCTGTTACGGCACGGGCGCCAACAAGACTCACCAAGGACAAATTTATTTAAAATATAAAACCGGCCGGACTCCCATTTGTAAAAACCATAGGTGGTCTGTGTTCTGAACTAAAAAGAGGGGCGGGGGCGCTGAATTATAAGACACGCCGCAGTCGGTCGGGGTAGTGGTGGGCTGTTATAGTCACGAGCGAGTGCCGTTATAGCAGCTAGTCCCACCCCGTAAAAATGCCTGCCCGTGCCCAGGGAAGCGTGCTCCGGCCAAGCAGGGCGAAGCGGCACAGCGCCGTCCAGGAGTTCACGTGTAGCCCTTTAACATGCAACAGCCATGGTAAAGCCCGCATTTGTTTTTAAAGGCTGCCGCCGTGTGGACATACAGTTGCATAACATAATGACAGAGAACGAGCCAGTTGCTTCGCAGGGCGCACTCGCATATGGGCTGGGTCTGTGGGGGTTTCGGCCTGGCGCGCATAGCGTCTGCGGGGCTCGGGGGGATGCGTAGACGCGTGTAGCCCAATTTACAAAAACGGTTATTATCAAAAGAGCATGAAAAGACGAGTACCGATTGCACGATGTTAGGCTGCTTCACTTGTGCTCGTGCATGCACGTCAATAACAGTTAACCAGATGACTCTCCTCCGCTAGCGTATCCGGGGTGATAGACTGGATTGAAAAATATACGTTTAGTCGTTTTACTATATATCCCAAGTAAAGCGAAAATGTAAAAGCTTTCACCGCGCTTTGGGTCCGCGACATATACTTTTTTATTTTACCCCGTGATTGCTGCGCTGAAAGGACGCGTGCCGTTAGTTTTATGTATCTTTCGTTAAGGAACGGGCGATAGCGCTACTTAACTCGCGTGGTGACGTCTCGTAGTATAACGGTAAGTCTATTGAGGTCTGGTTTTAAACACTTTGCGTGTTCGTGAACAACGTCCGGTGTAACACGCATAAGACCGCCATGGGGAAAAAAGGGTTAACGTGTGCCGGTTGGCCGATGAAAGAAGACGCTTTCCTTTGCCGGTACATGCCCCACCTGTTTCGTGTTGAAACAAGCACTCCCCCATTTTGGTTAAAGTTCTGAGAAGGCAAAACCGGTTTTAACCGGGTCGAAACTGCTGTGTTTAAAAAATTTATATTTTCGTAAGAGACATGTTCTGAAACACGCGTTTAGCCGTATGGAACTAATGGTTTACAAATAACTAATATTGGGGCGGACGGTGGTGCCACCGTTAATAAGGAGGCAGGTTGGCTCGTTAATATTTAAGTTTGAGTCCACCGCTGCGACTTTAATGGGGGTTCTCCCAGCTTTAAAGTTTTGGGGCGGGCATCACGGGGAATTTTTTACATAAACGGTTACTCGGGAAGCATGATATGATTTCTTGCCGCGAACAAAACCCACCCGGACAGGCCTCCCCCTCAGCCGAATTACATTGCACCACCGGGCTCTTGTCACATGGACCATAAAGGCACCCGGGGCGCCATTTTACAGTTCCGAAACTTAAGGTTTTTTAAGTATGCAACTTTGAATTGTGCCCGGTTTAATTGACCTTATTTTACAACCCATATGTAACACATACTAAAGTTTTAAGGTGGGCGGTATCCTGATATAAAAAAACACTTACCTCAATTTAAGAGCGTTGGAAACGATTTATTGGTCTATGTTTTCACCCCGGATCTGGATAAAAGTATGCACTGCCCATTTTTATTTAATGCCGGCGCTCCGCTATGATGCCTTTAAGGCATACTTACCACCCGCGCTTAAAGCCCGCGCTTAAGGCGCGTGGGATTTATATACTAACTTAGAAAAGACTACTGCGCGAGGCGAGCACCGGCCGGGCAGTAGAGGAACCCGGAAAAACACCGGTATTTATAGTTTCGGACACGTCATGCGTTCGCTAGGGCTGAACACGTAGCGTTGCTGGGCGGCGCTGAGATGTTCATGCGTGCCCAAGAATGTGTTATGCTTTGGCGTTATTACGAAACTTCCAATGTAGTTACTAAGATGAATATACAAAATTTTAACCTTCTTTTTGTTTTTTTCAGGCGGCGTGAACAAAAGTATACGTACGGCTCAGGACCCAGATAACCCCAGTTAAAATAAAAGTTGCCTGCTTGTATTTTTGCGTGCCACTGATTTTAAAACCCGTTTTTTTAAACATGACAACCGTCCCGGTGCGAATGTTACACCAACAGGCTGGAGGTAGACGCGGGCGGCCGCGCAAACTCCGCGCCGAACTGACAAACTTATTTTTCTCCCTGAAGATACCACATTTTTTTGTATTACGCTTAAGGAGAGAGAAAGTGTGCAGTAGACCCTGGCCTAAAAGCCCACCTGGGTTTTTATGCTTTGGGACTTAGTTGCACGGTTCTCTGAATATGAATAATAGGTGTGTGGTGTCCTGCATGAACTTGACGGTAAATTATGCCGCGTTGACAACACTAAACCCACAAGCTATTTAATTATATGTAGAATTCAATAGCCTGCTCTGATTTAATCTCAGTTGACGCGTAATCTGATATATATCGCCTCTCATGTCCGGGTTTGTGAGGCTAAAGGTGATGACCTTACCACTTTTTTGATAGGAAGCCCCCACCGGCTCAATTTTTTTTGTGCATCCTCGTTTCCCCCAGTACACCGCAACGATTCAAAAAAAATAAGCGTGGCACCTCGGACCGTGCAGAAAAACTGGCTGGAAGTTGAGGTCATTTCCTTGAGAAAGTGTCCTAAAGTGACGCCAGCTCCTGACGAATTAAGGCCTTTCTTTGTTTGCGGATTGACCTTATGTCAACCGATGGAGAGATACGGCCGGGTTTGTTTAATGATCTTAAGCCAAAATGACAACAGGCTTAATCTTATAAGCCCTGCGAGTAGGCACGGCACAACGCCCGAAATTCTTCGTAAAAACAAGTGGCGAGGGATTGGCGGCCCGCGGGGAAGGGACACGGGATTTGGGGACGCGGGAGTGTCCGGGTGCGAGAAGGACGGGCGGGCCCTGTACAAGGCCCGGGGTGCCTAATTGCTAGAAAGAAGATATTGCGCCACGGTACCGCTAGAGGGCGAGTGGGAGAGTTTGTTATGTGTGCTGAAATAAATAAATAAAGCGGTGACGCGCGAGTGAGTGTGGTTTGTGTTTGATTATCTTCGGTTACTCACAGTTCCACATTTTGGGAAATAGTGGTGTCCCGCCGGGGCCAACGTAGCATAAAGGCCGTCATAAAAAAATATAAACAATTACCACCTACCCGCTTACGCGCCAGGGGCCTCCAAGGGTCTAGCAGAGCACAATGGTCTACCGGGAGAGCGCGCGTCCCCCGTGTGGGGCTGCCGCGCGGGCGTTATATGCAGGAGGACGGGAAACGGGGCACTTTAGTGGGCCTATGTGGGAGGGGCTACGGCCGCCTGTGTCATCGTCCCGCATCATAATGGGATTTTTCTCGCCGGGAAGGGGGATCATTAAAACCCTTATATTTGTACAAGCGCGGTGACGCCCCCTATAAAACCTCCCTTTAAACCTACATTTTGCAAGTTCTTGTTTAAGCATTTAAGGCCCCATTTTTGCGATGAGACGGGGGACCGGGTTTACTATATAATACTAATTTTTGGGCCACGGGCTTTCAGCGCGGCGCGCGCGGCCCCTTTAGCTACTTTTTCTTTTACGTAGACTCTCGCTTTCTCTCTCGCTGTCCACGACCTCGCTTATTTTTGCAACCAAAAAATCTGTCTTTTGAGCAACCATGGCTGGCATCTTTGCGGCCATCCCGGACATGAGCCTGCCGGCGAGCAACAGTGATGACGGTGTTAAGACTATCTATTATTTTAGAAAAAATAATGAATTCACCGGCCAGGAGGAGGCCCTGGTGCAACTGTTCCGGGCCGACGGGAGGATGGCCATCACGTCCAAAGACGTGACCCTGGAGACGGGATACTTTGTCACCGTGAAGATGAAGGACGCTGCTTCCCCCGAAGAGGAGCGAGCGAAGATTATCATGCTGCGGGCCCTGAGGCGCATTATGAGGGGCCTAGAAGACGAGCCCCTCATGACCAGATCTAGCATTTTGGAATATGCCAGCCAGTCGTGGGTGCTCCTGTACGGGCCCCCTCTCGACGCGCCCCAGACCGCCTTTTCTGGCGATTTTAGGCAACTGCTGTATAACATGCCGTGGTTCAACTCAGACCGGCACCGGGAGGCCATGTGCGTCTACCGGGTAGAGCCCTTCAGGATGCTGGCCTTCAGGCCAAACCTGGCGACGCCCTCGGAGGCGCACCTAGAGGCGGCCGCGGCCGTCTTAAACATATGCCCCCAAAAATGGGAACTGTACCCTCTGGGCGACGGTGGTCTACCGTCCGTGACCCCAGAGGCGCTTCACTTGCTGGTGGCCCGCCACCCGAAGTGCGACATGGTCTGGAAGCACATGATGGGGTTTGGGTCCTCTCGGGGCTGCCGCGGCGAATACAACCTCTTGGACGACAGCCTCCACCCCGAGATGATGTTCGACGAAACCTCCAAGAGAGTGTTGTTTGTGGTCAAAGAGATGGACGAGTGGTCCATCCACGCGGGTTTGGGGCAGGAGAGCACGATCACCGGGGAATTCCGTCGCAGTTTTGGGTTTGTGCAGATGTACGGGGAAATTGGGTCCTGTGTGCCGGAATCGCAGGTATTGCGAAACCAGCTAATGGCGATGTACGCCACCTCGCCCCTTGGGGCCTTCCTCGGTATAACGGACTACATCCCCGGCCTGGGGCCGATAGAGGAGGGGGGAGATAGGGCGGCGTTGCAGCACAAGGAAGAAATGCTCCTCAAGGAGAAACTGGAGGCCCAGCTCACGGCCTACAGGTGCGCGGGGCTGCCCACGACGGCGGGGTTCCTGCGCATGTACCCCGACGGCTTTCTGCCCACGGACATCAGGAGCCTTATCACGTATCAGCACGTGGTCTCCATGGACCTGCACGGCAAACTGCACGAGACCCCCAACGGTGACCCAGGCACCGGCGTCGTCTACTACGAGCTGGGGGAGTTTTCCCAAATCAGTCCGGGCACCCACTCAAGGGAGCTGTATTACGACAGCGGCCGCCAGGCGGGCGCGATTGTTAACGCCGTGCAGCTGTTCCTGAGCCGGTGCCATAGCGGAGACGTGGTGGGCGTTTCCGAGGAAGGGCTGAGTAACACGATGCTGGCAAAAATCTCATCCCTCGCTCACTCGGGGGGCTTCGCCATGTGGTCCAGCAGTCTCCCCCGGCACGTGCAGGCCGGCCTGCGGCGGTTTTCCGCCAAGAACGCGAAGCGCAACGCCTCCGTGGTTAAAGATATGTACCTCCACGTTCACACGCCCACCGTCGTCGTCGCGCTCATCAGGGGTCGTCACACGGGGGCAGAGGTTTCGCCGGACATCCTTCTAAAAACGTCCGCGCTGGCATGCGGTTGTCTCGTTCGGGAGATTGGGTGGGGCATATGCGAGCACAAGTTCGTCGTTTTCGACGACAGGGTAAACGCCGACGGGTCCTCCGGGCACTCGCTGACGCTGGATCTGCTAAATCCCAAGTACCCCCTTTCCGTGGACCCCATGTATGCGTACGCGAACGCGCCGCTACGCATGCCGTGGGACGACATGGAGGCATCGTACACGCTGATGGGGCTGCTGGAGCACCCGACGGTGGGCAGCAAAGAATTTATCATTCGCCACTCGGACAGGTGCTCCTCGGGGCGTGTGGCCCAGCAGCAAGGAGTGGGGCCCGTCGATACGCCCGTCAGCGACTACTCTATTCTGGTCACCGCCACGTGCAAGCACGTGGGCCGCTTTCCAGATCTTTGGGACGCCGACCAGATCCCCGAGTCCTCTCGGATGTACAGCGAGTCCCACGCACCGGGCGTGTGCTCGGCCGTCGGCGAGAATGCCACTCTGACCACCATGTCTCCGAATAAGGGGGTGCTGTTCGCCATCACGGAGGCGCTGTTGAATCTGATCATGTCGCCCGTCCAGCAATTGAATGACGTGCGCCTGAGCGCGGCCATTACGTGGCCGCAGGAAAAGGGGTTCCAGGGAAACCTGGCCATCATGCTGGACGCGTGCCTGGCGTTCTGTAGAGAGCTGGGAACCTCATTTGAGGTCATTTCTTGCAACGCGTCTAACTTGCCGCTAGAAGGCTCGGAGCCCAACGAAGACCTCAGGGCGGTGGTGATCACATCCCTGGCGCCCTGCTCCGACGTGACCCAAAAAATCACCCCCGACCTTAAGAAGAAGGGCTCCGTCCTCGTCTACACCTCCCTCCTCAACGGCGAGGAGCACCACTGCGGGTCTATTCTTCAGCAGGCCGTGGGCATCTTTTCGGGCAGCATACCGGTCCTCCATCCCAAGGAGCTCAAAAAGCTATGGAACACGGTGGTGGAGCTCAAAAATCGCAACCTCATACTCTCCGGGCACGACGTCAGCGACGGGGGGCTCTGGGCGTGCGTGGCCGAGATGGCCATGGCCGGCGACCGCAGCGCGGTTATCACCGTGCCTACCTCAAGGAACCCGGTCCAGTACCTGGCGTCGGAGACGCCGGGGCTCGTGCTGGAAGTCCCCAAGCACAAGACCGACGAGGTCATGTTTGCGCTCAACAGCTTTCACCTGTACTGCCAGATCTTGGGGGAGGTCGGAGGACGGCCCGCCCAGCCGGACATCACCGTTGTTCACAACTCAGAAGTGGTTTTACGCAAGACCCTCACCGAGGTCCGGAGCTGCTGGCGAGCCTTCTCCGACAAACAAAACCTCGTGTTGGCGGGCGAGCCGCTGCCGGAGCGCGACTACGGAAACAATAGCGCGGTGTTAACTTCAGAGCCATACTGTTTTTACAGCGACGTGGGCGCGTCCCACTATGTTACCGTGCTGATGATGCCCGGGTGTACGCGCCCCCACGGGCTGCTGGCCGCCCTGGCCGACGCCGGGTTCGTCCCCGTGCTTTTGGGCGTGAACGCGTGCGATTACGCGCTGGTTGACAACCCCAACACCATGGGCGTCTGCGTCGTTGGGGACTGCAACTTCGCCAACACGGAAGTGGGCAACAGGGAGGTCGCCTACTATATGAATACCTTGCCCCACGCGGCCAAGGAAATTCGAAGAATCCTCTCTCGGCCGTACACGTTTTCTCTGGGCATAGGCTCCCTAGGGTGTGAAATCCTGTCTCAGGCGCGCGCAGTGGGATTTGACGCGAAGACTGGAAACTGCCTGACGTACAAAAAAAATGTAAGCGGAAAATATGAATCCAGGTGGTTGAACGTTTTTATCCCCCACAACACCAAAGCCTTGGCTTTTCGAGACCTCAGGGGGTCCCTGATACCCTGCTGGGCCCAGGGGACGCACCTGGGATTTCAGCACGCCTCCGATGAGATGTTCGATAAAATGTATAACGGGGGGGAGGTCGCGTCGTTCTACTACGGCAGAACTCTGGATGACGGTCCCGCGTTTGACTACCCCAGGAATCCCGCGGAGGCCTACCCGGCCGCGGGCGTGTGTTCTAGTGACGGGCGCCACCTAGTTCTCATGCACGACCCGAGCATCTCCTCTAATCTCTGGCAGTGGCCGTATATACCCCACATGGCGAACCGCCGCCCGCTGCGCGTGTCGCCGTGGAAAACCATGTTCTATTCCTTGCACCGATGGTCCTTGTCTGTCATAGACCGTATGCCCCTGTGAACTTAAATGGCTGCGCAACGCGCCCTCTGCTATATGGTGTAAAGCGTGGGACTCCTGGAAGATAAGTTTATTGACGTTGCCATCTATTTATACTTAATTTATATTTCTATATTAACAGTTCTTAGGGCAATAAATGGTGGAGTTTATGTGACGTGTTGGATCTTTTTGTGGATGTACCGTCTATGAACTCTTTGAAAATAAAAGTTACGTGCGGTTATGTCATTTACGTCTCCCTGGCTGCTTTTCATTACCCTAAATGGTTACACGCGTCCGCGGGTTCGCCGCGCAACGTCGCCCCATTCACTGTTAGGGCATCAGTGGTTTGGGGGTTGGGTGGAGAAGGGCTCCCGTAGAACCCATGACGCGGCGACTGCGCCAGCTCGCGTCGTGAATCGTGGGAAATTTGCCGCCAGGGTCCGCGTCCCGGCCCGGGCGAGCGTCTGTGACTGAAACGTGGGATCGTCCACCCCCGTGCCAATTTCCCGGCGCTCGGCTGACCGCTCACCGTTGCGAGGCCAGTGTTAAGGGAGGGATGACTCTGACAGCGTCCCCTCGGATCTCTCCTCTATTTTTTTGCCGCCGCACGCGTGCCTTTATATGGCAACAACGGGGCGCCTCGGCCGACACATCCGCCGTGAGAAATAAAGGACATTAGCACCATGGACAGCGTCTTACCTGCGCCGAGGGCCAGAGTGCTATCGGGCGGGTGGGGCGAGTCTGGGGCATGGGTAAAATAAGTGGGACGTTTACACGCCCTCCAAAAACTTCCAACTTTTCGACGGGTAGGCGGAGAATTATGGGCGAGACATCATGCCCGCGGCCAAAGGCCGAAACACGCCGGAGGGCGCAAATTTGCGGTCGCTCGAAAAACCCCACACCGGTATTTACAGGCTCTGCTTTTCTGAGGGGTAGGTAGTGTTTAAGCGGAACAGTGCATACCGCGTTTCCCGCGGGGAATATATAAGTCAGAGAATACTGCCAAATTTTGAAGAATACACTGAGGTCCTCGCGCCCTGGATTGCATGGCGGGGCTCCTCTGCTGTATTTTTCAAAGCGTGTCCCCATCCTCTCAAAAGCAAACCGGCCCTTCTTTTTTAAATCGCCGACCAGAGGGCTCTCCGCCTGCGGCCTGTTTGGAGGCTAGCACCAACGGTCCCACCAGTCCCAGAAGAGTTCTACACTTATTCAAGATTGGCCTGGCTCGTCTCTGTAAAGCCATGCTGCCCGATGACCAGAGCGGCGGGCTTCCGGAGGGGCAGCCGGCGCCGGAGAACGGTGCCCCGGGGAACGCTCCACCGACGCCCCGGAGTGACCACAATTCATTTTACGCGGATAGCCTCCGGGAAACGTCCACCGTGCTGAGCAACGTTATGACGGCGGTGTTGAACCCCAGCCTACATGTGCGGCATCTGACCGCCTCTGAGCTGCTCCTGATGAAACTCACCAGGGAATGCATCAACGACAACTGCTTCAAGCTGACTAACATCGTGCTTCAGATGCGCGTGGAGAACACCGACAACTACTATCCCATTGTCATGAAAATAGTAGTGGATAGCTACGTGGACGGCAACATGAATTGGGGGAGACTCTGCGCCACCATGGCCTTCGTGTGCGTGTTTATGCGCCACCTCGTCGGCAGCACCCAGGAAACGATCGACATCTTCGCCCATCTGCTGTCCAGCTTCTACATGAATAAACACTTAAAGTGGCTGGTCGATGTCAACGGCCTCTCCGCGGGGGCGCGAAGCCATTTTCCGATATCCTGGACGTGGTGCAGTTGCCAGCTGCTTTTTTACAGGCTCATGCTCCGCCGCTCCCGCAAATAACCCTTTTGGACCCGCGCTGGCCGCGGTTGCCGTCCTGACTGTTTTCCCCGTGTTAGGTTCGTTCATGGGCGCGGGCGTCAAGCGGGCGCGGGCGATGGAGCCCCGCGTGGTCAGTTAATAAAGGCCGCTCTGTGTTCGTCAGTGATGGGTTTTGTTTTTGTGCGCTCCCTGGGCTGAACGGGCACGATAAGGTGGCAGGGGGCATGGCCTGGTGTTTGGACGGTGTTTACTTTTCTCTCTTTCAAGGCTTATCTGTGCGCGCGTGGAAATGGGGGTCTTGGCGGAGCGGCCACAATTACCCTCTAGCGTACGAGCGTTTGCAGATACGGGTTGTTCCCTGCCGGAGGGGACCGGTTAAATCGCAAGAATTTGTTGAATCAGGAAGGGGCGTCTTTAAACGGGGACAGGGACCTCTTTTAGCAGAAGCGCCCGTGGGCCGCTTAACAAAACTATTCAATAGGGCCGATAATAGCCCCGTCAAAAAATCATAAAATCTGGCCTCGGTGCCGTCCCATGGCACACCTTTGTCCACCGGGGCTGGGTTCATTTCACGACTCAAGCGGGCTCGTGCGTCGAGGAATTCCCTACTGCTCCGCGGTGACCGCTCTCTAAAATTTTAAGTAAGGGGGTACACCGCGTGCCCTCCGCGGTCGGTGTTTCTAGAGCCAGCTGCCCCCGTCCGCCCGCTTAAGCATGTCGTCCAAAGCTCAACAGGCCCAGATCCCGCCGGAAGATAACATCGCGTCCAGGTCCCAAGTTGGACCCTGTGGCTACATCTACTTGTATCCCGCGGACGATTTCCCCGTCGAGGAGGCCTCTCTCTTGGGGAACCTTTACGTTGGCGGCCGCGTGCTATCTCTCCCTCTGCTGCAGGGCCTCACCGTGGAGAAGGGCTTTAATTTTAATGTTAAGGCGGCCTACAGGAAAGTCGACGCCACCACGCTGTCTGTTAAAGTGACGTCGTACCACCACGAGGCCCTAATCTTTCACAACGTGGAAGCGTTTAAGCCCATCTTTGCGGGCCCGGGGCTGGAGGAGCTGTGCGACGCGGCGCGCGGCCTCTTTGGGTTCGCCCCGTTCACCGCCCCGGGCGGAGGTGCCAAAGAATTTTCGGTCCAGGATCTCCGCGGCCCGTTTCTGCCGGCCCAGTGTATCTGTGCGGCCGTCGTCACCGAGGGATTCAAGGAGAGGCTGTATTATGGCAAGCTGATACCCCTGCCTTCCCAGATTCAGGAGGTCAAAATTGGATCCTGGACGGCCTTTAAGGTGCCCCTGTACGACCAAGACCTGTTCCCCCAACACCACGCCTCGATGAAAAAGTTCTACCGCGACGCCGTCAGTCGCTACCTCTACGAATCTCTCTACACCAACCTGGCCATGGCGTTTCGCGTGCGGAACGTTCCGGCCCTGATCGCGGCCGTAGAAAACCAGTTTATGCACGACCAGTACAAGCTGCCCAAGGTCTCCGCTTTCAAAGAATACCCCGAATATGCCACGAAGCACCCGAACGCCTCGTCCCTGATGATCGTGGACGGGGTGGCCACCGAGCTCGCCATGAGCTACGGCCTGTCTTTCATAGAGGCACCCCAGGAGGTCCCGCCGACGCTGGACTACGAAAACTGGCCCATCCTGGCGGCCTGCGGGACTCCCAAGGACCGCCTCGACGCCTTGACGGAGTGGAACGCGCAACAGGCGGCTCACGTGAACGTGCACGTCATGTCCACCAACTCCGTCCTGTACGTGACCCGCGTCCAAAAACAGACCGCCGCTCAAAATAAGAACGAGAACGTCTACAACAGCTTTTACTTGGCCAACGGCCTCGGCCACGCCACCGACGCCACCTTCTCGGAAACCGGGCAGCCCGCGTTTGGCGGGCTTCCAGCGTCCGCCTTGGACGACGGCGCGTTTACCCTCGAGCACCTGGCGTACGCCGCCTGCTTCTCCCCGCATCTGTTGGCCAGGTACTGCTACTATCTCCAGTTTTGCCAGCACCAGCGCAGCGCCAGCAATCCCTCGTACAACGTGAGTCAGTACGTGGGAACCGCCGCCAACACCGACGCCTGCTCCGTGTGTCACGGCGCGTGCCCGGCGTCGTGCATCCAGACCCTGTTCTACCGCCTAAAGGACAGGTTTCCTCCAGTAAACGGAGGGCATCGGCGAGACCCCTACGTTATTTCCGGCGTAACGGGCTTCTACAATGAGCTGGACTACCTCGGGAACTTTGCCAGCTTCAAAGACAAGGACGAAGACTCTGTCCAGGTGGAGGATGCGCCCAAGTACACGTACTGGCAGCTCACCCAGAGTCTGCTCGAAAAACTCGAGGGGCTGGGAATCCGGGAGTCTCAAGACGAGGGCGCCGGGGAGACCATCACGAACATCCGGACGTTTATTCAGACCTTCAAAGACATCGACTCTGTGGTGGACAGCGAGGTGTCCAAGTTTGTGGGCAGCCTGATGAAGAATAACGTGAACTTCAAGGAAACCGTGAAAAGCGTCCACCACATAATCCAGTTTTGCTGCAACCCCTACTGGCTGCCGCCCTGCTCGGTGTTTCTTAATCTGTACTACAGGTGTCTGCTGACCATACTCCAGGACATATCCCTGCCCAGCTGCATGATGTACGAAACCGACAACCCCGCGATCGGACACGTGCCCTCCGATTGGCTGAAGATGCACTACCAGACGCTGTGGACAAACTTTAAGGGTCTCGCCCTGGACAAGGGGGTCTTGACGGGAAACGAGTACCGGGTGGTTCATAAGGACGTGTTCTGCGACTTCTTTGACGTGGACGCCGCCGGCAGCGACGTGTTTGCCCCGGTTAAGTTGCAGGTGCGCATCTCGCGCGCCCTCATCGTCGCGCCCAAGAATGTGAAGGTGAAGAGCAGGATCGTGTTTTCGGGAACCGGCGGAAGCGAGGCCCTGCAGAGCAGCTACGTGAAGCAGGCGGGCAAGAAGGACAACTACATCATATGCGGTCCTTACATGAAGTTTCTAAACGCCTACCACCGGAAGCTATTCCCCGGGGCTACGATATCGGCCCTGTTCCTGTGGCACACGTTTTCCCAAAAAAGAAAAATGCCGATGATCGGGGGCGTCACCAAAGAGGACATGGTGGAGCTGGTCACCTTCGTGGACGCCGGAAGCCGGATTCACGAGGAGGTGAACGTCATCGACACGGTCCCCGACAGCTTTGTGGCGTACGCCAAGCAGCGCCTCAACAACGCCATACTGCGGGCGTGCGGGCAGGTCCAATACTACATCAACACCATACACTGCCTGCTTCCGAAGGCCCAGGCCACGGCCGCGTACGAGTACCCCCACGTGCTGGGCGAGCAGAATATCTCCTCGGTGTCGCACTACATGAGTGCCGTACAGGGCCTCGTCTGCACCACCGTGCAGACCACTCTGCGGGAGGGCGTGTCCACGGTGGGCAAACTCCGCCCGCTGGTGACCCTTCCCATGGTGGTTAACAAGTACACCGGCGTCAGCGGAAACAATCAAGTGTTTCACTGCGGGAACCTGGGGTACTTCATGGGCCGGGGCGTGGATAGGAATCTGCTCCACGACCCCAGCGGGTTTAGAAAACAAAACCCGACCGCGTTCATGCGCAAGAGGCACCTATTTATGACCCCGCTGACGGGCAACCTTTTAAAGAAGTCAGCCTCCAATTTCTCGGTGCCGTTTGAAATGGAGACCCTGAGGAGAAACATTCAAAACCTCCTCCAAGACAAGCAGGGAGATCCCGCCCTGTTTAAGTCTATTATCTTAGAACTAGTGCAGGGCCTGGGCGAGGGGTGCGCGGCGTTAACGCTCGACGACCTTCACTATTACCTGGACTCCTTTGACCTCATAGCCGAGGAGATCCTTTCTAGAATTCAAGTTATGAGTGAGGCTTGTGGCCCGTGGACCCCTCAGTGGGCGGAAGAGCAGCTGTCGGCCATGGACGCGGACGAGCAGCACAGTATGGAAACTTTTGAATTTGTGGACCTGAGTAACATCGCGGACGACGCGGGAGCCCCGGCCCCGATGGAAGACTTTGTTTCTCCGGTCATGGGCCCGGGCAACTCGCGAAAGAGAAAGATTAATTCGGTCCTGGGCGCCTTAGACCTGTGATGGTGCCCACAGCGCCGAAGCGGTGACTTGTACGTGTGCAGTGTTGAAATAAAATTGTATTAAAATATCGCGGTGTTCTGAGTTATTATAGCGGAACCTGGGCCGTTGCGACCCCGGGGCTCGTCGCGCGCGGGTATAAAACGGCACCCTTCGCTCACACTTCACGTACCCCCCCCCCCACCAGCGCTGTCCCGTCTGCAATTTCATCTCTTGGGATCGGGCTTGACGCCATGGCGCAGGAGCTGGCGGCCGTGTACGCGCACATATACGGCCTGTGCCTGGACGTCAGCTTGCTCGAATATGTTGACCCGAGAGGCGTGGACCGGGAGCGCTACCGTAAAACTCTCATCAACATCAGATCCATAAAAGACATTTTGCACCCGGCGCTAGTTAAGCAAAACGACCGCGACGCGTCAGGGTTAAGCCTAGAGCTGGAGCATTTAATTAGCAACTTGAGCGAGCGCATGGCCGCGGTCCTGGAGGCCATGGAGGACAATGCCGGGCCCGAGAAGTACTTTGAACGTCTTCATTTTCAGAGGCGGTGCATGCCGCGTAAACGGGTTGAGTTCACCTTTTACGGGGCGTGCGCCGTCCAGGTGGACCTGTTGCTACTCAACGACATAGAGCTTTTTTTCAAACGGTTTAACAGCGTCTTCTACTGCATATCTTCCGAAAAGGGGCTGGAGGGCCTGGGGCGCGTCATTGAGTTTTTGAAAGAACTGCGGGGCATCTCCCCGGTGCCGTCCCCGGACGCGTACCTTTCGTCTCTTCCGTGCATAAAATGCTTAGACGAGGTCACCATTCTTCCTAACCAAGGAGACTCTATCTCGGCCCTGTTGTCCCAGGTGAGCTGCAACCACGTGTGCCGGCCGCTGAACGGAGAGCCCGTGCAAGACCTGTTTCAGAACGAGCTGATGCACCTGGGTGTCGACGCCGCCAACGCGCGCCCGAACGCCCCCAAGAGAGACAATTCTTCCATAGAGGCCAGCAAGAGCAGCGAACTCTTGGAGGCGTCGCTGGCCAGTTTGCAAAAATACAACATCTTTAAACAGGCCACCGAGTCGGTGAGCGAGCTCTCGAATCTCATATACTGGAACACCCACAGGGCCGCCGCGAAGTCGGAGAACGGCGCCCAGTGCTCCAAATTATTGGAGCTGATGGCCCACGAGGAGAACATGAACAGTCTTCGAACGGGACCGGACATTATGCGGTGTATGGGAGACCCGGCCGCGCCGCCGATCCACTTTTTTGACCTCCGCCGGCCGCGCGGGATCGAGGCTCTATTTTGCAGCGGAATTTTCAACTCCGTGGATGATGTCATAGACGCCCTGAAGAAGGACTGCTCGACCGCGTTCGCGGCTCAGCCCAAGTTTCAGAACGTGCTCAAGAGGCAGAATGAGCTCTACGTGAGACTGAACAACGCCCTGAAGGACCAGGAGCAATCAAAGGGGGCCCCCGACCGGGCCACGTCGGGGGCTGCGGACTCTGAGGCCGGGGAACGCGCGCCAAGCGCCCTCAGGCCCGTTGGGAACCCGTCCCGAGATAACGTCATTTCCGACGCGAGCTATCGCAAAAATGCATATTTTAAAAAGCTCACGAAAGACGGCATGGAGAAGCTGTACGCCTGCCTCGAGAACCAGGGCGCCGTGCTAAAAGACACCCTAGTTCTCCGGGTTTGGGGAGACGTGCTGTACGAGGAGGCCACGCGGTTGAAAAATCACTTTATGCGGCGTCGGGACTTGTGCCGGGGAGCCTGGACAGACATGACGCTGGAGAACAGCGAAAGCTTTGAAAATTCAAAGCACATCAAGAGTATATTGTATAACCACTCCCTGAGCAGAGAACACTTGGATAGCTTAACCATGACATTTTATAAACTCATCAGCGGGCCACTCGTGCCGGACGACTGTTTTTTCCCCCTCCCCCATAACATGGCGCTATCGTTCTGCCTCGACGCCGCGGGAGCCATGCCGCACCACAAGATGCTGGTTTCCGAAATCATCTGGCCCACCATAGAGCCCAAGGACTGGATAGACACGAACTTTAATCAGTTTTTCACCATCAGGTCGGGAGACCTGAACAACGTCCAGCGCGAGGCGTGGATGTACATCAGAGAGGTCGTCCTGTCCGTCTCCCTCTATAACCGCGCGTGGGAAAAAAACCTTTGCATCCGCACCCCGTTCGCCGGTGACCCCGGGACCGGAGACGAGATGGCCGATATAAAGCGGGAACCTTTAAACGGCCTCTATCTTACGTATGATGCCAAGACCCCGTTAATTCTTATAGAGGGTGAAAAAGGTTGGATATTTAAAGACTTGTACTCCCTCCTGTACGTCCACTTGCAGCTCACGAGTCATTCCTTTTCCTTGCCGTAGAGGGATCGCTATGGCTCTATGGCTCCTTATCCTAGCGGCTTTGTGCATGGCTCCGTTGACCCGCCCTGCCTCCCCCATATACGGGGAGGCCAGCGGGCAGTTTGGGGACGATGACTTATCGTACGCACCGCCGGATACCCACGTGCGGACCCCGGACGGCCGCATCGTGGGCGCCACGGAGAATACCAAAATGCCCTTTAGAATATGCAGCGCGTCGGCCAGTGGGGACATCTTCCGGTTCCCCACGGAGCACAGGTGCCCCGATACCCGGGACCTCCACCACGACGCGGGCATCATGCTGATCTACAAGGCCAACATCGTGCCGTATATTTTCAATGTGCGCAAGTATCGAAAGATAGTCACGACCAGTACCGTGTATAACGGCGTTTACGAGGACGCCATTACAAACCAGTACACGATGAAATTTTCTGTCCCGAAATACGAGCTGGACCTGATCGACAGCTCCTACCAATGCCACAGCGCCGTCAGCGCCGGCCACGAGGGAAATCTGCTCGTGTACACCGACCGCGACGACGTCAACCAGACGGTGCCGCTGAAGCCCATCGGGGGGCTGCTGAAGAACATCGTGCGCTATGCCACCCAAACTAAGATCTACGCGGACCCCGGGTGCTGTTGGGGGATGTATAAGAGAAGGACCACGGTCAACTGCGAAGTAACCGACATGACGGCGAGGGCTAGCCCCCCGTTCCATTTTTTCGTTACCTCGGCCGGGGACACGCTGGAGATGTCTCCCTTTTGGGGCAGCGGGGCCGAGGGCGCCGAATGGAACCAGGAGCCCGTTAATTCCACGTGGGTTAAAGCGAACCACACCATGAGAGACTACGACAAGCTTCACGGGGCGCCCTCCTTTGAGCCCAGGGTGTTTGCCAACAAGGCCGAATTTACGCTTTCGTGGCGCCTGGCGAACAGGACGCAGCCCTACTGCCCCCTGGTCAGCTGGAAGTCCTTTCACAACGGCATCCGCACGCGCCATGGGTCAAAATACCACTTTGTGGCCAACGAGGTGACGGCCTCGTTTACGGTCCCGGATGAACAGATCTCGGACTTCGAGCAAAGGTACGCCTGCCTGAGCGACGAGATTAACAAAACCATCGACGCCCAGTTTGACAAAGTCTCCCCCACGTACTTCAAAAACGGGACCGTGGAGTACTACAAAACCGCGGGGGGCTTATTCATCGTGTGGCAACCGTTGGCCAGCCTCCAACTTAAAGAGGCGGAGGAGGCCCTGATAAGCGCAACGTCTCCCACGACGACGCCGCCGTCGTCCACCGGGACCCTCTCCAGGCGCCGCAGGAGCGTCGACTCCGACGGAGACGTTACCCCGTCTCCAACCCCCGGCGACGGATCGAGGTTAAAGAATGGACTGCCCGAAGATGTGGCCGAAACCGTGGACAACGTCGTGACGGCTCAAGTGCAATTCGCGTACGATAAGCTCAGAATAAGCATCAACAGCATCCTCGAGGAACTGTCCAGGGCGTGGTGCCGCGAGCAGAATCGGGCCGCCATGATGTGGAGCGAGCTGAGCAAGATTAACCCCACCACGGTGATGACGGCCATATACGGCCACCCCGTTTCCGCCAAGCGCGTGGGCGACGCCATTTCGGTGTCTCACTGCGTCAACGTCGACCAGTCCAGTGTGTCTCTGCACAGGACCATGCACATCGACGACGACCTGTACAACTGCTACGCGCGACCCCTGGTCACTTTTCGGTTCGTGAACGATACCGCGACGTCGGTGGGGCAGCTGGGCGTGGCCAACGAGATTCTTCTCACCAACACCTTCACGGAGCCCTGTCAAGACGGGGCCGAGCATTACATTCAGGCCGGGAACACCATGTACGTGTACAAGGACTACATGCACGTGAAAAGCATTAACGTGACCGACGTCGCGACCCTGGACACCTTTATCATGCTGAACATCAGCCTGCTTGAGAACATTGACTTTGAGGTGATAGAGCTGTACTCCAAGCAGGAAAAGAAACTGTCCAACGTCTTCGACCTGGAGTCCATCTTCAGGGACTATAATTACTACACCCAGAGGCTGTATGGGTTGCGGAGAGACCTGGACAATAGCGTGCGGTACAACAGGAATGAGTTTGTGGAGGCCCTCGGAGACCTGGCCAGCAGCCTCGGGGTGGTGGGCTCAGTCCTAGTCAATGCCGTCAGCGGCACGATGTCGCTCCTGGGCACCATCGTGTCGGGGTTCATCGATTTCTTTAAGAACCCCTTTGGCGGGTTTCTAATCCTGCTGCTCATCGGGGGCGTGATTCTCGTCATTTTCCTGGTGAGTAACAGGACCAAGCTCATCACCCAGCAGCCCATTAAACTTCTGTATCCGGGCATCGAGGACTTGCGTAACCGCCACAAGACCAGCGAAGTCCAGCCCATCAGCGATGCCGAACTGGAGAGGATAATCATGGCCATGGACAACTACCGCCAACGGGCCGCTCTCGGGAAGAAAACCGGGGCGCAGCAAAAGCCTACGTTGACCAGTTTGGACAACGGCAGCGATTCTTCGGTGGCCGAAGAATCGCCCGCCGAGAACTCATATGTGCGCAACCGCTTTGCAAATGCTAAAATGCCCATCGTCCTGCCGCGCTTCTTCAGCCATCAAAATAAATCCCGCAGTTTTTATTCACAGGTTCCCATGAATGACATTTAACTGTTTACAGCCCACCGCTTTCCTCCCATTTGAGAGGAGGCCCCTGTTCTCCCCGACACGGCGTGTGCGAGTTGGGGGATATATGAGTCCTCTAGTGCGCCGTGAACGTCTGTGCATATTTATTGTCCCGCGTGTGGTTATTTATTATGTGTTCATTAAACGCTTGTTGCCGTGAATAAAGACGAACGACTTTGGAGTTTTATTGTCTGTCTTAATGGATTCCTCCGCCGTGTCGGAAATTCATACCGGAGGTCGTCTGAATAAATTAGGTTGTTGGGTGCCCCGATGAGCGGGTTATCAAATGATAAAAAAATGAACGGCCCTTTACCTTGCTCCCCGTCCGACCTTTTCCTTTAAGTGTAAACGAGGAGCCAAGGGGCCCACTGATCCCCAGGGGGGCACTGAGTCACCGTGAAAAATCGGGGGAAGATATGGGGCATTGGAGTGTTGCGCGAGCGCGGCACTTATTCGCGGCGGCTTGGGTCGGGTCCGATTCGAGCAACCGTCCTCCTCGATGGGACCCGGTGGGGTATTTTAAAAATCCACTTCCTGGCGGTCGTAGATAAATGTTGTCAGGTGGCCCGGAATCTCTCACTATACAAACTGGTCGCGGCGCGCGGAAGCCCTGCCTATCGCTTTCCTCTTTAACTTTGGCCGAGACCTCCGATGGCCGCGGTGGCCCCGGCTCACTTCTGAGAGCTTCTAGCCCAGCGCCATGGCCACCTTTTTTAACCCGTACCTGGCCCGTAATGCAAAAAAGGAGGCATCCTGTCGCCAGTTTACCGGGCACATGAGGATTGTGCCCAAGTGTTTCAAAAAGCCACACGATCTGGGAATAGTATCGGTCAAGAGCGAAGTTCCCTGCACCTTTTTTAAGGATGGGGCGGAGGGGCGCGTGTATCCCACCGAGACCACGAGCATGTGGAACGCCGACAGAGAACCAGCGCCTCTTGCGATGCGAGAGACGGAGCTGACGTTTCACGTGTTTAATGTCGTGGAGACGACCTACTCGAAGGACCGGTGCGAAGAGGTGCCGTTTTCTCTCCAGACCGACATTATCCCGTGCGGAACGGTCATAAAATTACTAGGGAGGACTTCTGACGGCCGGAGCGTCTGCGTCAACGTGTTCGGCCAGCAGGTGTACTTCTACACGATAGCACCGCCAGGGGTCAGTATTGAGTACGTAGTTCAGCAGGCCCTCCACGGCCAGAGCGCCCCCGAGGCATTCGGTTGGCGGAAGAGCGCCCCGTGTGGCTTCAGCATCACTCAGGAGCGAAAGCACATCCTGCGAACCTACGACCCGACCACCCACGACGTGTACAAGATCTCCCTGTCCGCGCACTCGTTCGTGTCCACGGTGAGCAACAAGCTGCGGGATGCCGGATGTGAGGTGTTTGAGACAAACGTGGACGCGACGCGAAGGTTTGTCATAGACCGGGGATTCTCCACCTTCGGGTGGTACACCTGTACCGCCGCGATACCGCGAGATAATTCCGCCAGGGACTCGTGGACGGACTTAGAATTCGACTGCAACGTCAGAGACCTGCACACCCACCCCGACAAGAAGGAGTGGCCGGAGTACACGGTGCTGTCCTTTGACATAGAGTGCATCGGGGAGAAGGGGTTTCCGACGGCCCTCCGAGACGAGGACATGATCATACAGATATCTTGCATCCTGTGGAAAACTGGCAGCAGCGCCCCCTACCGCCAGATTTTACTAAATCTCGGCACCTGCGTCGCCCTGGCCGGCGTGGAGGTCTACGAGTTCCCGTCGGAGTTTGACATGCTCCACGCCTTTTTCGCGCTGCTCAGGGACGCTAACGTCGACATAATCACCGGCTACAACATCGCCAACTTTGATCTGCCGTACATTTTAGACCGCGCGACGCAAGTTTACAGTATCCGCCCGGCCCAGTTCTGCCGCGTGAAGAGCGGGGCCATGTTTGAAGTGCATAAGCCAAAAGGGGGAAATGTCGGGTTTCTTCGCGCGCAGACAAAAGTGAAAATGGCCGGAACGCTGGCCATCGATATGTACATCGTGTGTAAGGAGAAGCTCAGCCTTTCTGACTACAAGCTCAACACGGTGGCCGCCCAGTGTCTCAACGGCCAGCAGAAAAAGGACGACGTGTCCTACAAGGAAATTCCCGTCCTCTTTAGGTCCGGGCCGGAGGGTCGCGGGCGCATCGGGGTCTACTGCGTACAGGACTCGGTGCTGGTGATGGAGCTGTTGAGGTACTTCATGATACACGTAGAGGTGTCGGAGATCGCCAAGATAGCCATGATCCCGGTAGGGTGGGTGCTCGCCAACGGGCAGCAGGTGCGTGTCTTCTCGTGTCTTCTGGCGGCGGCCAAGGAGGAGAACTACATCCTCCCGGAGCCCGGGGTGGCCGACGCCGGGGGCTACCAGGGGGCTACTGTTATCAGCCCCATATCCGGATTCTACAACAACCCGGTGCTGGTCGTGGACTTTGCCAGCCTGTACCCCAGCATCATTCAAGCCCACAATCTGTGCTACTCGACCCTCATTCCCGACGGGGAGATGCACCGGCACCCGACGCTGCTCAAGGGCGACTTTGAGACGTTTCACATCAGTTCCGGGCCCGTGCACTTTGTGAAGAAGCACGTAACCTATTCCCTCCTATCCAAGCTGCTGGCGACTTGGCTGGCCAAGCGCAAGGCCATCCGGCGGGAGCTGAGCCAGTGCTCGGACCCCCAGCTTAAAACTATCTTGGACAAGCAACAGCTCGCCATCAAGGTGACGTGTAACGCAGTGTACGGCTTCACGGGCGTGGCGTCGGGGCTCTTGCCGTGCCTGAAGATAGCAGAGACAGTCACCCTGCAGGGGAGGCGCATGCTTGAAAGGTCAAAAAGGTTCATAGAGGCCATAAACCACCGCAGGCTCGAGGAGCTCATCGGGCACGCGGTGGCCGGCGCCGACGGGAATGCCGAGTTCAGGGTTGTGTATGGCGACACGGATTCTCTGTTTATCGAATGCCGGGGATATTCGCTAGACTCCGTGTCGGAGTTCTGCGACGCCCTGGCCTCCGTCACCAGCGGTACTCTGTTCACGGACCCCATAAAGCTGGAGGCGGAAAAGACTTTTAAGTGCTTGCTCCTCTTGACCAAAAAGAGATACATTGGGATACTGTCCACGGATAAAATCTTAATGAAGGGGGTTGACCTGGTTCGAAAAACAGCCTGCCTGTTTGTCCAGGAGAGGTGTAGAAAGATTTTATCGCTGGTGCTCCAGGACGAGGAGGTCAAAGAGGCGGCGCACTTGCTTTCGGCGAGGAAGGCAGACGTGGCGTACCAGAGGGGGCTGCCCAAGGGTTTTCTCAAAATCATCGACATCCTTAATCAGAGTTTCGCTGACTTGAGCGAAGGCAGAATCCCAATTAGTCATTTGCAGTTTTCGACAGAGCTGAGTAGGGACATAGGGTGCTACAAGACTGTTAACCTGCCGCACCTCGTAGTATACCAAAAGATTTTAGAGCGTAACGAGGAAGTGCCCCAGGTCCATGACAGGATCCCTTACGTGTTCATTAAATGGCCGGGGGCGAAAAAGTCAGACATGGCCGAGGACCCCAAGTATGTCCAGAAGCACAATATCCCTATAGCAGCCAACGTGTATTTTGACAAACTGGTACACGGTGTTGCAAACATTCTTCAATGCCTGTTCGACAACGACAGCGATAAGACCGTGGAGATTTTGTATAATTTTGTGAGCATGCCGTTTTACCCGTGGGACTGAAAGTGGTTCACGTCCCCGCCCCGCACATAAGCCCTGGATCTTTCTTGCCCATTTATGGCAGTCGGCCGCCCTGAAATAAAGTTTCACATAACCGCGAGTGGTGTGATTTATTGTATTCCCCGCCCTGGGCTGAAGTTTTATGAAAGGCCATGACCAGCGACCCAGTGCTCGCCCAGCGACCTCTTAAGGCCGGGGCGGTGCAGAATACGAGTTTATTAGAACCCCGTGGTCGCGGCGGGGAAGGGGGCACCGTGCGCTTCGCCGCGCGGCCCAAATTCCCGTGTATAGAGACCTATCGTCTTAGATCGATGACATTCGCGCGGCTGAAAATAAAGCCTCCCCCGTTTTTAAAAGTTAGGGTGCGAATCTTGTAAAACATGAGACTATCCGTAACCGTGAAAGAACCCGGATGTGTCACAACGTGCATTATGCCCCTTTTGCTCATGTTGAAGACAAAACTGCTGAAACTGTAAATGAATCAGCGTAGCGTAAGCGGTTGGTGGGAAAGAGGAAATGGTGGCTCATGAAAAGTTATTTTAGGCATGACGGAGGGTTTTTCTTTAAAAAAGTATGAAAATGAGATACTGGGGGCGGCCAATAGAAACGAACGGCCTTAAAAAACCATGACACAATTCATTTCATATGCAAGAAAATCGTATATATATTTTGAGCCCCAGAAAGGACCTTAGACCGAGCTTGCCGGATCTTCGGTATTCGGCTACGAAGGGACTTTGACGCCACGGGGGCGCCAGCCTGCCTACAGTAGTCAAGGAGGCTGTATCTTCTTGTCTTTTTTGAAAAACTCTCAAAATGGAGTGGGAGAGTTCTGTGCCGGACCTGGATCAGAGCGAGTCGTTTTATTTTGACGAGCCTACGGCCGCCACGAACGTGGACGACCCGTCTTCCTATTTCCCGACCGATGCCTCCCTGGAGGCCATGCTGGAGACGATCGGTGTTTCGTCCTCGGCGCCGTCGACCACCGCGGACGATCTGACAACGTCGGGCCTCGTGGAGATGCTTCTCGAGGAGGCGCTAGAATCGACGCCGTGGATCTCAGAAACCGGTAACATGGATAATTCTTATGTCTCCACTACATCTTCTTTGACGAATACCACGGACCAGGGTAGCCTAGAGCCGTGCTTAGAAACTTTCCACACCGCCCTATTTGCCGTGAACCAGACCGTCTATGTTATATTAACTGTATTTATTCTGCTATTTATGATGGTCGTGGGTAACAAAAAGAAACTGTCGTCTCCAGTTAACGCATGGCTTTTCTGCTCAAACGCCGTCTACTTGGTCGGCATCGTGGGCAAGGCGGTCCAGGACTGGTCTACGCCGTCTTACCGATGCCTGATTTCAGAGACTCTGATTCTCATTTCTATAACCGCCCAGTCTTTCGTCCAACTCGGAATGAATATAGATAGGTGCATGGCTATCCACAGCACGAGGATGCAGGGCGCGTGGCGCTCCGGGACCATAGCGCGCTTCTGTTGCTGTAGTTTCCTCGTTGCCCTGGTCATAGGCGGATTAAACCTCCTAGAACTTTTCCTCTACGCATACGGCCCACCTACCGCGAGTTCTGGCTTCTACCTCTGCGGCTCTAGAAAGACTCTCAGGGGCCTGGTTGTAAAAGTATCCATTGAAGTGGGCTTCTGTACCGCATGTATCATAGCGACGGCCGCAATCACCGTCCTATCCATCAAAAGGATCATGGCGTCCACTATTCGGACTAAGGCCGCGGCGGCTAAAGGCCTAGGAATCATTTGCGCGATCGGTTGCTGTGGATGGCTTATTATCGAGAGCGCCGTCCTGGCCCAGTTTCTGCAAGAAAGGCCCAATTGCCCGAGCGTGTACGCCCTGTACTGGGCGCCCTTGCTGTTGGCTCCGGTGGTTTTACTGTCCAACCTCACGTACATTCAATCGTCCAGTCAGCTTAGAGACTGTATGAGGACGAGTTACAGAAACGCGAGGGTAAGTGACGACCCGCTGGATTTCCCGGCCACGACGCTGGAACGCCTCCTCCTTACCATAGGCGGGCAATGAAACACCACAGGTGAAACTCCGGGGCCTTTACTGGGTCCTGTTAGGTTGTCTGTTGATTGCTTTATGGAGTTGTGTTTTAACCCAGTGATTTATCGTATGCATCTAGGGCTCTCTGAGGCGTTTATCATGGAATTCGACACCGAATAAGGACTGTGGAAAGCCTGCGCGTGGCGGAGTCAGCTCCTTCGTTCAAGCACACACGGCTACAAAAAAGACGGACGAGCTGCAAGCATCTCTAGTCTAACCCATGACCTGTTGCCGTGGCGTTGCTCAATAAAGCTACCCCTGTTGGAACTTCCCAGTCTTGTACTGCCGTTTTCTTTAAAACCGTCAATCTGCCCCCCCCGCGCCGAGAGACCCTTCAGCCGAAACTCACACTCGTTACACGTCATTCCCCTCAATAAAAATGTGGTTCGAGGCCGTCACTGGGGTTTCGTCCGGGGCGCGTGATGCGCTGCACAGTGTAGGCCGGGACCCTGGCCGCCTCACTTAGTACCTACCCGTCCCCATGACCACGATATGAGACCTTGTGGTAAAAAGGGGTAACATTCCAGCGCGGTGAGCGGTAAGCCCACCCATTCATCCACACCCTCCTTTTCCAGTCTCCGGTTTCGCAGAGGTTTCGCCCCATGACCAAACCTTTCCTCCAAACGCACACTATCTACCACCACACACTACGCAGCAGATGGGCGCACCTGGGACCCGGGTGAAAAAGCCACGCTTTTCGACGGGGCCCCAGACTCGATAGAAAACCTGACTGTAGCGCAAATAATCCCCGCCGCCCGCCGGGGCGTTTTAGCAGGTCCCACTGACACACCGTAAACCGGGAAGCCCTTCCCATGCCAACAATTATCCCCCGGTGACTTTCGGTCGCCGCGCAAGCGAGCTATCGGGCCTCAGAGAGTCTTGCTTTTTTTGCGCTCGCGCGAAGAAATACAAGAAATACAAATAATGAGTGAGTAATGCCCCGACAAAAACTTATGAACCGGGGCAAAAAAAAGTTATACGGCTGTTAGAAAAAAGGTAGGCTACCCCGGCAAATGCCCCATGGCCACAAAGACGGGCCGCGATTGGTTCACGGAACGTCTGAGGGCAGTTCTCAGAAACATCTCCAGTTCTTTAAATACGCGGCGCCGCTCGCAGATCGTTGCTACCCGCAAATGGCAGTTCTGCCATCGAGTCGAATTTTAGCATACGAAGCGTGTCCAGAGATTCTGGTCCCAGGCACGCACGAGAAAAAATAGAGTTCGCCTGTACGGGGTCCACAAATAGCGTGCAAAGGGGCGGCCGCGGTGCCAGCTTTAGAGGGGAGCGCCCCGGCCTCGGCCGCGCGGCCCATTCGCAAAGGCCCCCGTTCCAAGGCCTTTGAAATATACGGCCAGTTAGCCTCTTTTCAAAGGATCCATCAAATAAATGTAAGTACACTCTTTATTTAACTTTTAGCCAGCTTGTTTTAACTCCGCGGCGAAGTTTTCGCGCCAGGCTGACCCGTCGCGTTTCATGTCCTCCTTGTTTTACTTTTAGAAAATATTTACCACGCGTGGCTCAAAAAGATTGCTTATTGGTCCCACCATGAGTACCCTAACGCGAGCGAGCACGCAGAAGAAAAGGCAGAGCCTGTCGAGACATTCCTGGACGTACGGGACCGCGAGAAGGCAACCGGATGAGTCTAGCTTCAAAACAGACGCCTGGAACTTCACGGTGTATCCCACTTACATAAAGGTCACCAACGCGAAAAGCGTTTCCGTCATCTGCACGACTTCTTGTTTTCCGCTCCACATCACCCTCGGTGAGATAATTCAGCGCGTTCTCCCCAGCTTCAACTATACCGAAGACACTACGCGCGGGAGACAGGCGGCCATAAGATTTATCATGTTCGGGGCAGCCGGCAACCCGGTGCGCGTGCGGTCGGCCTTCGTGAAATCCCCTTCGTGTGATTTAAAATTTAAGGTGCTTGACCCGAAGAATTTGAAGATTGCCGCGGGAAAGCTGGTTTTTTATATAGCGTCGGTTGTCTGTTTAAAGCTGAATGGGATTTTCTTAAAATGCCTCAACGACAAGACCCATCAGCCTATCGAAAAGACCTGCAAGCAAGAGGCGTACGATCTGACGACGTCCAAGCCAAAGGTTATGGTGACTGGCCCAATGTCCATGAATAATAAACAAAACTGTCTGTTCCTGGCCACCCATATGACAGAAATCTTCAAAAAGAAGTATATCCATATTCACATGGCGACGAATGACGTGTGCCTAGTCAACTCCATCTATAGAACGCCGGACTACGTAACTTTTGATTTAGATTGTCAGCCCACCTATTACAGTCACTTTAAAGATGATTTAAAAGTCTTCATGACCCTGCAAGATGAAGTTATCCTGGCGTTCAAATTTAATCCCTTTATGCTGTGCCCCTGGCAGGGGGACTGGGACCGGGTTCCTATCTTTTACACGGGGTCCGGCATCACGGTGCCGGCGAAGAGCCACGCCATCGTACCTTACGATAACTGCTATTTCACGCCAACGTCGAGCAACATCACGTCTATCGTGGTTTCGTCCAACTATGGCTCCAGTGAGCTTATTGTGGAGGAGGCTGAGTGGAAGCCCGGGGAGACGATCAACGTGAGGGTGTTCAACTGTTCAAATTTTGCATTTGAGTTTAAGAACGGCACACAGATAGCTGACGCCGTGTTCATTATTGCCTCCAAGTATCCAATGAAGCATTTGCTCCCCGACCGGGTAGTGGACAGGTTGACCACGGCTCTGCGGTTGCCGGGGAAAATATTAGTAAACGCCACTAAACTGCCAACATTCTCCAATCTAAACGACTCCATCCACCCGGGCGTGTTGAAGTAAAACACGGGTCGCGCTCTTACAGTATCGGGGACATTTAAGTTAAGAGGGGCGCCGCGCGAACTTTTGGCCTTTGCGCTCGGCGAGAGGACTTGGAACTGGAGGCCGCTGGGCGGTTTCTCAGACGCGCCAGGGACCGGGGGACTGAACCCGGAAAAAACGACACAATAAAATGTTCGTTTGCTCCCAATGTATCGCACATGATTAATTATTCGTCAAGCCGAAAGTTTAAGAGGTTTCGGGGATGGTCAGGGGTTTGGCCGAGCGAAGCCTCCAGAGTATCGAAAGATGAACAGGAGTCGCCTCCCGCCTCCAACCCTAACTTTCACAACGGGGGCCCTCGAGAGAAGAAAAAAGATGGGGGGTCGGCGGGGACCGGAAGCGCAGAAAGGTACTCCCGGGGGGCGTGTTCTCTCTACACTGCGCTTTGAGCGGGGTCTCATGCTAAAAAAATCGAGCCGCCAACACACGGTCGCATTTAGTTTCACTTCCACCGAGAGGATAATCTCTTAAAAATTAGCTTAGGTTTTTGTACATTTACCCTTCCTGCACTAGACATTAAAAAAACAAGATGTCCGCTTCCTCCATTTACGCAGTTCATTTTACATTTCACCGTAGACGCCTACAGAAGATCCGACATTTTCCGCGCCAGGGCGAAAGTGTTTTGCGGCTCGCCGCTGTCCGCGGTGCTGATATACGCTCAGCTCTCCCGCGGCAGCCGTTTTTGCCGTTCTCTATCTAGACAGACGCGCGGCGGTTCCCGACCCTCCAAGACCCCAATGGAATAAAGCCTCACCGGACAACTTTCAGCAATACGGCGCAGGCACATGAACGATATAATTCGCATGAGTTAAAAATCACACCCCCCGGAATATCTGGCGGAGATCGTCTAACTAACTCCCCAACTATTCCAAGGTACCCGATAGGCTCACACGCGCCCTCCCACTCCTTTAGCCACGGGTTCGGCCCCACAAGACGGAGGCATTAATAGAGGCTCAGGCGGGGGCGTGGATTAAAATTATTTATTGAATCTTATGGAGTCATAAACTCGCATGCCGACATCAATGACAAATGAGTGTTCACGGAACATCTTTTATCCGAGTCCGGGTTTCCCCGGCGGGGTCTGGGTGGGCTTCATGCGGGGAGCAGGAGGGTCGCTCAAGACTTGCTCAGGAGCTCGCTGCAAAATATTTTTTGAAGCTGGGCGGCGGTGGCGTTGTCCGAGATCGAACAAGACCCCAGCGAGGCTTCAACGGCCGGCACCTGGTTCTTACCGGGAGGGTCGCAGACGACCCCAGGACCGGGCTCGTTTTCCGTGGCGGGTGGTCCGGGGTTGATTGGCGACTGCTGACGCATCTGCGATGACTGGTTAGAATACTGACGAGTCTTGGGCGGCATCGGGGGCGGCATCGGACCCGGCACATTGTGCTCCGCGGGTTCTGGCCCACCTACGTTGTAGTAGGGCGTAGAACAGTGAAACGACTGTGGGGGGTCTCCGAAGTTTCTGGGGTCGCTGAACGGCCGATACTGACTGAAGGCTGGCGCGCCCCACGGATGGGACTGTGGGAAGCCCTGAGGATGCTGGCGCTGTTTCAAGTCCTTGAGGTCATTCTGTATTTCAACGAGGCTTCGCGTCAGAGACGCCAGGTCTTTTCTGTACACCGCGTGTTCTTCGCCGGGAAACACGGGGTCGTCTAGATACTCTGGCTCGCGCTTTCGTTTGCCTTGGCGAGAGGGGAAGGGGGCCGGCTCGTAGTGGCCGTTATGCATGTATCCCGCCCCCGGCGTTCCGTACATGGCCGCGTACTGGGGGTATGTGAGCAAAACGGGCGAGTTGCCGGCTCCCTGGGCCATCGCCGAGTAAGGCTGGAACATGGCCGGGGGCTGTTGCGGCGGAAACATGGGAGGAAACTGGGCATGGCCCAGTTGCCAAGGGTACGCGCCGCCGGCGGCCGCCGCCCCGTACGGGTCCAGCGGGGCGGGAGCGGGGGGCTTCGGCGGTCCCGGCGGGCCGTGTTTCGTCGAGTCCAGATTCGTTTGCAGCATCGACATAAATGTAGATCGCGGCACGCTGATGGTGTCTTCTGGGGTAAAGGTGGAGGAGCTTCCCCCCGGAACGGGAGCATTCATACTCCGTGTGTTTTCGCTATCGTTTACATCAAGCGCGCATCGGGAGCCGCCGCCTGGAGTCCTTTCGCGAGAATTTGCTGAGCGAGCTGGTGAGGCCGGGGTCACGCTGGCCTTTAAATACGTGAGCGGCCCCACAGCCGCGGCATTTTTATCTGCCAGTAAAAGGTCCAACCTGTCCCGTATAAAGCCCGCGTCGACGGCTTTCGCCAAGAGCGCTTCCATAGGGGTGCGAAAAGAAGCCCTGGGTAAATTGTGAACCGGCGCGCGCAATTCGGCGTGTAGGATGCTATCTATCTCGGCTCGCTTCAGAGAGTCGAAGCCGCGAAGAACCCAATCTAACCGAGGCCCGTACACGGCGACGGTGCCTCGCCGGCGCCCTAGGGCGCACAGGGACACGTGGTTGAAGACGGGGCCCGCGTGCGCGTCGAGGTGGTCTGGGTGGACCGAGGACAGGGAGAGTTCCGGGAGCCAGGCGTGAAGCATCTCCAGTTTGGGGCTACGGGGCAAATGGACGCGCTTGGCCTGGGCGCTGTGTGACTCGGTAAACACCCTATCCAGCAAGGCCAAAAACTCAGAACAGTTTACGACGCCCGTGCAAAAGAGCCCCGACCCCACGTAATGCAGGCCCCACACCCAGCCGACGTGGCCGTCGTCCAGGTGCTCCACGGTCAGAGGAATAGGGTCTTTTATGGGCAGATATTTACATAACACGGTCCCGTCCAGATACAGGGACTTGTCCGTTTTGGGGTAGTTGGAGATATCTAGAAATCCGCCCACGTGAATGATAGGCTCCCCGTCCGCCGGGCTATGTTCCCCCATGGCATCGGCCACGGGTTCCGACGCCTCGCGGGGCGCTTCCGCCGGACCCGCCGCGTTCGTGGGCCCGGGCCCGCCCATGGGAGAGCTTCCCCTATTTATCCCACGAGGTTGCTCTGCGGCGGGTGCGGACTTTTACTGCGTATCTGCGCCGCGTCCTTCCACCCCTTCGGAATAAAACCGGCCCTCTCAACGCGCGGAAGGCGTAGTTCGCCTTGTGTATTTTTCCGGCCGAGATATGCTAGGCTCGCTGGTGTCGCGGGGCCCAGAATTTTCCCCGGGCCAGGAAGAGCTTATGTGGAAGCTTCTGCAGAATAAAAGTTTAAATACCCTGACTCCTTTAGAGGTTCGATTTCTCCACCTAGTGCTGACGCGCATGTACGACCTCTGTCTGAACCTCTATCTGCTCCGAGACGGGATCGCGAACGCCGGCACGCGCGATAACATAATCTTGGGCAGAAAGGTGCCGGTAGAGATATGGAAACTGATCTACGACGGCTGCGTCGCCATCGGCGTTACTCACGATATGTTACTGGACCCCCAAAAACGCGCGGCGCTGTGGATTCACTTAAACGCGCGGCCCGAGCTCCTGCAGGGCTTGGCAAGATACGTGATCCACAGAACGGGCGTGACACACAGCGTGCGCATCAGCCCCCAGAACATCATCGATGGGAATTTCCTGTATAATCTCGGGGGATCACTGCCCTCCCGCCTCCTCACGGTCATAGGCTACTGCCTGCTCAACTGGGGTCGGGACGCCACCGAGCCCTGGGTGCGCCTCTTCGTCACTAAAATTTTTATCTTCTACCTGACCCTGGCGGGACACGTCATACCCCGAGAGGCGACCCTGGCCCGCGCCGTGGAGGCCAACTACAGCGGTATTATGGACGTCATCGCCCATGACATGTTAGCGACGCGAGGTAAACAAAGAGAGACCACCGAGCTCTACGTACACCCGAGCCTCGACTATTTATTTGTTTTCGCCAATGACACGGCCCTGTTCACACCACGGCCATAGTCGCGGGCAAGAACCCCAGCACCAGAAAGTATAGGCGGTCGTAGCTGTCGTAGCCCCCGAAGTGGGTCTGGATTATTTCATTCGCCAGGGTCAGCGGGGAGGTCCGGGACAATAAGAACGACAGCCCGTCCTCGACCCTCAGCCGCAGCGACGCGGCGGCGGAGGCCAGGGCCGCGGAGTCCCGGATCAGGAGTCTCTGAGCAATTATATCTAAGATGTCATTAAACTTTTTCCCCGTTAAATTTATGTACGGCTGCCCGGCTTTCATGTGTCTCACGTCCGCCGCCTCGAGCGCCAACAGAACCACGCCGGGAAACAGGCCCGAGACGGGCATGAGCGGCATAAAGCTCAGCAGGGGCAACATGTAGTTTTTGGCCAAAAAGGAAAACACCTCGCCCCGTTTTAAGACGCAGGGCTGGGTCACGAGCCCGGAATCTTTACAGTGCCTCTGGGGCGGTTTCGGGTCGAACGCCGGGCCGAGCAAAACATCCAGGTGCAGGCGCCGCTGTCCGGTGGGGGACAGCTTGGCCATTTCTAAGACGAGGTACACCAGGACCAGGACCTCCAGGGCCGCGATGCCCACGCGCAGGTTCCACTGGAAGTTTAGAAAAGGGGGGACGTTCTCCCCGAATACGCGCGTCGCGATGATATAGCTGTAGTCAGGAACCGGTAGGGCGTGGGGCGCGGACGGGGAGGCGGGAGTCTGACGCAGGGTGCCGTGTTCCACGAGCACCTGGTAGATTTTGTGACCGGCGAAGAACTCCCGGTCGTATGACGTGCTCTTGTTCAGGGGCGCCAGGGTTTCGCGCTGCTGGGGGCGGGTGTACGTGAAGTCAAAGTTTCCCCCGGCGGGGCCGGGACCCTTTAAGTCATTGATGAGCACCTCCATCTTGCCCTCCAGGGAAGAAACCAGGTCTTCCAGCGTCTGGGGCAGCGGGTGCGCCGTTCTGAGGCAAAAGTGGGCGTTGAGTAAGCACAGGGCCGCTTGGGTGTCGGACAGGTGACGCAGGTCTGCGTAGACGTCCGCGGTCGCCCGCAAGGCCGTCCCGACGACCTCCCGCATGAGTTTCAGGGATACCGAATTTTTAAAGTTAGCGTCCCCCCGAAGTTCTCTAGGAAACACGCGCCGCTGCATGGCCGCGGCGGCTAGCCCGTGGTACCAGGGCCCGAACGCGGGGAGCCACTGGGAAGTGTTCATGTACATATTGTTTAAAAACTCCTGCTGAAACTCCCCGGTAACGTTAAACCCCGGGTCCCCCTGCGCTATGGTAATGTACAAGAAATCGGAGGCGTCTTCGGCCCGCCCGCGCGGGTCATCTTGGGGAAAATCGACGGCGTCCCCGTCTCTCCGCTTTTTGAATTTTTCGTTCTCTCGGCTTTCCCCCGAAACCAGGTCCCCCACAACCTTTTCTAGCGTGTCGAGGTCTTTTAGGATCTCACTGGACTCCGCGAGCCTCGTCGTGGCCAGCTGGTGCAGCTCCCTGCACACTAAGTTCGCAGTCACCCCCTGTACCCCTCGGGCCACGTTGAGTGCGCGCTGTAGGCGCGCCAGGCGCATCACCTCGCTGAGGTGGTCGGCGTTTACGTACATGACGTTTGACGACCTGGGGGCCCAGAAGGTTTCTATCGGGGACCACGCGTGGGCGGCGGTTTTGGCGCAGGGCCCCTGTGACCGCATCGTCCTCGCGCACAAAGAGGAAGTTGGTCAGTCGCTCCCAGCTAGTCCGCGCCCCTTGAGAACTCGATTGATATGTTTCAGAATGTAGGGTTTTAAACGAACCCTGCGATTTAAATAACAAAACAGGAATGATGAACCATGACTCTGGCCCGGAGGGCAGAGCGTCCCTCAAAAATTTCACGGAATCGCTGAGTTGGGCCAATCCCTGCAGCCGCTGCGCTTGTCGGATAGGACTAAAAATGTTGACATTTTGAGTCATGCAGGTTTTCAGCTCTATGATATAACAGACCCCCCTGTCCTCGGTCTTCACTATCAGCACGCAGTCCGCGATTCTCCTGCCTAGGCGCACTTCGAAGAAGATTCTGTGCTTAGCGCTAGACTCGACGGGCTGCCCTAGGTCCAGAAACAGGCTGAGGCCGCGAAGAGTCTTGAAGCCCAGCAGCTTTCTGTACACCTTCAAGTGAGCCTTCTTTCCGGCGGCCTTGCAGCGCGCCGGAAGCGTGCCCAGGACCGCGTTCGCGTCCCCGAGGCCCGGAATCACTCCTCCGCTCATCGCGGTCATGCCGGCGACTCCCCGGTCGACGATGGCGGACAACGGAAACGCGGCCGCCAACAACGGGCCCAGGGCTTCGGAATCCCGCGTGTCGTTCTGTGGCTCGGAGGCCTCCCTCGGCTGGGAAGGTATGTTTTTTATGGAGAACGGGCGGCTCAAGACGACGGACTCGTTAAAAATTAAGAGAAGACAGCCGCCCCCCAAGCCCCCGAGGTCCGCGGCGGTGAAGCGGCTGTCGCGGAACGGCTTTAATAGAAACTCCAACACGCCCAGGTTCACCAATTCCTGGACGAAGCTGCACCGAAACATGGCCGTCTATAAGGCCTCGACGAGCAACGGGCCAGCCTACGCCATCGGCATCAAGGACCTGGCCATCGACTCGGACGACTCGGCCCCGCCGGACGACCTATGGGAGCGGGCCTCCCGGAACTCAACGTCGTCCCAGTCCAGCTCGGGTTCCGTGTTTGAGGACGACACGCCAAAAGAAAAGGACGTCATTGATAACGACGACGGCCCCGGCCGCTTTAAGCTCCAATTCTTCCATAATTTTCAAGTGAAGCACTACACGGACATAAAGAGACGATCCAAGTCCCAGGGAAAAGCTCGCCCTGCCGCGCAGGGCGCATGCGTCCACCCAACCAATGGGTCCGCGCGTGACGCGTCCTCCAAAAAGCGGACCTATTTAAAACCCCGAAACGAAGGGGATAAAAATGGCGCGCCCGGTGCCCACGCGGCAAACCAGCCCACCGATTCGACCTGCGGCGGCCTCCACGCCGACTCCCTAAATTGGGGCGAAAGCATCTCCTACAAAAAAAAGAAGAAGAGCCTCGCGGGGGTCTTTTGGAAGCGGGGCACGGCGCGAAAGCAGCGTGCCCGTGCCCTCAGCGGAAGCATCATGTCGCTCTTCAATGTAGACCCAGACAAGAGGGCGGACAAGGAGGGCGCTGCCTCCGCCGAGCAGCTCGCGCCCCTCCACCTACTGGCCACCACGGAGACCGCCAACTTTCGCCAATCTTGCGTGGTGTTCCTGGAGGGTTGCATGGGCGTGGGAAAGACCTCCCTGATCAGGTTTCTCAATGACTCCCTGGGCTGGGACGACGTGATCACCTTTCCGGAGCCCTTAGACTTCTGGACCAACGTATATGACAACATAGTACAGACCGTGTATAAGGCGGCGGGGTCGGGCAACGCCAAGGCCTCGCCGACGTTGCTCTCCTGCCAGTTAAAGTTTGCCGCCCCCTTAACGGGCATCATCAATCACCTTAACCGACAGAAACACCCGGCCGACACGAAGTCCATCACGCCGATGGACAAGTGGCTCATATTTGACAGACACCCCCTCTCCCCGCTAGTAGTGTTTCCCCTGGTGCTCTTAAAGAGAGGACTGTTGACCTGTCAGGACTTTATCAGCCTCATGTCCACTTTCAAAACTAACCCCTATGATGTCATAGTGCTGCTTGACCTAGACCCGGAGGAGAACTTACACAGGATTAAAAAGAGGGGCCGAAAGTTTGAAAAAGGGATAGACGCGGCCTACCTCGACGACCTCGGGCAGGCGTTTCACCTCGTGTACAACGCCTGGAAGCTCCTGCAGTACTTCACCCCGAGGGACGCGGTGAAGGCGTGCCTGGGGACCGTCCCCCTGGCGGACGTCTGTTCAGACGTCTGTAAAGATCCCGATAGGGCCGCGAACCTACAGAAACTATTTAACAAAAGCATTTTTAGCGCCATGGTGAAAATTATAGGACCTTTTAAGGGCAGCGCCACCCTCCTCCAAGTGTGCCTCACATTTGCCTACGAGCTCCAACAGATTCAGTTTATAGTTATTAATTCCTCAGAGTTTAAGAACGATATTTTAGGCACCTGGCAGAGCATTTATACCCAAATTTTGAAAAACCAGGCTATTAAAACAGCCGCGTTTGAATGGACCTCTCTTAGACGCTTCTCGCAGGAGCTGCACCATGGAAATCAATAAAATTCAGTTGGGAAAATGCAATTGCGTCGCCGCGTGTTTCTCTTTGACGTGCCTGATCGCGGTCTTCCTCGCGTGGTCCCCGCGCGTTGCCTTGGCGCGCAGCGCAAGGCCCCATGTTTCTAAACGGGCCGTTCGCGGGGACAAGGGGGCCCTCCTTAAAGTCGATTTCGGGGCGCACGACCAACACCTCGCATACTACATCAACGTCACCGACCTGGCCAACGTGATATCATTCGCGGCCCTTCACAAGGCGTGGACGCACGCCAACATCACAGAAAATCTCATAGACACGCTTCTCAACATGAAGGAACTGTATCACGACCACACTCAGCCATTCGTACAGGCCGGGAGCGGGCACGCGGAAAATACCCAGGCCGGCGTACAGTACGTGAATACCTCGGCCGACCGCCTCATTCCCGAAGACGTAAAAGATCACTTGGGATACCTGGGGTTCCCGGCCCACAGAATCCTGGCCCAGTTGCTTAAACACCCCGCGTGGACCATCCAGGAGCAGCCCCCGGCGCACTCCTTCCTGTACCCGGTGAGAGAAAACAGCCTTAAAATTTTTCTGGATACGGCCATTTTTCGCTTCGAACTATACGGCTTTATCACAGACCGATTTATGTACGCGACCCTGTTTGTTGACCGCCCCCAGCCGCTGCCGGACGCACACCCTCCCTTCCCGGTCGCCAGGCGGGCGGAGTTCAGCAGCACCATCTCGCTGTTTCTGGGCGAATACGACCGGCTCCCGGTCGGCAGGGGGTCCATTTCCATAGACGCGATTACCGTGGCGCGAAATGACAGATACGCCATGCTGTCCCTGGCGACGTCGGCCGAATACGACGCGATCAAGGAATTTATACCTAACTACCAAGAACTGTTCCTGGTGTCCACCGAGCTTCCGCTGAAGCAGCTCATGGAGGAGCTCCAGGACTACGTCACGTATTTTGAATTTGCCGGCATGTGTACGGATCTCCAGCCCAGCAACCACCTGTTCGCCTTTTTTTTCAAGCTCGTGGCGGCTAACTTTAGAATCGTCAAGGAGATCGCGGACCTGCGCCAAGAGCTGGTCAGCTTCAGGTGGCTCATGACCGTTTTCCACGAGTGGAACGTGTTGGTGCGCATTACGCACAACTGCATCCCCAACCTACAGATGTCTTTGTTTCAACTGCCGGTCCTGGTCAACATCTCCCAGATCATGATACGAAAGTTTCCGGACACGTCCTTCAACGCCCTCTCTCAGGAGGACAAGGAGTGGATTCTAAAGGTCATTCTATACGGCAACCTGGACGCTGAGGACGTGAGCAAGAACACCAAGATAGTCACCGCCGTCGTGAACGCCACGTACGCGCGGTACATGGCCAATAGGTTTACCCTTGAGCCGAACGACAGGTGGCTTCTCCTGTACGTGTACATGATTATAACTCTGAGCGAGCGACCCCTGTCTCTCGACACGGTGTACGGGCGCGTCACCTCCATGTGTTCTCCGACGGAGATCAGTAACCTAATAGAGCAGTGGAGCCAGGCGCCTACAGATATGGGTCTCATGGATGCCTTCAGTCCGTGCTTTTTAAGCTTTAGGTTTGATTTCACGAAAGAAAAGCTGTGGTCCGAAGTCATTCAGACGGCCAACATGACCACCGATCAGGTGCAGGTCGGCGTTAGTGGATTCTTTAACATGATGCAGCTGGATCACCCCGCCAGCATCATCTCCTGCTCCTCCATCAGCGCGTGCATCAGGGACCGGGCGGCGGTGCTCATGATAGTCCCCATGCAAAACATATCCTACACCATATCTCAAAAGCCGGTGGCCAACGGGGTGGTCTATGACGTGGCCAACACGTTCATAAAATCGCAGATGCAGATCACCGCCGTGAACCCCGCCACGTGCGCGCACGACGCGAGCTCCACGGGGAACTCTATCCCGGTGGTTCACAACGTTTCCGTGCCTTCTTACACGTGCGAGTATTGCACGTCCGCCATCTTAAGCTACGACGAAACGGGGGGCATCCAGTCGCTAATTTTCATAGACTCCTTGGAAATGCAGCACGCCGTTTTCGGGAAGGACTCGCTGTTTTTTGACACCCAGAACATGCACACTCACTACCTCGTCCTCATGAATAACGGAACCGTGTTTGAACTTAGGGGGAGCTATCGAGAACGCGCCCGGAACATTCTGATCTTCCTGGCCGTGTTCCTGTTTTTGGGCCTGGTGGCGTTCATCCTGTATAAGCTAATATCTTTTATTCTATAGACAGATAAAATATACACCTGCGGCGGTTAACCCGGCAACCTGTGGGCATTTATCAGGGGTCCTGCCAAATAAAAACTGGACGCCAAACAATGAAACGCTTGACCTTGATTTATTTTTTGTAGGGCGAAACCGGCGGCTGGCGCGCGCAGACCTTCAAATGGTTAACAGGGCATACATTTTGAGCAAGTTAGTGTTCTTGGGACGGGCGGGGACGTCCATGTACCGTTGAAGAAACTTCGCCACCTTAGACAAGCTCACCCCCCGACAGAGAAAGTTCACGACGACCACCCCAAAAAGAACCGCGTTTTCGCGGTTCCGCGGAGGAAACATTAAAAAGTACTTTTCCAGGGCTAGTCTTATCGGGCGCTGGCGGGCCTCGCGCTTGACGAGATACGGGAGGTTGCTCTGCCCTATAAAGTCTAGGCAAAATATGATGTCCTCCGCCCGCCGGAGGCTCTGGCCAACGATGGCCTCGAACGCGGATATCTCGGCGGCGATCAGGTCCCCGCCGGTCGCGTGCGGCAGGTACAGCGTCTCCAAATCACCCGCCGCGTTCTCTAGACCCAGTCGGCGCAAAATCACGTGCTTGACATATAAGTTCTGCACTGAACTTAAATTCCCCTCGGGGAAAAGCCACACCGAGTTATTGGATTGGGACATAATCCTAACCGTGTTAAAGGCATGGGCTGTACTCTGGGTTAGCGACGGGACGTGGTTCCGGATAGCGTAGAAGAGCTTTGCCTGCGGCCCGGCGGCATCTATGTTGGGCGCCTCCTGGCCACCGCGACTCTTTTTTAGGATGGGCTTGGGGGCACCCTGGGCCCGAAGGCCCGGCTTAGGGAGCCCGGACCAAATTTTCACCACCGGCTCGTGTTTTAAAAACTCCACCTGATGGTTTAGCTCCTCCCTAATAGCAACGCGCCTCCACGCGCACACGTTCTCCACGTCACCGTGCGCGCCGTCGTCGAAAATGACGGCATCGGAAAAGTCCGTCTTGGTACACGACATGAGGGAGGATGAAACTTTTATTTCCGCGTCCGCGAAGTGTCTCGAGCGCACGATCGGCCGGGATAGAAGGACGGGAGCGCCGTTCGTCTGGTGGAAGCCGACGACTAGGAAACTTTTTAGAATGAGCGGGTGGGGCGAGAGAATCAGCCGAACCATCGACACTAGGGGCTCGCGATCTAAGTACAGTGGAACGTAGTCGGTGGCCGTCGGGAAAAACCTGGTAAACAGGAGGGGCGCGGGAACGCAGGGCCCCGGCCATCCCAGGAGGGCGGCTAGCTCGCGGGAGTTAATCATGTGAAAGACGATTCTGCCGTTACCGAGCCTCACCATCCCCCGGCTCAGGGACGCGCCCGGATGCTTAATCTTTAACATGCTGGGCAGCGGCGACGCACCGCAGCCGCGGCGGCCGCGGGTCCAGCTAAGTTATGGGCGCCCGGAGCGTGGCCAGGCGGGTGACGTTATGGTACTGCCAGCGCAGGCCGAGGCGTCTTATAATATGGCGCATGATCTTATTCTTCAATACTGGGCTAACGTTCTTTAGGTGCGGGAAAAAGGTGAGGAAGTTGGCATTTCGCCCGAGCTCGTCCAGCCTCACTTTCTTGTGCCTCACCAACAGCTTGGACACCACATTGCAGAGCTTGTAGCCCGAGATCGCACACTCGTGTTTATTCTTGGAATGGCTGATTATTCTTTTTGAAAAGTCAAACACGCCCAGCCACACCAGGCGTTCCAGGGCGGCTGTGCTCAGGCGCAGAAAGGACATGGACTCGTAAAGGCACTCCAGGAATCTCTTGTGTATGGCCTGGAGTTGGTAGCGGTTTCTCATCTCCAGGTTCGTAAACATTCCATTTTTGCGCAGATTGATCCGCGCGTCCCTGTGGCCCAGTATCGGGTGCGCCTCGTTGAGGATCTGGCGCGTGAGGTTAGTTCCGTGGATCCGGGACACGGTGGCCGTCGCCGCCTTAAACCACGACACGCTGAAGCCCGCCTTGGTGGACACCACGGACGGAAAGTTGGTCGTCCAGAAGACGTCTTTGCGCCCGTGGCGCACCAGCTGCTGATTCTCCAGGCCGTGCAGGTCGAGGGTCGAGTTCCAGTTGGAGACGCACACTGGAAATATGGTCTTGACCGGCAGTATGCACTTCAGGACGCCCATGGCGTGCAGAAAATTGAGAACGTCCCCGCTGATGTTAACGTTGATGGCGGCGCCTTCGCAGAAGTCCTCAGAGTAAAACATGCTGATGGTGCACGCTGGCTCCTTGACGGAGAATTTTCGCATCACGAAATTGTTGGTCAGCCGCGGCAGGGCGAGGATGCTCTCGTACCCGCCGCGGCGCCTTTTGCACTGTATCTTAGTGTTTATGACCATGTTCGTGTTAAAGATGTTTATCTTAAACCCGTTAAAACTGATGGGCTGCACGTGGGAATATTCCGCGCGCAGGTCGCCGACGCCGGCCGCCGTAGGCACGGACCTGGCGCAAAACGACGAGCACAGGGGGGCGCGCAGCGGGCGGGACGTTACCGCCGCCATGGGGAAGCGGGTGGCGATCGGGTTGTCTTTCGGGGCATAGTTCATGCGCTCGAACAGGCACGCCAGGACCCTGGCGGGCGTCAGGGGAACACAGGCGCCCCTGTTGGCGACGAGCGACTCGTGGGCCCGGCGGGCCGGCGGGGGCAGCGTCACCATGGGGGCCACGCTGAGGCACATGACTAGCCTGTACACGGGACATGCCGGGGGGTACAGCAACCAGTTTTCGCGCCGGGCGCGCGAGACCAGAACAACGTGGTTTGTCTTTTTGGGACACTTTTTGGACATCTTCACGGCCAGGTGCGGGGCGAACTGATTGAGCAGGTTTTGGTAAGTCACTATCTCCCCGCAAGAGACTTCTATGGGCGTGTTGCCCGAGCACTGGCACAGCCGCATCAGCACGCGAGGGTATTTCTCCGCGTTGTGTAACACGGCGGCCTTGAACCCGTGCAGGGCCTCGTTGTGGGGCAGATCGAACACGAAGGCGCGCACGCTGAACATAAAAAACTGCAGTTTGTGATCCCCGGCCACGGGGGGCACGAGGCAACACGGAAGGTTTCTTACGTGGCGCAACAGCCACTCATAGTTCCCCAGCGCGCGTTTCGCGAGGCCCGCGGGCAGGGTTTCCACGAATGACGCAAAGCATTCCTCGAATTGCACCATGTTGATGTATCTGGCGATGCACCTGAACAGCAGCTCGGGGCTGAGCGCGGTTTTTGTGACCGCGCGGCAAGTTAAGGCCCTCAGCTGCACCTGGGAACCGGCGCAAAAAGACGTGTATACGACGGGATCGGTCGCCTCCATACTCAGGACGGCGGGTAAAAACACATCGGTCCTCGCGTTGGCTGCCACTAAAAAACCTCTGGGATCAATTATTAAAACGGAGCCCAGAAAAGGCGAACCATATTTAAGATTAAACCCGGCGGTTCCCGGTGTCTCCAAGCAGAGCCTGCACGGTATAAACACCCTTCCCAGGAGCAGCCGTCGTATCGCGCGACAGGTGTAAAACGTAGCCTCTGGTGCCATCGCCGCGTCTAGCTGCGCGAGGCTCACGGGCGACACCGGTTGGTAGCCCAGGGCCAAGGCGGCAAACACCTCCAGTTGGGCCTCCAGGGTATCGTCACACGCGTGTTGTACGCCAGGCGGCGCGTCGAGGAAGGCGACGGCGGGAAAGTAGTGCACTCTAGAGTAAGCCTCGCCGCGTCCCCCGTCTCCCGTCGCACACGCCGCCCCGTCGGCGGCACCGTAGGCAAATTTCTCCCCCCCGGGCCGCGCCATCATGGACCGCCCGTCGGACCGAGTTGAAAATAGACCCTTTCCCTACTTCACGTCCGAGGCTGACCTGCTGAAACAGGTCAAGGAGTCCGCGGCCGAAGGACTGTTTAAAAGCTTTGAGCTGTTCCTCGGGAAGGACGTGCGAGAGAATAGCGTGAGATTTGAGGTCCTCTTGGGCGTGTACACCAATGCCATCCAGTTTGTTAATTTTCTAGAAACGTCCCTCGCGGTGGGGTGCGTTAACACCGAATTTAAGGATCTGAAGCGTATGACGGACGGCAAGATCCAGTTCAAAATATCCGTGCCGACGATCGCGCACGGGGACGGCCGCCGCCCTCAGAAGCAGAAACAGTACCTCGTCATGAAGTCCTGCAACAGGCACCACATTGGCGCGGAGATAGAACTGTCCACCCTAGACATAGAGATACTTAACACGGTCCCAGACACGCCCCTCGACATGACAGAGTACATTGGGGCGGTAAAAACGGTCACTTCCGCCCTTCAGTTTGGAATAGATGCCCTGGAGCGAGGCCTCGTGGACACCGTGCTAAACGTTAAAATTAGACACGCCCCGCCCTTGTTTATTCTGAAGACGCTCTCGGACCCCACGTACACCGAGAGGGGCCTGAAAAAGGCCATGAAGTCGGACATGATCGCCATGTTCAAGCGCCACCTGGTAGAAAACTCTTTCTTTCTAGACAAGGTGGAGAGCATGCCCCGGGCCGGCCAATACATCGTGACCATGTTGGCCGAGCTCATGGCGGCGGTGTCCAAGGAAACGGTGCTCAAGGGGGTCACCACGTACACCACCCCGTCCGGGGAGTCCATCTCGGGGGTCTTTGAAACCACGGACAACGTTATGAGAAAGCTGCTGACGGTCCTGGGACAGGCGGGAACTTCCATGGTGGGGCCCGCCGCGTACGCCAAGTACATAGTTCGGGGGCCTGACCTGGTGACCGCGGTGTCGTACGGTCGAGCGATGCGGTCTTTCGACCAGTTTCTCAGCCGCATCGTGGAGAATCCGGCCATCAAGACCACCCCGGAGGAGGACCTCGCGGGCATATCGGACGGACACGGCGCCCTGCCCAAGACGAACATCCAAACCTCCGTGGTCAGGCTGGGAGACGACAACGTGGTCATAGAGAGCTTGCAGCGCGTGTACAACGAAGCGCAGCTCCCCCACCCACTGAACCGCCGCATGCAGTACAGCTACTTCTTCCCGGTGGGCCTGCACCTCGAAAGCCCGAGGTACACCACGTCGGCCACGGTCCGCGGGCTAGAGGGCCCCACCATACAGCCCACGGAGGCATGGGTCATGAACAAGAACAACACCCTGCTTTGCTTTAACTACCAGAACGCCCTCAAGACCCTCTGCCATCCCAGAGTCCACAACCCCGTCCACTGCATCCAGGCCCTCACGCAGCAGGCCCAGCAGCGCCCCAACGAGCTCGCGGCCCCCGGCGCCGCGCACGGCCGCGGCGGAGGCCGCCGCGCCCCGGACAACGGCCAGTACTACGGGGTCAGGAGGGCCCGCGCCCAGACCATGAATCTACTCGCCATTGTCGAAAACTACTACGCCCAGAAAAACCAGGTGGCCGTCACAGACGCCGCGCGCAAGGCGATCATGCCCAGAGAGGACTTCCTCCATCCGTCCAACGTGGACCTGCTGCGCCTGGAACTCCACCCCCTGTTTGACTTTTTCGAGGAGCGTGGCGAGGGCGGCAGCCTGGTTCCCAGGGCCTGCCACCGCGTCCACGTGGGAAACATACCGGCCCCCCTCGCCCCCAACACCTTCCACGAGTGCCGCGGGCAGCAGTTTGACGCGGCCACGGGTCTGAGCCACATCATCGACCAGGCGACGCTAGATATCATTCAAGAAACCGCGTTCGACCCGGCCTACCCCCTGCTGTGCTACGTGGTGGAATTCATGATCCACGGCCAAGAGGACAAGTTTATCATCAACGCCGCGCTTGTGGCGCTCATCATAGAGAGTTACTGGAACACGTCCGGCCACCTGGCCTTCGCGAACAGCTTTCACATGATCCGGCTCATCTGTCAGCACATGGGCAACGGGCCCATCCCTAAGGAGGCCTACGCCCATTACAGAAAGATATACGGAGAGCTGATAGCCATAGAACATGCCCTGCAGCGTTTGGCCGGCACGGACGTCGTGGGCCAGGCCCACGTCGGCGAGTACACCACATCCCTGCTGGACAACAACCTCCTTCCCCCGTTCGCGTTCAACGATGTATTTACGCGCCTCCTGAACGAGTCCGCCAGAAACCCCGAAGTGCACATCGGGCCGCACCAGTTCAAATACCCCGGGGACGCCGACCGATATCTGGTCGTGCGCGGCCGCATGGAAGACTTAGTTAACGACGCGGTGGAGATCTACAGAGACCGCGTGACCGGGGACCACGATCACAACTATCGGCTTTACCTGGGCCCCGCCAACGACGAGGAGAAACTGCTGAACCTGGAGAAAATCTTTTACTACGCCCTCCTCCCGGTGTGCACCAACGGTCACGCCTGCGGTATGGGGGCGGACTTTCAGAACATCGCCCTGATGCTCACGTACAACGGCCCCGTGTTCGCGGACGTGTATGCCGGCGGAGACCCCATCCTTGCCCACCTGGAGAACGGCACGCTGCGAGACCTGCTGCTGGCCTCGGAAATCAGTCCCACGGTGGACATGATCCGAAACCTGTGCACGTCCTTTGTCACCTGTCCCGTCATGACCCAATCGGCCAGAGTCGTGGTGGAGCACGACGTGACCCAGCGGCTCGCGGCCACCGAGGAGGCCAAGACGGTCGAGCACACGGTCCTCGTCAACGGGGTGGCGGCCTTCGCCCTCACCGAGCGGGCCAGGGACATCGCCGAAAGTTTGTTTTTCCCGGTGCCGTTCCATCAGCTGTACTGCGACCCCCGCGTCGCGGCCACCCTCAGCCACACGGTGGCGAACTTTGTAACCCGGTTTCCCTCCCAGCGGGCCGGGGAGAGCTTCAACGTCCCTCCCGAGCTTATGGCAGAGTACCGCGAGTGGCACAAGTCCCCCATGCTCCACTACGTGGCCACCAGCGCGCCCAGCGTGACCTCCCTGAGCGCGGCCGTGGCCATGCACAATAAGCTGTCCCCCATATCGTTCATATGCCAAGCCAAACACAAAATCCACCCCGGCGTCGCCCTGACGGTTGTGCGCACGGACGAGGTGCTGTCCGAGAACATCATGTACAGCTCGCGGGCGTCCACGTCGGTGTTCGTGGGCCAGCCCATCGTCTCCAGGAAAGAGATGCGCGCCGACGCCGTCACATTCGAGATAGATCACGAGCTGGCCACCTTAGACATGGGACTAGGCTACAGCTCCATCATCACACCGGTGCGCGTGGCCGCGATCACCACGGACATGGGCATCCACTGTCAGGACTTTTTCTCGGTCTTCCCCACGGAGCAGTTTCCGAACCGAGAGGTTAGCGAGTATATCCGGCATAAGGCGGGCGCGGATAGGCTGAATCACGCCCCGAGAGACCCGAGAACCTACATCTCAGGCACCCTGACTAGCACGGGCCCCCCGGGGCTGTGCCACGGCCAGCTGTCTACGTGTGAAATCATTCCCACGCCCGTCACCGCGGACGTGACCTTCTTTCAGACATCCAACAGCCCCCGGGGCCGGGCGTCTTGCGTGGTTTCATGCGAGACGTTCGCGCCCGAGCTGGGGGAAAAATTCATATATGACCACTCTATATCAGACCCGGCCTACGAGTTCCGCAGCACGGTTAACCCCTGGGCCTCGCAGATAGGGTCTCTCGGAGACGTCCTCTATAACTCCACCTATAGGCAGGTGGCCACACCGGGGCTCTACAGCCCGTGTCGCCAGTTTTTCAACAAGGAGGAGATGATGAGGAACAACAGGGGTCTGTACACGCTGGTGACCGAGTACGCCCAGCGGATCGGTAAGGCGCCCGCCACGGGCGGCACGGATCTGCAGTACGTGGTTATAAACGGAACGGACGTTTTTCTCGAGCAGCCCTGCCTGTTTCTCCAGGAGGCCTTCCCCACTCTCTCAGCGTCCCACCGGGCCCTCATAGACGAGTTCATGAGTTCTAAGACAAATCACGCCCCCGTGCACATAGGGCAGTACCTCATAGAAGAACACGCCCCCGTAAAAAGACTATTTAAGATTGGAAATAAGATCGCCTACTAAGATCAGTCTGGGCGTCCCGTCGCGGTGGCTTGGCCCCACATCTGGACAGAATGATAATCAATAACAAGGTTATAGTGACGCTGACTTCGCGGCTCTTTACGGACGAGATTGTAAAACTTCAGGAAAAGATAGGCTCGATCGTCCCCCTAAAGGACACCCACGGGCTCCAGAACATCCACTCGGTCGGCCTCGGTCCGGTATGCGCGAGGGACGGGGCCCCCGACTATGTCCTCATGTATCAGTACCTAGCCAAGAGCAACTTGGTGGTTCTTGAGGAGGTTAATAACGACACGCTCGTCTTCAACAAACTAGACGTCGCCCAAACCTATCAGATAAAAAATATATACAAGCCGTTCTTCCAATGGGACAGCTACTCTCAGCTGGTCGTCATCCCGCCCATATTCGGCATACAGCAGGCCACGGTGACTCTGGAATCAAATGGCACGGATGTCGTTTTTCCTTCGGTCGTCCCCCTGGACGTGGGACAGGACGTCCTCCAGAAACTCCTCATGTACAACGTGTACAGCCGGGTGACCGCCTACGACCCGGACGCCGCGAACCAGGCCGAGGTCCTCCTGCACACCGGACACATCACACACATGGGCAGAAGCTACGCTTTAGACCTGGCCCAACAAAGCCCGGAGGGGTGCCTGTCGGTTCTCGATAACCTGTCTCTCTATATGTCTATCCTGTCTGCCCTTCTCCCCAGAGCCTGCCTCAGACTCGTCTCATCCACGCTCAGACACGGGTGCCACGACCTCTTGGCCGTCTTCGGGGGCGTCATTCCCCAGGAAGTTAGAGACATCGACCTGGACGCCCTGTCGGTCACGGATGATATTTCTCGGATGGGGGCGACTATGACATATCTACAGGCACTATCATCTATATTTAATTTGGGCCCACGCCTGTTCATCTCTAGCTATTCCCCGGAAAACTTAACAGCGACGTGTTGGTACTCTGTTACGTAGGGGTTCCCAGGGTAACATCGCGCGCGCTATTTTGTAAATGTGTATATTTTAGGGAAAAATGTTATATTAAAATGCTGAACATACAATAAAATCTTTCATTAAACGCTAACCTAAAAAACCATGTCTTTGGAGGATTTTTCCCGCGCACCGCTACCATTTATAGTCCACCGGGGCCAAGACTCCACGTCCAGTGGCGAAGATGGCATAGAATGTAGCACGTCTGGAGCAACTTCGCCCCGCACTTCGGACGAGCGGCGGTTGGGCGCCGAAGGCGAAGCGGGCGGCCGCCAGAATCGTCCGTTTGACAACGCAGGCAACCCGCTGCTCGCGCCGTACCAGATTTTCAGCCCTCGGCTCCCACAGCCACGCGAAGACGCCGCGGCCACCCCGCGGCCGGCCCCCCGGCCCACGTATCTGCCCCTCCGTAACCCGTACGGATCGAGTGTCCCCGTGCCCCAGAAATACGCGGTCGACAGAAACAAAATCCACGCGTCCCAGGGGGGCGGCCCTATGCCCCGTTCGACAGAAGCGTACTCGCCCGTCCCCGAGACCACCAGCCCCCGGGACGCGTCGTTTAAAGACGGCCTCGAGATACGGCGCATCGTGCGCCACGAGGACGGTGTGGTTCAGGTGGTTCACGTGGGCAAGAACATGATAGTGGAGTCCTTCTGCAAGGCCCTGTCGCCAACCCCGCCCGTCAACGCGGCAGAACCGCTCCAAAATGTAAGCCCCGGTTCCAGTTTGCCGCCCCCCGGAGCCGGGGTGAAACCCCGGCTGCGCAAAAATCGAGCCGTCATGTGGATCATCTACATCATGTACAACTTGTGGTTTGTCGCCCTGGCCGCCACCATAGTGTGGGGCTTCAATCCTCACGTCTTCCAGCGAGTGGCGCCAAACAACAGCCACATCTTATTCCCTGGAGGCCTTAGCGCCTTTGTGCCCAGAAACTTTTTTTCAGGCTGCAAGACAAATTTCTACTGCCACGTGCCAGTTACAATGCCGCCAATTCACACCCCCAAGGGCACGGTTTTTGCCAATTTTACATCCAGCTGCGGAACGCCCGCCAACTACCACCTGGCGCTCATCCTGGCCAACCATGCAATCAGACACCACGACTGCTTTAGTAACTTCTCCTCGACTGACACCGCCTTAAACACGTCCGGCGCATTTGGCGAGAACGTGTCCGCGGACACCAAGACCGCCATGGCGGTGGGCTTGCTGCTGCTGCAGTCTCGCTGCCACCCCGAAGTGCTGCAGCTGTACAGTCACCCTTCTGCCATGAGGAAGCTTGACATACGCGGCATAGAGCATGTCAAGTTGCCACGGAATTTGACCTGCCCCGTAAATTGGGCACCAGTGTTTAAAAATGCTTCCTGGCCTGACAATCCGGGCTGCAACATCATCCATGATGCAACGTTCTAGTGGCCGCGCGCCAGAACCTCTCGCGGCAACCTTGTCAGTCATCAATCAAGCCAGGCTAATTGACATTTTTTTCTCAATGGCCTATCCGGGCTAAGACTTCTGGTCGGAGAACCGGTTATATTTTTTTTACCGCGGGGTGACACACCACGTCCCACACACGCGTCAAGTATGCAACCCTAAATATCTTCTCTGGCTCGCACGCCCCGCACTTCTCCCGAGACAATGAATCTGTAGCAAAACGCACTCTGGTCGCATACACTGCCGGGCACGGAATTGGAGATAGCCGGGAGACTTGCCGCGCGTAACAACTAGCCGGTGAGTGACGCCTCAAACCCACGGCCGGGCTCTCACCCCACTTAAAGGGCGGCCGTAGGCATGAAGGTTTCTGTGCTTATCACCATAACCTTGGCGGTATGCCACGTAACCGCAAGACCCACTTCTAGCTGCGTCACTTCTCCAAGTAACAACAGTAGCGAGGAAGACGGCAGCGGCTGGGCATCGCCGACGCCCGGCCCCGAACCCACTCCTGCTCCTTTGGTCACAACACTGTTCACCGGCAACCACACCGGGACACCAAATCCACACTGCTGCAGAGGGGGGCCCCGGCCCAGCAGCGGTCCGCCTGGTCCGACATCTGATCACTGTACCGGCGGAAACACTCCGACGACCTCACCCGGGACTAACCCCAACCCCACCGCCTCGACCTCGCACAACACGAACGGCAAAAACGGCCCTGTGAGCACCCCGGGGCCGGACGGCGGTCGTGCAGGACCGGTCGCCACTAGCGGTGGTTCCAAGAACAACCCAGCGGGCCACAAGGTTGAGAATCCATCCACCACACCCAACCCAAAGGACAACCCCACGCGTTCTAAAAATGAGAGATCTTACAAAAACAGTAAGAGCTTAAGCCTGCTTTTGTTGGTGATCATCATAATTGTACTCATCTTAATTATCATTCTGTTACTTGTGCTATACTATCTGATGTACAAAGATAGTCTAGAGAACGCTAAACACAGACCCAGGCCGCACCCACAAACCCCGCCTCCTCGCTATAAGATTTATAACTAACGTCCCGCGGTCTGTTTACCCTATGCTGCGGCGTTGTCAGATGTTCTCTCACTGCTACTCGTATCTGTGTGTATAATAAAGAATTTTGTATATATTGCTTTCTGAAATATTCGGTAATCGATGTAATAAATATATAAAACCGGTTTCGCGTCTCTCCGTGTTGTACAAATACGCACTATAGGAGCACCAACTAAAATTTATTTTCTCACGCTTGAGCGCGCGAGGGACCCCGCGCCCGTGTCCCGGCGGCGAGTCCGCCACGTACACGCTATGCCTGGGAGTGTAAAGGGTTTCATGGGGTAAACTGCACGGGGTGCGGGTGGAGCTGCTTGAAGCTGTGTTTGTCAGACCACGCCAAGAAGTGGGCCATGATGACGGCCACGAGGACGTCGTCCGACGCATTTTTATGTTTGGCGGAATACGTGTGTCGGCCATCTCTGAGGGGCAGGCACCGAATACACTTTACCTGATCCAGGAGGTAAGCCACCGGATCATGGGACAGCTTGATGGTGTTAGACACCACGGCCTGGCTCGCGCTTACAGAGCCGATGTTCAGAGCGTATATAAACGTCTCGAAGGCCTTGGTCTTCTCGTTGCCCAAAATGAACACCGGGTACTGGAGCCCGTTTCCCTTCTCCGAGCTGTAATGGGAGAAGTACACTGGCAGGGAGCAGCACTCGTCTAGAACGGTGGCTATGGCCACCGCCGAGTCCTGGCTGCTGTTTCCCTCCACGGCGGCAAACACCTGTTTAATGTTTGGGTGGAGGATGGAGATGGACTTGATTAAGGAAGCCGCACATGAGGCAATCTGCAAACTGGCGGCACCGGTCAGGTCTTTCAGAAAGAAGTGCTCGAGGCCTAGGATTAAACACTTATCCTTGGCACTGCCGCTCAGCACGACGGCCCCAATGCCCGTCCCCGAGGCGTCGCAGTTATTGGTATACGCCGGGTCTATGTAGACGTACAGAGTAGCATCCAGTAGAGCGAGTGCGTCGCCGTCCGTCGTGTCGATGCGGCAGGTGTCCAGCTGAGCCACCGCCAGGTCACTGACTATCTGACGGCTGCACGTGGACGAGGGCCCGCAGTCGCCCATGAGCTCGGTCGTGAACGCGCCCTCTAGAAACAAATTGGTGGTGGTTTTGATATCCTCGTCTATGGTAATGTAAACCGGGATGTGCAGGCGATAGCAGGGGCACGACACCAGGGTCTCCTGCATGTTAAAGTCGTCCCGGTGCTCGGGGCACACGTAACTAACCACGTTAAGCAGGCGCTCGTGGGCGTTTTTCAGCCTGTACAAAAAGCTGGTCGATTTGTCCGTAGAGTTCGACGATGAGATAAAGATAAGTTTGGCGTTCTTTTGCAACATGAACCCCAGAATAGACGGAAGGGCATCTTTCTTAATAAAGTTAGCTTCGTCAATGTACAGCAGGTTGAACGTCTGTCCCCGAATACTCTGACGGTTCAGGCGCCGCCCGACAAATGAAAAAGAACAGATAAATTACATTATGCAAATTTAACCGGCAAAAGTCCCATCACTAGGCGCCGCATAAAAGGCACGGGCCGCCCGGTATAAGATTTAAGCTTGACCCGCGCGGACTATAGCCACCCTCCCACAAACCTCCCCCGGGGACCCGCGGCGCCCAGCCGTTGTCCTCGCCCCGCAACCGTCGTCCACGCCCGCGCCGCAGATGTCCCTGTCGGAGAGCGACTTTCGCGAGTGCGAAAAGTTTTTTGCCCAGAGACTGTCGGACATCATCAGGCGCGGCTCCCTGTCCATCGCGGGGCTGCGGCCCAGCACCACGACCACCCAACAGTTAGAAAACCTCTGCCTCGCGTTCGACCTGCTGGGCACTGAATGTATCAAGGAAGTGAAGCTGGCCAACACTCCCCCCGCCCGGCCTTCCGAGAGGACGGCCCCGGATGCGCCCCCTCGCCCGTAGACGAGGCCCCAAGCCACCAGTGCGATTTCTCAAAAGTGGATACCCCAATATGCAGGCGCCACCGCATCACGTGCATATACGTGTGCCGCCAGTGCCACGCGTATCACGTCTGCGACGGGGGGCGCGAATGCGTGGCCATCAACACCGGGGAAAACGTGGTGTGCCTCTTGACCGGACGGTGCATAGAGGACAACACCTTGGACATCGGCAGCCTGGCCAGCGGCACGCTTAAGCGCATAGAGCAGCCCTACGAGAAGCACGTCTACGAAAACATCATCCAGTCCCTAAAGGTCGACCTCCGTAACTTCTTCTCCGCGGGCCAGAGCATGAAGGAGGTCAAGATGGCCATTTTTGACCAGGCGTCCTCCTCGCTTCTCCCAGAGATCGAGTCTCTTATCGCAGACACCTTCCCCATGTGCGCGAGCCTATTTGGCGAGATATCCTGGGCGTATGACGTGGTCTGTAGTATGTACATCCACATCATTATTTCCATCTATTCCACCAGGACCGTGTACGGCAACCTTTTATTTAAATGTACCAAAAACAAGCGATACGACATTATCTTAAAACGCATGCGGGAACGATGGATGTCCATGCTTACAACCACCTCCTGCTGAGACGAGCGGGGGACCGGATCACGGTCCACCTGGTGATCTCCGAGCAACTGCTGTCCAGATACAACATCGAAAGTCACAAAAACGCCAAGGTGTGGTGCCAGACCCGCTTTTATAAAAACAGCCGACCGCCCACCAAGTACGTGAAGGGCGTGGCCAGGTTCTTGACCCACGCCGACGACTCGCTGAACTACCCCAAGTCAACCCTCGGGGGCCTGGCCCTCTCGATCCCCCTGTATCTGGAAACGGGCCTCCGCGCGCCCCGCCCACGTTCCCCGCCCGGGCCGTCCTCCACCGCCGCCGGCGAGAAGTCCGCGGTGCCCGACGATGGCCCCACTTTTCACCCATTCCACGTGGCATTCGTTAGGGTTTTTTGCCCCGACGGCCGAGAAGAGCATATACCCATATTCTACCTCACCCTATTTCTCGCCCTCAACGAAGCCGTCCGGCACCACGCCTCCCAAAAAGGCCCAGCCCCGCCGCTCTCCACCCCGGGCCAGGACGCGGGCGATACGACGAGCGGCGCCCACGGGCCTCGCGTGGACAACTTCTACCCGCTAACGGACATCCTACGGGATCTGGACGCAAAAAATGACCACTCGGGTTTATCTCCGCGGGCCCGGCGGCCCCACGACCCCGCCACCTTCCTGTCTAATCTCTTACATCCTCGCCACGCCCAGGCATCCGGAGACACGTTCCGCTACCACCAGGCCCTGGAGGAGCCCGGGCAGTTTAGAGGCGGGAAAAGTGTTCTTCCGATCTCCAAACGGCGAAAGCCGGCCACGCCCCGGGCCGCGGATCCCACGCCCATTTGCGCCGAAGACCTGCCCGCGGGCTTTGGCGCGTTTCACGCCGCGGAGACCCTCCACGCCATCACCAGGGAGCGCATATACGTGTTCTACTACCCAACCCCCGCCGTCCCCGAGGGCACGGGCGTCATCGGATCCGCGGTGGAGCGGCTGACGAACGACGAGCTAGCCCAAATAGACCCCCTGTGGGTCCTCAAGTGGGAAGACTCAATGTACGCCACCATCGCGGACGATTTTATTAATTCCCTCGTGGGGTCCCTGGCCGTCCAGCGCCACGCCCTCCACCAAAAGCTGCCGGTGTCTATTCCGGCCGAAAGCGCCAAAGACGCGTCGGCCGTCGTCACCGCGGCCTTCTCGGAGGCGTGCGCCCTCTTCCACGGCCTCTCATCGACCGCGCCCCCATGGTCCGCCCCCGTCCCCTTTCGACACCGGCCGACGGCCTGGATCCGGGCCACGGTGGCGGCGGCCCGCGGAGAAAAGGGCGGCCTCTGGGCAGACGTCATTCCGCTGTGGGGCCAGGGGTGCCCGGTTTGGGGCAAAAAGCTGGCATCCGACGCTCCGGTGGGCGGGTCGCCCGATTGGTGGGTTGGTCTTTTCTCCAAGTCCCATATTAAAAACATAACTTGCGGAACCCACTCCATAGGTTTGGTCGTTGATATACGCCTCGCCGCGTGGCTAATACTTCCAGGAGGGTTTTGTATCGAGGGACGGTTTGTCCTGCGCCCAGACCACCGCGACTGCATCGTGCAGAGGCATGGCTAAGATCCCCCGGGCCACCCTCCGGCAATTTCTAAACAAAGAATGCCTCTGGGTCCAAGATAAGGCCTCCACGAACTACACGAAGATATACAAGGCCACCACGGCCCTGTCCCCCAACCTCAAGCTCCCCAACGCGGACGCGAACGGCCAAGAGGCCCGCTGCCTAAACGTCACCGTTATTCTGCTCAAACCGAAATCTAGCGCCGCCTACGCCACCGTTTACATCAACGATAAATTAATCGACTGCTGCGTTCCCGAGGTGGTCTTCATGAAGAAGATCCCCGGCCAGTGGAACCTGTGCCTCATCTACTTCGGGGAGCTCCGCAGCCCCCCGCTGGCGACGGCCGTCCCCTGTAACATCACCCTTGCCAACGAGGGCGAAGCCCCCGCCCTGAAACAGGCGGACGTATGGACCACGGCGGAGCCCATCAACACCGACGAGGAACTGGCCCCCCTGGCCCCACGCGCCGCCATCCTGGGCAACTACGGAGCGTGGATCTCCAATTCCGCCATCCTGCAGCTCTTCGTCTCCATGGACATGATCCTGTGCTGCCCCGCCTCGCTGCCCACCTTTCCCTCGCTGACGCACATCGTTAACCTCCTGACCCGGTGCCACAACCAAGAGTGCACTATGTGTTACGGGGGCGGGGTTCACGTAAACGCCATATCGGGGCACACGAAAAGCGACGACCCCGGGACCTCCGCGAGCTGCCCGTGCGTGACCTCGTGCAGCATCAAGAGGGGAGAGATCTTGCCGGTAACCGGAAACCACAATCTCCTCGGCCTGCTATTCGACCCGGCGCATCAAGTGGACGTCACGGCCCTCAAGGTCCTGTCCACCGAGCCGTCCACCCGCGTCAGCAAACTGTTCTGCGGCCTCACGGACGGCGGGGAGGAGGTTCCCTGCACGGACGCCAACTGGCAGCTCCTGCGCCACTCGGCCCTCGTCACGAGAATTCTGATTTATAACTGCCAGACCCTCAAAAGAAAATGCTTACGTTCTTGTTGAAGCACGTGGCGCACATCAGAGTACTCGGCCGCGCCCCCTCGCGGCGATAGATCACTGTGGAGTTTTCCTTCTTTACCTCTACGCTCTTCCCCGGGAACCACCTGTAAAGCGTGTTGATTATCTCGGTGAACACGGAGTTCGCCACGTGCTTCTGATGGGCCACGTAGCCCACGTGGATGTTCTCCACCGAAGTGAGGAGCATGCTCACGATGGCCACGACTATCCAGGTTTTCCCGTGGCGCCGGGGAATCAGAAACACGCTAGCCTTCTGTTTGAACGTCTGTAGCGCGGTCGTTGTCATGTGTGTCAGCCCAAAATAATCCTTAAACAAATAAAAGAGACTGTCCGTGGCCTCCGGTGCTTTTATCGATACTAAAAAATAAAACGTGTGTAAGATCAATTGCTTCTGAAACAGCTCGATACAGTGGGACCGCGAAACGTAGCATCCGTTTAGGAACGAGGACAGGTTGGTGAGAAACGCCCTGAGCTCCAGGTATTGGCGACATTCGCGCGACTTGCGGTAGGTGGCCACGGCGGAGGTAAACTCCAGCACGGCCTCGGGGTCCGGCGGGGCCGCGCCGCCGGCCGGCGGCCCGGGGCGGGCAGCCAGGGAAGGGCGGGGACACAGCCCCCGTAGAATATCCCGGAGTCCGGGCTCGATAATTTGCATGTGACGGTAAACGCGCCGCGCCCGTCCCACCTCCGGCTCGCGGTGGTCCACAAAAGACGCGTCGAACGAGTCACAGTAGGCCTGTAAGTTGCTGCTATATAAGTTAACCGCGGGAATGACCCCGAGGAAGGGATGGGCCATCCTCTCGCTCTTTTTAGCGGACGTGATTAACACCGGGCGCCCCGGTCGCCACTCGCGCCCGCTCGCCCGCTCGCCGTCCACCAGCCTCTTGTAATTCTCCTCGAGCCGATCTCTCATTGGCGCGAACAGCATGTTTAACTCCCTGCGCCTCGACGCCAAGGGGGACCCCGAGCTCACCAAACGCTACACCAACGGCGTGAAGCTGGCTATGCGGCTATGCGAGCACACACCCGGGCAGTTTAAGCTCATCGAGACGCCCATAAATAGTTTTCTACTGATTACTAACATCATGCCCGAGGATGACAGGCCGTGGCAACATCACTTAGACGCCGCCGGCGTGGACTTTTCCGGTCTACATCTGCCCAGGCTCCAGGCCCTCGACGCCCTACTCGGCGCCGCGCGCAACCCCGGCGCCTCGACCGGCCAGCCCGGACACGAGCCACCGGGGTCGCGCCCCGACACCCCCGAGACCCCCAAATCTCCCCTCCCGCCGTCCGGCGCCGACGGGCGGCCCCGGGCAATCGCCTATCTGTGTTACGATTCCCCCACGTGGTCCAGGGCCCTGTGCATGAACAAGGACGCGATCATCAACGAGGCCATCGGGGCCCTGGCCGTCCCCAGCCACTGGCAGGGGGTCATCGTCAAAGACCCCCTGCCCTGGCTCTGGCTTCTCTTCTACGGCAAGAGGTCTTTCTGCCGCGAGGAGCAGTGCATGTACCTGGAGCGCCACTACCAGCCGGGGCCCATCCTCCTGCCCCCCGCCCTGTACAACCCCCTGCACAACGTGACCTCATTTATGGCCCAGGTGTGCACCATCGTCAAGTTTCTCTACGGGGGCTGCGTCCGCCTTCCTGACGTGGCGGACGCCGAGGACCTCCCCTTCGACCCGTCAAGAGTGTGTCACGTACTCAATATCTTGTATCAAGTAGAAGATGGTCCCGCCTATATCGCCAACAGGTGCCTTTTATGCGACCTAAAAAGGCAAAACGCGATGTCAGGCAAAATCGGGAGTGACGTCGGCCGGTGTCTCATCTTGCAGGAAGACGACGAAAAATATATAACTCCCCAAATCGGCAAATCGCGGTGCACTTTTACCGGAGATGTTTTTCTCTGGCCCACGTACGATCTCGGCAAGCTGCTAGACAGGATAGAGGCCCATGGACTATTCTAAAAACTCAAAACGGGAGTTAATTAGGCGGGCCCTGGAGGCAGGTGTTAACAAAAGCGCCTCCGTCGCGATTTATTCCCAATTTGGCAGAGACCATTGCATTTTTCGAACTCAGTATAAGACCACCCAAGACACGATCGCCCGACTGCACAACTTGGAGCGCGCTCAGCGGCTGTCCGGCAAGGGGACGCTTCTCGAGGCCTCCATCGCCGAGTACCAGAGCCGCCTGCGCCAGATTCGCACCTTCGACCCGGCGCGCGTGAAGGTGCTGGAGGATCTGAAGGACCAGGTCGCGGAATTGGAGGATGAGCTTCATGCGGAACTCGACACCCTTGAACGAGATGCCGAGACATCGGCCGTCGAGGTCTCTGATGAATGCGACCGCCGCCATGACCGCGTCGAGGCAGACATTTTTCAATGGAGGATCCAGGCCGCCCCGCGCGTCTGCGGACTCCCCCCTCCCCCTATGCACGGCGATTGACAAGATGGGGGAGCAGCCCAAGCATCTCACGGCTACGGGCACGGACAAGGAGCACAGGACCATTTACGCCCGCCTCCCCAGCGAGTACAACAACTGCGCGCACGGCCCGGTCCCGAAGCACAGGCCCAAGCTCGGCGAGGGGGCGTTCGGGTGCGTCTACCCCGTCACGGACGACACCTGCGTCAAGGTTTTCACCAGCCACGGAACCTTCTACCACGAGTTCATCATGAACGACCTGATAGCCCTGGCCATGATCCACCGCGACGGCCGGGAGACCCGCCACCACGCTCTGTTGAACCTGATGAACGCCTGCGTCCAGTGCCGCGTCATTTTTTACCCCCGCTGCAAGTTTGGCCTCAACAAATTCAGAAACTGGTGCCCCTCCAACATCCCGCCCCTCATCTGCGGGTTCGAGGGCCTGCACGACGCCATCGTCTTCCTCAACGAAAAATGCGGCATCTTTCACTCGGACGTGAGTCCGTGCAACATCCTCATCGAGGACGCCGGCCGCGGCAAGCTGGGGCGCCTGGTCCTCACGGACATGGGCATCTCGAGCCCCCACGACGGCAACCGCTTTAACAGGTGCGTCCTCAAGTCCAACAAGGGCAAGCCCCTGTATGAGATCAGCTCGACCCGAAACCCGTTCATGGTTTGCAAGGACGCCTTCAAGCCCGCCTTTCTGCTGAGCCGCTGCCACACGCTGAAGCAGCGCATAGAGTTTGAAAATCTAGAGGCGTGGTCATGCCCCATCGGTCAGCGGCTGGCGCTGGACATAGACACGGCCTCGCTGGGGTACACGCTCCTCTACGCCCTCGAGAGGCTACTCGTGTGCTATGACAAAGATCCCACTCTGGACTTTTATTGTAAGAACGGTACGGACAATCAACATTTAGAGTACTACCTTCAATTTTTGGTACCTAAAGTGGTTCTTTGTAACCTCTTATCGCGCATCTGGAACGTGCAGCTACACTTGGGGGTTAATATGAGGGGGGAAACCACGGCCACTAAGCTGTCACCCGAGCACGTCACCAAATTCGCCAGGTGGGTAGAACAGTTTAAAACCCGCCTCGAGCTTTCGGCGACACCACGCAGCACCGACAGGATCAAGAACCCCCAGCTGGCGCACCTCACATGCAAGCTCCTCTCGCAAGACTACTTCAGCGAGCATGGCCACGGCAGCAGGCACCTGTACTGAACTCCCCCCTAGCGCCGCCCGCATGGAGATCAACCTCTTCGACGCGCAGCCGCTGTGTCACCTCGTCGGCCACCTGACCGTCGAGGAGCAACTGGAGGCCATCCGACTGTGCACCTTCTCCAAGTTTTTAAAATCGCGCGAGATGGTGCAGTTTATGTCGACCATGCCGTCCATGCCAGAAATGCCCGCGGTCAGATTTGTGTATATGTATTATCTGTTTAACAAAATTGGAGAATTTATAGGCGACGTGAGGCTATGCGGCTTTTTAAATAAAATAATTAAAGAAAACCCCTCGGACGAGGCTGCCCCGGTTTCCTCCGAGCGCGGTCCGCAGCTGGGCCGCGTTTACGCGGCCTGCCGCGGCCTGCGCCCTGCCCAAAAGGCGACCCTGGGCCTCATTCTCGAATCCATGACGCGGGGCCAGCACGAAAACGTCGTCTGGGACCTAATAAGAGACGGCACCGTGTCATCGTCCAAGTTCTTTAAGACGCTCAAAAAACAGATAAAGCCCAAGAACATTTTTGAGCCGTGGCATATAGAAAACAACCATTACGTGGCCAGCGCCGTGGCCTTTGGCCTCCGGTGCGAGAACGTGGTTAAAAACACCATATGCCAGCTCATTCATCCCAGGAAAGTTTCGGTTCCGCAACTGGGGTTTATGTTGAGCCCCATGGACGGGCTTTTTGGCGTCTCGCCCGACCTCTGCCTGAACGCCTCCCTCCGCGACGACGGCACGGTAAATTTTAGGCCGGACTGCGAGATTTTTGAAATAAAGTGCCGCTTCAAGTACCTCTTTTCCAAGTCAGAGTTTGACCCCCTGTACCCCCTGTATCAGAAGCTGTTTAACGACCCCTGCAAACAGACGCTCATCAACTTCATCGGCGGTATCTCTAAGCCCGCCGTCGAGTTTGTTCCCGAGGGGCGCATTCCCTCGGAAAATGACTACCTGCTAACCTTTGACAACGACTGGAACCTAAAGCCGCAGCGCAAGCGCAAGATGTGCGCCCTCCATCAGGCCATCCAGCACGCCATCAAATACAACTCCGCGGCCGAGTCATCCGTGTACCTTTTTACAGACCCGCACGACACCAACGGAAGGGTCGATATTAAAGCACACTTTAAAGCTTCGCTCTTTATAAACCCGAAACATTCCTACTTCTACCAAATACTCCTCCAGTACAAGATTATCACCAACTACATTCAAAATAACCCATCCCCGCAGCACCTGGGGAAGCCCAAGGCCTTTATAGCCTCTGCCTTTTTCAGAAAACGGCACTCAAGCGATCCATGCACGTGCTATATTGGATCGGAGGAGCTTGACGCTTCTCAAGAAATTCCCGTGGCTCTCCTCATCACGCCGGTGTTTCTCCCCCCAACGCTGATACTCGACAGCATAAACAAGGCGGCTGAATTTTGGAAATTCTGTGCCCAGGAAGAGTTTTCACCCGCGCCATGGGCATCATCCACTCTATTTGCAAGCGGCGACATAACGCCCTGAAAGATATCCTGGGCCTCCCCATCGACATCGAGGAGGACTTTGAAAAGTTTGAAGAATTTCACCTAATCAACAACGAGGTGGCGAATGAGACATGCCAGGGAGACCCGCCGCGCGAGAGCGAAGACTACTCCGACGACGAGCTGGATCACGAAAATCTCCTCTTCAAGGCCGAGCCCTCGAACCTAAGGAAGCCTCACACGCGATACAAATACTAATACGGGGAGGGTGGCCGTGGTCCCGTAGACTCCGTTCGCCCGCGCGCCAATGTCCATTTGTATGCTATTGCCAAATAAACAATTTTGCTATAACCTTGAATCTCGGGCGTTTTGTTTAAAGCATGTTGGGGTCGCGTTCGCCGCTCGGGTGGCGGGGGGAGGCTCCACCGGGGAGACGGGCACGCTCGCGCCGCACGCCGGGAGAGGGCGGCGAGGCGCAAACGGCAAGTGCGGTGCACCGGGACGCGGCTCAAGGGTTCCGGGTCGCGTAATCTTGTCAAGCCCCCTCCCCTCCTTTCTTTCCCTTTTCCATCGAGAAGCGAAAGATAACATACGGACCATGACTCAAGAGGACATATAAAATTATTTTATTACAGCACACGCCCCACTACGCGCCGCCCGAATCCGCGAGAACCCCCACGCTCGCGAGCATCTTCAAAATATGTCCGTCTCTTCGTCCGACTGGTAGCCTATCATGATGGCGGACTTTTGGTAGGGGTGCGGCGGCTGGTCGCCATTTTTCGGGCCAGGAGTTTCCTTCGACTCCAAGGGGGCGTACCCGCGCGACTTGAGGCCGAGGTAGATCCTAATCATGCGCACGAGCGCCGCGAACAGCGCCGCGCAAGGAATCGCGGCTATGTTAAGGGCGATCAGCTGGTGGAGATTCACGGCCACGAAAATGTCATTGTACCTCACCAGGGGCAGCGTGAGGATGATAGAGGCGCCCGCCACGCCCACGTAAAAGCCAAATTGGTATTTTTGGTACTTGTGCAGCCACAGCTCCGTAAACACGTACCACAGAAGGGTGAGTCCTAAAAACAAGTTGATGGACCCTATGACGATGTCCGACACGAACGAATAAAAACTGTTCCCGATGGCCATCATGAACGACAGGCAGAACACCAGCGTGTCAAGCGCGAGGCAGGCAAGGTGCATGTTGGTGGTAATGGGTTTGAAGTACCTCAGCAGGTTCCCCAGCATGGTGTTTTTCGGCACCGTCTTAGAGGCCATCTTAAACGACCACGTGGTCTCCGCGTGGGTGATGTAAAAATAGTTATAGATGATGGAGAGGACAAAGTGAAAAACGTAGACGAAGGCCGCCAGGTAGATGTGCTTATACGAAAGCACGTGAATGAACAGCTGTATCGTCCAGAGTTTCAGCAGTCCGATGTACACGATGGTCGGAGACCCCACAGACCCGATCCACTGGGAGAGGACCAGAAGCCCGTCGATGTGCTTTCTGGCCAGCGTGACGGCCACGGCGGCCGTGACGAAGTATACGGTGGATAGAAAGTCAGTGAAAAAGACAAAGGTTATATAGAAAAACATCTCGGGGGCTTCCAGAAACAGCGTGGGCGTTAAGTGCTGCGCCACATTCTTCTCGGACAGCTTCCACGCGCCGTAGTCAACCAGCTTGTTAAAATAGCACGGAAACCCAAAGTTAGGAAACATGGCCACGATGGGCACCACAATGGACGAGATGAACATGACAAAGTACAGGATTAGCAATTTCAGCCAAATTCCGTATATGAACACGTCATTCTTAGAGGACTTCATGTTAAAACCTCCGATGTCCAAGTTTTTGTTCGACCCGGGACGCCGTAAAGGAACTACGCGGGCTTCTGTAGAACAACTGCCGTGAGGCGCACGGCGGCTTGAATTTTAAATACACTTGCCGCGGAAAAACTACCCTTGAAGGGCGGCCAGGCGCGGCTAATAAGAGGGTAATTCGGATCCGCCCTTTCCCCCAACGCGCCCTTATAGCGAGCCCCCGGGACGTTTAATCATCCACGGGTCTCCGGCCTGGACCGTACACACGCTTCGTCCGAGCACCGCGCCGCCGGGCGCCCTGCCGCGCGATGGAGCACCCGGAGAACGACCGCCGGGTCGTTGCCGCCATAACCGGCGTTCATTTTTACAACGTCCTCCGCGTCGCGCACGGCTGCTTTCCGCTGTGGTGCGTCCAATTCACGCGCGCCGGTCCCGGGGCCGCCGCCGCGCCGGGTCGTCCCACGCCGGTCGCGCCGCGGCCCGCCGAGCGCGGCCCCGAGGTGTGTTTCGTCCTTGGAGAGAAAATGAGTCATACCGGGGCACCCGCCCACCCAGATCTCCAAGAACCCCATATAGGCCATCTGGCACACGCGGATTTTATGGAGTGGGAAATAGCTCAGCGCGTGAAGAACCCCCTGATCGCGGGCGCCTTCCAGGGCGCCGGGCGCCTCTTTCGCCTGACCCTCTCTTCAGAAAACATCCTCCGCGGTCTCGAGGAACTCTCCTCCGACTCACGCATACCCCTCGCCGGGGCATACTTTTATGGGAGCTGTAAAACTAGCACACCCGAGCCGCCCTCGGACAAGGCGCCCGGCGATAATCCACGCGCCCGCGAGCAAGAGTGCTGGTTCCACGATTTTCGGGACGAAACCCTAGAAGAGTTAGAGATCTACATCAAAACTAAAGACGGGATGTATGCGTTTTCAACGAGCGACCCGCCCGGCGAGCGCAGCGCCAAACGGGCCCGGGGCGAAGAGCTCCCGATACACGATATCTTCGCCCCCGCCGATGCCGCGCTCACGGTCGAAGATCACCCTTTCAAACTGCGCGTGGTTCGACCCCCGTACCACGTGCTATGGGCCCACCGGGACGCCACGTGGAACGGCTCCCTCGTCTCTTTTATGCAGTCCTTGTACAGAAAGACATACCCGGAGACGTACACGGGCGTGAAGCCCGTACTGGCATACGCCTTTCCGCGCGGCGCCCCGTCGGGGTCTACGTTCCCGCCGTTCTTTCCGTCGTTCCCCTTCACGCCCATAAAATTTGACCAGCCTCGGTCGCTTACCTCTGGCACGTCGGGACCCCCGTTCGACGCCAGAATCTTAATGGACGTCTGCCGGGGCGTTTCCCAGACACCCACGGCCAACTTACTCATCCTCCCGTCCCGCGCCCAACAGCGCGCTCTACACGAGCGCGCGATACCCTACCACGGACCCGGGTGGCCGGCGTGGCACTCCGAAATGAACCTCGCGATGTGCGACGGGGAGGACGAACACACGATTCACATCAGAGAGCCCTGCACCTTCCTCGAGGTGGACTTTAACGCCGCCTTGTGCCACCTACTCGCCCTGCGCGCGCCCGGAGAGTCCACAGGGCCCCCGCGCCCCGCAGCGCCCTTTCGGGACCACGGCGCCCCCGAAGTCCTACAAGACCTCGTAGCGTACGGGGACGCCACAGCGCGCTCCCGTGTGGCCAATGCTTATAATTACACGTTGCACAAAATCCTAAAGCATTTTTCCCAACACGGCTTTACGTGGGTCGCGATACACCGGGGCGCGGTTTACTTCACAACCCCGGACGCCCAGATAAGCGAGTCAGAGGTAAGAGGGTCCCACCTTGCATATTTTTTTACGCACCCCCATAAAGTTTCTTAGGGCGGGGCAAAGGGTGAATTCCAGTGTAAGCGTATATGCCCGCCGGCCCGGCGGCCCCTTTAAGCCCACCGTCCATAGGCGCCCCTCCCCGCCCACCCCCGTCTTTAGACCACGAACATAAATGCCTGCCACCCCCAAAACACACACCCTCCCTCATTCGCGTCACGTCCAGTGTCTTTATCACGGTTTTGATGTTTACATTTGACAGGTGTCCCGGCTCTCGGCGAGCGCGTTCCCATCGTCAGACGTGGCCACCGTTCCCTTCAACCTGGTCGAGTTTCATCTCTCCGCCCCCAAAGCCCTCGCCATAGCTCATGTCCACGGCGAATTATTTATATCTCGCCACGAGAGCCCCGCCTCACACAGTCCCCCTGCGGACACGCCCGTCACGTCGTGGACGTCCTCCCTTCACGCCCTCGCACAACAATCAGACCACGGTTCCCCGTCCGGGGATATAGCGTCCCGGATATCGGCCATGATGCCCACATACTTCCAAAATAGGCGAAATGCTGACTTTTGGACAGTGTCCCAGATGCACGTCGCAGAAACCCCGAAGGGCCCATTGAAACCCCCCCGAGCCATAGACTGCCGCGGCAGAAAAAACAGATTCATCAAGACGCTGGCAGGTTTCGTCTGCTGGAACGACGCGTGGGAAACTCCCGTCTCGGTGGACTACTACTACTATCTCTTGTACGCCGCCCAAGTGATGTCCAAACTATGCGGGCGCGAAGACCCCATAGACCCCCCAATGACAACACGACTAGACGGAATGGCCAGGGTTTTAAGTTTATTGTGAGGGAAAGATGTGTTCCACCGGTTCGTCGCACAGACAATTGTGCCGCAGGATGCTAATGACGTCTTTGTTCTGTAAATGTCTAGTGAATATGGTGTTCGAATAAATGACGTTAAAAGAAATCTGGTCCTTTTTGCGCGCCTTCCCTTTCTCCGGCGTCTCCGAACAGCCCATCTTACACGATTCCAGGTAGATGGCCTTGAGGACCCCCCGGGCCTCGTGGTCGTCGCGCTCCAGCTCGTGGTGCAGTTTGAACATCACGAGGGCGTCCGGGAGGCCGTCCAAATCCGCGCCGCCCGCCGCGCCGAGGCGCGCCGCCGTGCCCACCACCGACTCGATGCCCCGGAGAAGAAAGGCCGCCTCTCGACTATTCGTCAGGGTCTGCAGCATGCGCGCCCGCCCCAAAATGGCCCTCGCGGCCACCGGGGTCACGTGGTCCAGATTTTCCGCCATCGACAGGAGCGCGCACATCTCCAGCAGGGACACCTTCTTGGGCTTAAAGAGCAGGAGCCGCTCCGAGAGGACGTGGGGGTAGAGGTCCAGAGTGTTGACCTTATCTTCCGGCTCCACCAGGCTGACCAAGGTAAAGCCCACGAAGTGCGACGACGACGAGCACGCCTTCACGTGCGCCACGAGCTCCTTCACCTTCAAGTCCCCGTGGTCGGTGAGGAAGTTGGGCGTGTGTGCCGCCGTGCAGACCTTCGACGTCTTTTTCACCTCCAGCACCAGCCGCGGGATGAGGGGCAGTTTGGTGTCCCGCACGCACATGACCTGGGCCGGCGGTTTTAGAAACCGGGGCCCGGTCTCCGCGGGTTCTCTGGCGCGCTTTCGCCCGAAGAAGCGCCTACACGCCGACCCGTTCCGGGAGCTCATGGCCGGTTCCGCTCGCCCAAGCCGTCCAATCCCCCGGTATGTTCGAGGGCTCACTGGACTCCGTGGGGGGCAATGGACAATATTTGCTTCCTATGTCTGAAATATATATGGCCAGGCGGCTCCCCCTGTGTAAATACTCAACTATTTCTAAAAGGCTCAGGGCCGAATACGTGTCTGTAATTAGCTCCATCTGATAAAGGCCCGCGATAAGGTAAATAAAGGGCCCCATGAGAATAGCAATCGTGTCCTGGGTGTACTTCACGTACAGCCGCTGACCCTGGTTGTCGACCACGGGCGTCAGCCTGTACGTGTGAAAGAGCTCGCTTTCCCACAGCTGGGTGAGGTCCTTGGCCATGTCGCGAAACGGGGGCACGTACTGCGTTAAAAAGCTATTCAGGACCGTCTCGCCCTTGGCTATGGTGGACGACGCTAGATTCAGCCCCGTGGTCCTGATATTGCTCAACGCGTCCAGCGTGTCGTCGGTTAACACGTCTAACCGGACCCGCGCCCCCTTGTCTTTGTTCTGGCACTGGCTCAGCTGCGCCTCCATCAGGTTAATCTTTTTCACAAACAGCTCTCTCTCGCGCTCCATGCCACTGATGGTCTCGAACTGCTCATTGATCTGGTTGGTGAGGCACTTAAACACGGTGTTGGAGACCTGCTTCTTGAGCCCCTGGGTGGTCGTCTCCCCCGCCACCCCAAAGAGTTTATTCTTATCGATTATGTTATTGGACACGTCGGCGATAAAGTCCTCCACCACGTCCGTGACGCCGCTCACGGTCCTGTTCTCGGCGAGCTTCAGCAGCAGCTGAAGCATCTCCCTCTTGGGGTCTTTTTTCTGCGCCGACTGCTCCAGGTGGGACAGGATGTCTTTGTACAGGTTACCCCCCGCTGACCCAACCACGGCCTTTACCGGCCCGGTGTTGAGCAGCTGACACAGCTTGGCGTGCTCGGCCGTGCGGTGACACATCATGATGTTATGATACAGGCGCTGGACGGGACTGTCGAACGTTACGGCGTTTCCGACAATTATAGGGGGGCATATCACTTCAACTTTTATAGGCTGCTGAAGGTAGACCCCACCGTACTCCCCGGTAGTACAGTCGAAGTGGATGGCCACTTCAGAATAGCAGGGGATATATATGGACGTCAGCGCTTCGATAATCTCGTCCAACTCCCGCCTGAGCGCCTCCACGACCCCCGCCACGGTGCGGCACCCCCTCGTCTCCGCCGGGGTACAGCTGTAAGTAATTCTGTTTCTAATAGAGTCAATTAACCTCTTATTGGGCCGCCGGCGCACGACGGGCACTAGCCCCGTGGCGACCACCCAGTCCACGTATCTCTCGTAAGACAGGGACAGGCGGGAATGCAGTATCTGGTGTATGTTGTGCAATAGTATCTGCTCTATGGCCATTCTCATGGTGCCGGCCCACGACCTAAAGGTGGAGGTTTTAAAGGCGGGGTTCTCCCGGTACTCCGCGGCCCACCGGCCGCGGATGGCCGTCTCGTACTTAGACCAGTCGGCGACCACGTTGTCGTACGTGCAGTTGGCCAGCGCCGTCTTGTATAAATGAATCAGCAGCTGCCGCGAGAACACGCCGGGGTTTTTCAGACTGGAGTACAGCGTCTGCCCTTTTCCGTAGGCGTACTTGCCCTGCAGGATCTCAAAGAGCCCCGTGGACGTGGTCGTGGGGTGAACCGGGATGGAGGCCGTCGGGGACGCGTTCGTTTTAAACATGACGTCGGACTCCAAGGTCCGAAAGATCGTAGACGAGGTCGACCGCCTGTCCCGCCGCCGAACGCGCGCCCCTCCGGAGATGGACTGGTTCGACTCCCAGTTCGACCCCGAGGACTGCGACGGGCCTCTTTTACCCTTCTCGGCCTACGTCATCACCGGAACGGCGGGGGCGGGCAAAAGCACCAGTATCGCCGCGCTCTACCAGAGCCTCAACTGCCTGGTCACCGGGGCGACGATGGTCGCCGCCCAGAACCTGTCCAGGGGTCTCAAGGCGTTCTGCCCGACCATCTACAACGCCTTTGGGTTCAAAAGCCGCCACGTCAACGTCCTGAACCGCCAGTCTGCGCGGGTTTTTGGCCCCAACAGCAGTATGACCCAGATTCAGCACCGGGATCTGTCCAAATACTGGCCGGTGATTTCAGACATCAGTCAGGAATTCACTAAAAAAAGGCAGCGCGGCCTTTACGGGCATCTCAGCCCGGAGGCATTTAATATGCTAACGCTGCTGAACAGCGCGCAGCTGTGGACCACGAACATCATCGTCATCGACGAGGCGGGCACCCTCTCGTCGCACATCCTCACCACGGTGGTGTATTTTTACTGGCTCTACAACAGCTGGCTGAACACTCCCCTGTACAAGGAGGGGGCCGTCCCGTGCGTCGTGTGCGTGGGGTCGCCGACGCAGACGGACGCGTATCAGTCGATGTACAATCACGAAAAGCAGAAAAACCAGATTTTGGAGTGCGATAACATCCTCTCGTTTCTCCTCGGCAACCCGGTGGTCGCCAACTACGTGAACATCACCCACCACTGGGCCCTCTTTATCAACAACAAGCGGTGCACGGACCCCGAGTTCGGCCACCTGCTGAAGACCCTGGAGTACGGGCTCGACGTCTCCGAGGAGGTCATGAGCTACATCGACAGGCTGGTCGTGCCCGCCAGCAAAATCCTGGACCCCCTAGAGTACATCGGCTGGACGCGCCTGTTCCTGTCCCACCAGGAAGTTAAAACCTACCTGGTCGCGCTGCACACAGCCCTGGCCGCCCACACAAACAGCGAGCTCACCAAGCTGTTCACCTGCCCCATAGTCTGCGAGGTCTTCTTAAACACGTTCGAGGAGTACAAGACCCTCGTAAATCTGCCCAACCTCACCCCGTTCGAGTGGCTGACTAAGAACCTCCCCCGACTCAGCAACTACTCACAGTTCGTCGACCAGGACATGAACGCCATCAGCACCGAGCTCACGAGGACGTCCATGAAGGTAACTTACGTCGTCCAGTACGTGAAAAACAGTTACATCTCCCTTAACAGCAAAACAAAAAAATGCGTGTGTGGGTTTATGGGGACGTACGGAGAGTTTAAAGCCATCCTGGACAACGACACCTTCGTCGATCACCACGCACAAGACCAGCCCGAGTTCGTGTACAGCTTTTTAAGCACCCTGCTCTACAACAGCATGTACAACTTCCATCAGCAGGGGGCGACGGGCGACCACGAAGAGTTCTTGAGGTCCCTGGACGCCCTCGTAATCCCGCCCCATTTGATGACCGGCCCCGAATCGGAGAGGGTCGGGTTCCCGGTCGACCACTGGCCCTCCGCAAACAAAAATGTCGATGGCGGTCCGGGAAGTTGTGCGTCCGACCTCGACGGTTTCTACCACACGGTTCCGCCCCCGCCCTCGGCAAACTCCACGTCCCTTCCCACGATTATCTGTATATACTCCGCCCTTAAAAAATACTTTTTGCGAAGACTGGAGGCCGCCGTGTCCTATTTCGGGGAGGAGTTTTATGGCCGAAACTTCTCCACCTTCACGTTCAACGTGTTGGTCAGAAACGGGGTGGACTTCACGTCCAATAGTCCTAAGATCCAGGGCCTCCTCGATTACGCTTCCAACGTGGAGTCGTACCGGCTCAAGGGATACACGTTCGTGCCGGTGTATTTTGGCAGGCCCCCCAAGCAAGAGCTGCTCAGCAGGGACCTCCAGAACAAAATGCCCAATATAGTCGTCCAGGACTCCACCGGCTTCGTGGCGTGCCTGGAGAACAACGTTAACAAGATGACCGAGACGCTAGAAGGGGGGAAGCTTTTACATCTCTGTAGCGCCGGAGACTACGGGGTTAGCTCCAATCTGGCCATGACTATCGCGAAGGCCCAGGGCCTATCTCTCAATAAAGTAGCCGTGTCCTTCGGCCACCACAAGGCCATTAAAAAAAGCCACGTGTACGTAGCCATCTCTCGCGCCACGGACCCCAAGAGCCTGGTTCTGGACTGCAACCCCCTGAGCACGATGTCTAAAGAAAAAGAGAGCATCTGCTCCACCCGTCAAATACTTCAGGCCCTCAACAACCCAGAAACTCTTTTGGTGTACTAGCTGAAAAAATATCCTAGTATGTCTTAAAAGTGATCAAAAACCCACCCTCGCCCGTCGTTTGGCGGCAGCGGGGGGCTTACCTTTCAATAAAAAATTTCACACCGCGCCCTAGAGTTTTGCCCCGTCTGTTCCTCGCACCGCGCGGCTCAATTTTATTTTGTAAAACACGAGGCATCCCCCAATAAACTCCGGGCACTATAAAACACAGACACGCCGTAGGACAAAAGCGTTTTCTAACATTTATTTGCAGCACACAAAACACATTGTTGAAAGCCCTGGGCAACATCAGGAACATCATCGTTTAAGGTCTTACGAGCAACAGCGGCAAAAACAACAGCGAGAAAATTGAAAAATACAGAGTCTAAGTAGTCGGGCGCCCAGTCAAACACGCACAGAGTACACATTTTAGAATAGAAATAAATACTTTTTAAGAATTCATAGTTCGCAACACCAGTCTCTCGGTCCCGCCCCCGAGTCAGTCCAGCCACGGCCAGTTGTAGCAGTCGTGCCCCTTTAGCGGCGGGGTCTTGTGCATAACGCGGCGAGAGTATCTGTTAGATGATTTCTTACATGATCGTGGCCGGGTAGGCAAATAAGACGTGGGCATTCTGTAGGACGTTCCAGTCTCCCTGCTCCCGTCTACCGACGACTGGGAACCCGTCCCCGAGTCGTCCTCCTCGTCGCTGCTGGAACTACTGTAGACGATCATGCGGGCGCTCTTTTTCAAAATGTCCGGCGTCTGCGGCTCGGAAGACGAGGATAGCCGCCGTTTGTACGTGGAACTCACAAGCACGCAATCATCGTCGCTGTCCGAGCCCTCCAGTCCATCACCCGCGGCTTTTCGCAAGCAACTCTCACCCTCATCGTCCGAAGAGATGACAATAACGTCGCCCTCGTCGCCGTTCCGCGAGACCGATGAGCAGGGGCTATTGTCATCTGAGCTGCACTCGGACTCGGTGTCGCTGCTTCCAATGTCTTCGTCCGCCACGCGGATCTCATTTACCTTGTCGGCCTCGTCTATAAAGCAATCGCTTTCGTCCTCATCAGACACATCTTCGTACCGACTATCTCCGGGACATAGTTCGCTCCCATCATCGGATTCCTCGTCCTCCTCATCATCCTCGTCCTCCTCATCCTCCTCACCCTCCTCACCCTCCTCATCCTCATCCTCCTCATCCTCCTCATCCTCCTCATCCTCCTCATCCTCCTCATCCTCCTCATAATCATCACTGTCGGATTCATCACCGTCCTCGCCCTCAACGCAATCCCCGTCCTCGCCTTCTTCGTCTTTCACATCATCTCTTAAAGCAGAGGCCGCAGCGTTACCCCCGCAGCCTTCGCCTTCCTCACACTCACTATCTTCGTCGATTTTAGAGTTTAGGGGCCTAATGCGCTGATACGCGAGCTTCCCGCACCCCATAGAGCAGCGACCGCCCTTCAGAGCAGCCTCTGACGTTTTCAGGTTGCGAAGGCGCAAGCGGCAAGGGCCGTTCTCACCGACACTCGCGTTGAGAGTGGAGCTGGTCACGGCCGTAGAACAAAGTTCGCGGTCTTCGGTCAAAGGCGAGGACGGGGAAAGACTGGAGCTGTCGCTGAGGTCGAGGCTGCTCAAGTGCGTCGGAAACGTGAAATACTCGGTGGTCTTGCGCCGCGGGGCCCCGTAAATTGGCAGCATGCGGTCGTCGGGGCGCCGCCGGCCGCGGGCCACTTTCGCCTCTCGTAGAAGAAACATTGCCATGGCTGCAATGAAGCGGGGACGTGGGCTGCAGACGGCGTAGCGTAGAGCGAGAACTGAGCTAGTTTAAGCTCCAGTCGATTGTGCCTCGGTTGTTCTCGGCTAAGTATTTATTGGCCAAGTTGAAGTGGTTACAGCCCAAAAATTTGGGCCAATTAGACGTCCGATGACTACACTGTGCCAACGGTGACGGATGTTGCGCCTTTAATACCAAATGATTCTTAGCATTAATCAACCGTGCCTTGTCAATAGCCTTTGACCCCCAAAGCATAAAAACACAGTGCTTGAGGTTTTCAGACAAGGAAGTTATCACATAATTAGTAAACCATTGCCATCCCAGGTCAGCATGAGACGCGGGTTTCCCCTCCTCCACTGTTAGTATAGTATTCAAAAGCAGCACACCATTAAAGCCCCAAGAATTCAGACACCCGTGGGTGGGTGAGCGAAACCCAGACACAGAAACTAACAACTCAGAATAAATATTTTTTAAGCTGGGCGGAATCGGGTCGCTCGGCTTTACGCTAAAGGCCAGACCCGTGGCCTGGCCCCTATGATAGGGATCCTGGCCCAAAATGACCACCTTAACGTCCTGCGGGGGGCACATAAAAGACCACGCCATGATTTGGTTCTCCGGGGGATATATCGTTGCCTCCTCGCGCATAGCTCGCACAGTCAGAATAAGGTGGTGAAGCTTCTTCTGCAAAAACGGAGACAGGTTCAAAAAATCTAACCAGTCTGCCGCCAAAAGGAGGTCTTCTGGCTTACTCTCTAGCTGATCGTCGAGCCGGTCCCACACGTTTTTCTTCAGCCAAAGGTCCATACTGGCAGCGAAATCGGCGCCGCGCAAAGAGGACGGAGATGCAGGCCGCCCTTCAACGGGTTTAGCGAATTTCGCGCGAGAGCGAGGAGTCTCCGGCCGCTCTAAGAACTAGTCCTGGGCCCTTCGTGCGCGCCCCGGTAAACTCCAAACTTAAAAATGGACGTATCGGCCGTCTTAACAGAAAATTTGCTGGCAAATAAATGTAGGCTGGCCTTTAACTGCTCCCTAAAAGAGTCCCTGTTCTCAATAGTTCTCTCCCCGGCCTTCACACTAACAGCTAACAAAAAGCTCATGACGTTAAAACCGTTCGCGCAAATAACTTGGGTTATGTTCCCCGGTCCCCGCGTGTAGACCCTTGCAACGTTCACCCCCCCGCACGTCTCCACAGAATTAAAGTGTATCTCTTTGATGTTTTCGAATAGGCCAATTTGGGTAACATTCTTATAGGTTATGTGGCAACATGGCACCGCCGGGGACGCGAGCACCGGCGGAATAAACAGGAACAAGATGATGTTTTTGAACATACTGCGCATATGTACGAGCGCCGCGATTCAGCTCGAACCACCATTGCAATACGGGAACCAAAGTAGGCTCTTTATATATACAATTTTCTAAAAAGATCACTTCTGAGAGAGCCCAAAGTTGAGGCCTCGCGGCCAAAACCAAGTTCGACAGACAGGGGGAGAAGGGGCGGTGTTGTGAATGAATGCATGACAGGGCCCAGCCACTTCAGCGCGCTCTCACCCATTACTCTTAAATTACCAACAGTCCACGTAACTCCTCCCCCCCCATCCTGAGCCCACCCACGCTTGCCCCCGGGTCAGCGCCCGGGAAACCAAGCACGCGCTGAGCTGTGCCTGAGTTGTGCCGAAACCAGACTTAAAACCACACGCAAGAAATTTTTACTGCATTCATTTACAGTCCTCTTTTATTTCGCGCTCCTTTCCGCAAAGGATTTTTATTTCCCCCTTTCCGCCTTTTATCCGATGTATTCTTTCCACGCGGACAACCGTTTCTAACATCCACCGCGCGCTCCGGAGAAATAGGCGATACATCTGTATCACTAGGGCTAGCTCGCAGCATACGCGCGTCGTTTTTGTAAAGGAGCTTTTCAAACTCTTCAATGGAGAGGTACGGAAGGTCCTCATCGTCGGCGTAGATGGGAGAAACCGAGATATCCAGCCAGCCCTCATCCTCTTCGTCTTGTAGAGAGTCCATCTCGCTAACAGCGCTTAAGTGGAATTCATTTTCCATTTCCTCTAGCTCGTAGTCAGAGTTCGCGCTCTCTCCATCGCGGTGGCCATTAAAACGCCATTTTGCTCTCCGGCATTTAGAGGTGGAGCCCTGAGGCCATTCGAGCGTGTCATGGTTTACATGATTAAGACAATTACTGTTCTGGTCCAAATTTACGGCCCTGGGAATGTTGGGTGAGATGTCAACCCAAGCGCCATTGCGCATAGCCCGCGAGCGCGCCGATCGCGCCTCGGGGCCGCCCTCATGATCCACCATACTGCAACCTGGCAGCCGAAACTCGTGGGGCGTCCGGGCCGCGGGGCTCCAGTCCTCCCACTCGACCGGTCGGTCGATGAAAACTGCAGAGTTTTCTAAAATTTCCAAGGGTAACGCGTCGTGTGTGTCATGCAGACCCTCGGGCGCCACGCCGCCCGCTTCGTGCCACTCCCGCCCAAACCCCTCTATAACCTTGCTCGAGGGGCTTAAGGTTAGCAATAGGGCTTCTCGGCCAATGGCGAGCGTGCCATCTGGTTGCTCCAACTCGGGGTCAACTGCAGGTGCCTCTGCAGGTTCCTCATTCCATTCGCCCCACAGCCGCGTCTGTATTAACGCTAACAGCTGAGTTTCGTGGGAGGGTTCGGGGTCATCCTCATAAATTTTTTGAAATATTTCCTGAAGAGAATCACTCATAGGCTTGTAGTGCCGGATTAAGTGATGCACAGTTTCGCCCCGCGCCCCCTTCTCCCATTCAGAGAACACTCGACCATGGCTCAGCAATGTGGGAAACTCTTCCCGTGGGAAATTTTGAGATTTTAGGTACCGGGCCAGTTCATTGTCGAGGAAAGAAAGATCCGCAGTCAGGTATTTCTCTAAAATAAAAAACAGAAGGCAGAAATACAGGCATGTGGCCAAAGCACACACCTCTCGCTCCACTCGAGCATCGGTCCACATTATGGCGTTTTTCGCAGGTATTACTATAAGCTCCGAAAGGTCGGGCTCGCTAATGTTAACCGGCTGCCCAAGCACCGCGCACGTATACACCCTGAAAATGAGCAGGGCGCCCGGGCACTGCTTACAGTGGGGGTTGAGTTTCACGGGGCTTTGAAATTTCCGCATCCCGTTTAAGTTTTTTATCACGCCTCTGCAATCTACGCAGCCACAGTCCCGCTCCAGCAGGGCCTTCAGTGTCTCGCGGCTCTGCGTAAAAATATCCTCTATGCCCAGGACGGGCTGGCCGTGAAACAGCTTTGAGTGCATCGCTCTTGCCGCTTCTCTCGCCAGAGAAACCACCGGCAATAGGGAAAGGCGCGCAAAGAATGTAGCAGAATTCTGAACTAAGTTCCCCATGATCATGAGGCTCGCAGACATCCCGGCGTAGCTATCCTCTTGAAAAAGAGGCTGAAGCATTTTCAGGGTTTCTTCCGCCTTGATACTTTTCGAAAATTTTGACAGCACCTGCGCCCACCTCTGTTTGTCTTTCGGCCGCAGCCCGGTGACGGGCACCTTGAGATCCATTATCTTCGCTGCCGCTCACCGACAAAACAAACTAATACGAGGATATTTTTTTTCTCATGCCCGCAAGTTAAATAGCAAGGACGCCGATTCTACATTCTCACTCTTAGTCATTGTAAATAAATTTGTAAGCAGTTTTTTACGCACCTGTTACTTTTTTTTCTGAAACGCGTTAGTCACAAGGCAAATCTACCTTTTAAATAGGCCCTACTCGCCTACCAGAATGCTACGGCTTCACACAACCCAACATCTCTGGCCGAGCAAGCAGCCACCGAGAGAAAGAGACACCGCGTCCAGCCAGCCCGTCGTATAAAATAAAACGCAGGAGACGCTGTAAGTTTTATTGTTTTATTTTATACCTGTTAAAATTTTACCGTTCGCGTCCTCGCTAGCGCGGCCGTTCGAAGACCTGCTCAAAATTTAAACAGGTGCATGACCCGGGGCGCGGGACCGACATCTGAATCTAAGAACCGCGGGACGGGGTTTAAAAATCAGTCTTCTTGGTTCACCAGCGTCTGCCTAATGTTAAAAACAAGAGTGTAGATCTCCACGACTTCAAAGTCCAGGAGTTTTTCATGGAGGCCGTTGACTAGCTGAAACAAGTAATCTAGCATGGCCACGGTAGAGACCCATTCGTAGCCCCCCGATGCGAACCACGCAAAGAAAGCCTTCATCTCTTCCACCAGCAGCCCCGCGGTCTGGTTGGTGACGTTTAGCAGGGCGCCCTCGTGGATCGCCATGCGAAACACTCGTAGCGCGGCCGTCCATAGAATGAGTTGGTTGAACAGGGTGTTAAAATAATTGTCTTCCTCGTGTGTAAAGTTTAGCTCCTCGTTAAGAAAGATTCTCTTGGAAATGGTGGCAAGAAAGGCCATGGACGGGATCTGCCCGGTCCCGTACGCCCAGTTACTGTAGACGGCCGCGCGAATGCCGTCGTCAAGCCCCCTGCTGTTTGTTATCACCCACTCCCCGATGGGCTTCGTAATGGGTACCCATTCGGAATCGTCTTCTGTGTACTGGGCGCGGCGAGACGTGTAAAGGGCAAAATCTAGCACCGCCTCCAACTGATCATCGCCGTGCGCGTCGATATGCTTGGCCACTTTGGCCATGGCCGCAGATATTTTCCCAGAGTAGTGGGTCTGCATTTTTGATATATAGTGCGACAAGATGTCCAGAATTCTCGGAATTATGAACGGTTCTAGCATCTGGTGATTCACTAGGGTCTGCAGAACCTTGGCGAGGGCCAAAACCCTTGACAGCCTCACGGCCTGCTCCTTGTATACTGGGTTGGCCACCTCGCAGTCTACCGAGTGAAGCATGTCCACAATGGCGCCGATGCGAGGATAGTGGTACTTGAAAAGCTTATTTAGAAAAGTAGAGTTGGTAACGATTGGCATATTACCGGCAGAGGCCATATTCGCGCTCGATTCTCAACCGGCCGCGCGCCCGTGTGATTTTTTTCAGGGGCCAAGATGCCGCGCCCGAACTGCGTTGACGATTTTCTGCTCGTGTCCAAGGAGGCGAAGGCCCTAATCTATAAAGCCGTGCAGGGTTACTGCGCCGCCTTAAATAAGTCAAGTGAAAACTGTCACGAAATCACAACAGACACCCACCAGGCGTGCTTCAAACTTATTCAGTCCGCGTGCCAGATCCCTTACATCGGCGGGCTCGTGGGCACGCTGAACCTGTGCAACCTCTGGACCATGTTCAGAAACTTCAAAGGAAAGAAGAAGTCCATGTCCGAGAGCATGGCGTGCGCGAGCTTCGCCTCCCACTTCGTGAGGCACCTGATAGAAAAGCTCATCTTTGAGACCGATAAGTTTTTCCTGTGCGCGCCGTGCAGCGGCATCCAGGTTCCCAAGGAGCTGGCCACCGCCATGTTCAACCTGCTGAGCGACACCCGAAAACGGGCGCTAGGCCAGAGCAAGATGTTCGGCACCGGCCGCGCAAAGATGATGTCGACAAGCAAGGAGCTCATAGAGCTCTATCTGTCCATGGACAGCCAGGGGCTGCTCTCCCAGGACGTTAAAAAGTTTATGCACATCATCTTTCTCATGCCCAACATCAACGAGCAGTTTAAGCAGCTCTACGAGTGGGAACAGGAGTGCCAGAGCAGCACCCGGAGGCACAAGACGGTCGTGCACGTCTCTCCTCGACAGAGAGCCCCCAACAGGTCCGTCTTCTCGGACGCCGAGACAAGGTTTAAGTACGTGATTCCCAACTGCCTCATAATGGAAACGTACACTACCGGAGAAAGGGTGTACGTGAACCCGGACATCTCCAAGCACATGCTTAACGTTTCCGGCTCCTATCAAGAGGTGGCCGACCCGTCCCCGGACCCCCAGCCGCAGCCCACGGAAGAGGCACCGCCCCGCAAAAGACTCAGGGGCGACGGCGCCCCCGAGCCCACTCCCGCGCAGGCGCCTTTCTCCGGCAACCCGGTCGCCGGCTCACCACAGGCGCCCGTCCCCGCCCCGAGTGCCGCGTTTTGCGAGGCATGCCCCTCAGCCACTAACCACCCGAGCGAAAACCCAGAGGCCCCCTCGTACATTTTTATTACACAGACCCAATTAAATCAGATATCCGCGCCCGAAGACACATTCTGTACAAGCTTTAATTTTGCCAATATGCAATCAGCGCTTACCCCACATCCAGCACACGCCGCTCAAGCAGGGCCAGAATCTCCTTCCTTAATTCCAGAATCGACCCCAACTATATGCTTTGATACCACACTGCCCATCGATGCCAGATATCCAGAGAATGACACGTGTGACGTGGAGAGCCGCGAGTCAGAGTGCGAGTATGCCGAGACGATGGCTCTCTTGAAAGAGCTGACTGCTCCCTCCTCTGCAGCCGCCGCGGCCAACTATGCGGACTGCAAGTGGCCACTATCCTGCCCTGAATCATCTCAGGACGATGGATATGTGTCACCTCCACTCACAACGCCTATGACATATGCAAATGATTCAACACATTTTTCCCCATCCTCCCCTATGCATACTTTGCCATTGAGTGAAAACCTGGACCCGGGCCAGAATAAAGTTACATCACGGCACCCGGAAAACTACTACGGGCCGCCCGAAGACACCGGCACGTCGTCCATCGCCGCCGTCTTGGAGACCATGCGCAGCTTGGAGGAAATGGGAGAGTCGTCCCAAGAAATGGACAGTGAAAATCACTTCAATATCGAAAGTTTAAATAGCATAGACTCCGGGTATGACGACGGCTCCTTCACGCCCATGGACAGCCCACGTAGACCAGAAAGTCATCTCCAAGAAACTCTACAGTCAGTCATTCAGTCTTTGGAGCTGCTGCAGGACTGCGCGGGCACGGCCGGCCACGCTTCGCCGTTCGAGGACTTGTTCGAGATGCACTTCGGAAACCCCAAATCCGCCAACAGGGCGTCGGACGCGCCACAAGCCGTCACGGTGCCCGCGTCCCCCCTCACCACCCAGATAAATGACATTTTTAACACACTAAAGGACGCAGCCGAGGGCTACGAGCTGTTCTCTGGACCCTGAGCGCTTTCTCTGCCCCGGTCCCCGCGGCCCCGGCACGACCTCTGAGCACTTTAACACTTTCTACGCGAAAGGCGCCCCCACATTCAGAAATGGATGCATCCAGACTGCTTATGCAGCCACTACCCATGCACTCGATGACTTTCATCGGCAGAAAAACACGCGGCTGCCGTGCAGCTACCTTAAAGAACCCGGGCCCGTTTTAAGGCCTCGCTGTAAAAAAAAACTTGTATCCGTGTTACATATTGTACATATCACCCCTCGCCCCCAACCTCTTTTTTTCTCCCGAACCCCCGCCCAGTATTAAAAAAAATTGACCAATGCACACGGTGCGCGCGTTGTTTAAAGTGTTGCATATTAAACGCCCATAAAGCCGAGCCAACCAAAACATCTGAGTGACATACGTCCCCTTTACCTTTTATAAAACTAAGGGTTTTATACACACGCAAGTCTCAGTCCCAAGCTATTAAAGAACAGCCCAGCACCATAGCCTCTCATTGGGTCTGATCGCCCTCGCCCAGCCCCCGAGCCCGCCCGTCACAGCAATGGAAAGCGCCAGCTTCTCCTCGTCCAGTCTCCTCTCTTGCACGTACGTCACCGCCACCATACTAAACATCACCCACAACTTTTTTTACGTCCCTATCAACTGCCCTAGTTTTTTTAAGTACCCCGACTGCACCAACTGCGAATATAGCATATCTGTGAATCGATCAGTGTTCACCTCCTCGGCCAACCAGCACGATGGGAGCGGCCAACACACATTCTCACACTGTCACATAGGCTCTCTTACCGAGACGACCACCGACATCAACACCACCTGCGCCGCCGACAATTTATTGTCCACGTACAGGCTAGATCTGAAGGGCACCACCTCGTGCGTCGTTTCGGCGAGTCAGTTACAGCAGGCGGGGGCGGGGACCAGCGCTATCAGGGGCCACTTAATTAAGGTACGGGACCCCATGGGCTTGACCTGGTGTCACGTAACAGAGTTTTCCTATTCAGACGGCGGGGCCCCGAGTCCACAGCTAGACGAGTATCTCAGGGAATGTGTCACTTCTCCACAAACCCTAGTCGCGGTCAACGGCCGCGCGGCGTACACGGGCGAGCCATTTCACCTCGCGAACTCCGCGAGCGCGGGATTGTCCGTCGTGATCCACAACAGAAACTTTTCAGTGTTCTGTCAAACTAGCGTACCCGCCGCGACACTAGCCGTCAGGCAAACCATCAGGGCACCGTGTAACACCACGGTGTACCGCGCATCGTTCACCCCCATTCGCATCACCCGGCGCGATCAGGGATATAACATCACCATGCGAGTTGCCATCACCGGCCTGACCAACATATACGAAACCCAGGCCGTGTATTTTTTCGTGTCCTCCGACAACCGCCAGGACGACCCCGACACCACACCGGCCCCCAGGTCCATGGCCGGCGCGGGCAGACAGGGCAAGGGCGCGCTAGCCTTCTGCACCGCGCACCGCAAAATGCGGTTCAACGTAATTCCGTTCGGACCCGATTCCCCGTACGCGATAGAGAACAAAAAGATAGACGTGACGAGCCTCATGGCTTCGATGAGCTGGACCGGTGTATCCTCCGCCGAAGACACTTCTAACAATAGTTCCCGTTTTGCCATATTGTGGAAACCTGAAAAACCGCCAACAAGGTTCCTGTGCAAAACCGAAATTTTTCCGGAACACGTAAAGACGCTCAACACGTCCCGCCTTTGTCCCACCATCACCGTCAACCGAGAGCCCGGCTCCGCCGGCGCCATGGACTTTTTATTTTCCGGCTTTCAGCTGCATCGCAAAACCTATATGGCGGCCATAGTCGCCGAGAAGAAAATATTTTTGAGACGGATCAGCTTTCGGAAACAGGACCCTTCGATTATTTTGGGTCCCTCGGGTAAGCCTTATAGAGCCCCCCCCCAAACCACACTCCACCACGAATGAACCGTTGGGCAGGGAACACGCGCCCCGTCTCCCGCCGCCCAATTTCTCAGCCATGCTCTAATTCTACCGACTTTAAGCACGGGCCCGTAACTCAACCCACGGGCACACGTTCTCAGCAGATTTTCCAACCCCCATCTTAAATGTATCCTCGCGCTATTATACTTCCCACCCCCTGCACAAAAACCACCCCCAACCCACAAAACCAACATTTACTCATACCGGGAGGTAGCCGAGGTCCCAACCTTAAACTATAGCCCATCAGTCATCAGAAGGCCCGGCCCGCATAACAAATCGCCCCCCACCCTCCTCTTTTCCCTTCCTCCTTCCACCCCCTCCCCAGACGCCACTTTAATCCTCCCCTGTTTTTCCATATCAAGACAACAACGAGGAAAAGGAGGAAAGCGCGGGCACGGTATCCCCCACGCCCGATTGGACCGAAGACCCCGACTACTCTTTGTCCCCAACCGAGGATGCGTCGCCCGCCGACGACCTACTCCAGCCCGACTTGGACACCGCGGCCCCAGGAAGCCCTTCCACCATCTCCACGCGCCCCCCAAAGGATAAGCCCACCAAGCCCAGTAGCAACATGCGCCTATTTTTATTAACCGTCCTTGGAACGGCTGCCGTCCTACTCATCGCGGCTATTTCCATGTTTTCTATATGTATACGCCCCACGAAATAAAACAAGCCAGTCCGTGTCCAAAATAAGTAAAATAAAGTCACACTTTTATTAAAAACGCTGTCACAGTTTCTTCCAACTCGCGCCCGGGTCACCCCAGCACGAACGCCGGCCACGCGCCCACACTCAAGCACGCGGTGACAGGCCGTTCGCGGCCCCGCGCCGCCTCGGAAGGAGTAAGGGTACAGGGCTTTACACGGTGCGCAAACCGCCGCCTCTTCGTTCGCGGACCCTCAGTCATAATCCCGCCCGCCGCTTTTCTTGGCAGCGGAGCCCGCCGAACTCCTGTTTCCCGGGGCCACGTCCTGAAAGTTAAGGTGCACTCTCATAGACAGAGACTTGACGACGTCCTCGGCCTCTTCCCGAGTGACGGCGGCAGCCAGCTCTCCCCGTACTTTCTCGTCGATCTTTTTCTGCGCCAGGGCAACCAGGCGCGCTACCGTAGTCGTAATAATGACCTCCTTTTGCTGAAAAGTCAGTATTCCGTCGCCGCGCGGCGGGGCCCCCGGGTGGGTGTGGTCCTTTTTAATTCGTCGCTTCAATTGCTTATTCTCTAGCTCCAGTTTACTGATTTTCGAAGTCAGGTCCTCCAGGGCCACGTTAGCAGGGCCTTTGAAGTCTGTGAGTCTCGGGCCGGCCGATGCCCGGGCCCGAGGTGTTCGCGTTTTGCCGGTCGTAGAAGCCATGATAGAGAAGAGAGAAGCGCAAAACTCAAAGCCGTACTGCAGCTACGTGAAATTGTACGTGTTAAATAGTGTTTCGGGGCAGGGGCTCGCCCTTTACAGGCGCTCTAGTTTTCTAGTTTTGAATCATCGCAGAAACAAATTTGTTAAAGCACACAAAGAGCAAGAAAATGACGGTGGCCACAATCACCACCAGGGTGTTAAATAGGGCCCATATCGAAGAAAAACTGCCCAAGGCGGGCGTGTACGTGTCGGCGTTGCATTTAAAATCGTAAAAATTGTGTTCTGCGATTAAATGCCCGGATGGGCCTTTTGGCGTCCTATATTGATCGAGCCCGTCCGTGGTCACTTGGCACAGGCCCACGTTACTCATAATGCCAAATATCAGCCCATAAAGCCCCAGAGTTATACACGCGCGCAGGTTTCGGTTCCTCATTCTCAGCAAATCTCATATATTCTTCGGGCCGCACGAAAAATTTTGAAACCTTGGCAAGCTCGCAACGGCGCGCGTCGGCGCTTATATACTGCAGTTAGCTCCCATCACCTAAAATATGGACAACCCCACCGGCCTCTACACGTACGCGAGCGATAAGTTGACCATCTTATCAAAGGACGAAAGCTCTAGAATATGGCTAACTAACAAGACCCCGGTGCTGGTGCGCCCGCACCAGCCTTTCATCCTGCCCCTCGGAGTCTTCGTCGACAGCATTCCGGGCCACGCCATCCTCCTGACCGGAAAAACAGATCGGCCGGTCACCTGCCACGTTGGGCTCATTGACCCCGGGTACACCGGCGAACTAAAACTCATTCTCAACAACAGCACGCCGTTTAATCAAACCCTATTTCCAGAAGAACTACAAATCTACGTCATGGCCTTCATGTTCTCCACGCCCCTGATCCTCGACAACAATCTCCTCTCACGGCCACACTACTCGGAGGACGCCGGATACGATCTGCTCAGCCCGTTCGACTTTTACGTGTACCCGCTAACCAGCTTTTCTATCCTGATACCCCACCCCTGCCCCGCTCCCAAGAAGATGTTCGTGCCCGTTGTGCTCGGGCGCTCGGGCATAGCCATATCCGGGGTCACGGTGTCAGCAACCGTGTGGAATAAGGACCAGCTGAAGATAAGGCTGTTTAGCCACGCGGGGGAAACCCAGCACTTCTCCAAGGGGAGTCGCATATGTCAAGTAGTTTTCATGCACAAAAGGCACGTTCGGTCAAAATACTGCCACCCCTTCGACTGCTTTCAGCTCTCCCCTAGCCTTTTCTTTTCATGGGCTCAGGTGTCGTTCAAAAACCTCGGCGAGAGGACGGCCCAGCACGCCGGAATTCACGATGGTTCGCCAGCGCCCCCCTCCGTCACCAACGAGACGCGGCCGGTACGCGACGGGAATGGTTTTGGGTCATCGGGCATGTAACCGTCCCCGCGACCACCGCCCCACCATCAAAATTTTTCAGCCTCGCCGCGGGAACCGCCCTCGCCGCCGTTTCGCCCCCCACCTTCCCCTTTTCCAGACAAACTCGTGTCGTGTCTATAAACTGAACACCAAATATACAGACTCCCCTCCCCATCCCACCTTTTCGCCGGGAAATAAAAACATGCTGAAACCATATTTCGTACCCGTTTTTATTTCACATCCCCCACACATTCCACATCAGAGGAGGGCTACAGGTATGTCTCGTGCATAAGACCAGGTCCGCCGCACGCATCGTCCCGGTTCCCACCGTCCGCTGCCGGGAGAAGGGGCGCCTCCAACTGACGCGGCAGCGTGAGATGTGATTCTTGCGGGTCTCCGGGCGTTATTAGTCCGACGCATACCTCCTCTCGGGCGGGGGGCGGGGCAACCGTCACGACCTTCTGGGCAATGTTGGCCGCCCAGTGAGTGCTCTCGTCCATGGCGATGACCGCGGCCAGCTTCTCCATCTCCAGGAGCGCCAGGGTATCTCCCGCCTGCTTGTCGAGCAGGGTCTGCAGGCCCTCCTCATTGACGGTCAGGTCGCCGGCCGCCATGGCAATCATGGCGTTCCATATCACATTTTGAACAGCCTTGAGCTTTTTCAGTTGAGAATTAACCGCCCCCTTACAACTGTCGGGGATCTTAACCGAGTCAAACCTACGAAGGTAGTCAGATATATTGTTTGACTGCACGGCCAGCAGGTAGGCATGTTTTAAGACCTTGTCATTCTGATGTCCTTGTAGAATATCGCCAACTAAAACCCCCGGTGGAAGGCCGAGGTTTATTTCAGCCTTCCACCGCTCAGAACACACGTCGATCTCCTCCACCAGCGGACTATACGAGTTCTTGGGTCTCCCGAAGGGCCAGCAGCCGCAGCAGAACCAGGGAAACGCCTTAGCCGCTGGGTCCATAGGATCGCCGGCACGCGAGCGCGCTCGCGAAAAAAAGCACACGCATCTAACGTCCCGGCGCGGACTGTCAAAATGGCCACAGACCCTGAGTCCTTTATGGCTATATTTGCCACAAGCGGAGACTGCGCTGAAATAATCGCCGACGTTCTCTCGGGACACAAGGTGGATTTTAAGATCTTTAATGTAATACACAACTGCTTCGAGGGATTTAATACAGCGGCGGGCAGTGTTCAACTCGATCTTTGTCTCCCCACAAAACGCCCCGGGTGCGGCAGCAAGTACCAGAGGGTTCTGCGGCTCAGGCTACCTCCCAGGATAGCTCACCGCTTCCTCATCGAGGGAAAGCCCATATCCACTCAGATCGCAACACAGTGTTTGGACGTTGCGTTCGCCGAGACCACGTTCAGGCCCCTCATCGAGGTGCTCGTGTGCAATAAGCCCCCGTCCTCCGACGAGCCCCCCAGCCTCAGGAGCCAGATATACTGGCACCGAACGAAGTTTGTAGCGTCGCTCAGGAAGATGTACAAGATCACCTCCTCGCCCTACTGGCTCGTGGCGACGTTCGGCAGCCACGAGGCCCAGTTTATCCTGACGGCGACGTTCTACTACTTCGCGGCCCACCGGTGCACCGTCGACACCATCATTCACCTGTCGCGCCTGTACGAGCCGCGGCACGGCAGGTCGCTGGTCTCCGTAAACTCGTTCGCTGAAATGTCGGCCATATTTAGTTCCTCCGCGTGGCTCGCGAAGGCGGGCGATTTTCGGTCCTTCGTGCTGACGAAGCTCCAGAGGGACGACTTTGAGTCTAGGCAGGTGGACGCCGCGGTGAACGCTTTCCGAGGCCAGCTCATTCTTTCCAACCACGACCTCATTCAATACATCTACCTGGCCTTTTTTCAGTGTCTTAACAAAAAAAACTTTTTGGACTACTCTGAAAAAACTTCCCCGGGCCAGCTGGCCCACGCCCCAAAGTCCCCCCTCCTCACAAAGTATATAGACGATGACTTTAAACGGAGGATGACCACGTATTACAATCAAAACACCTATCTCAGCACCCACGTGACCGCCACGTGTCTCAGCGTCCCCGCCGACCCCCACATCGGCTATGACCGCGACCTGGACGCCGCGGCCCCGCGGCCCGCCAAGCTGTGGATAGGGCACAGCGCGGACGTCTCGGAGCTCTTAACGAAACTCCTAGAAGAATTCCCCCACACCCTGCTGACCCCGGACCTGCAGGGGCTCTTGGACGTGGGCGGCATGGGGTCGTGTCGTGATAGCGCGGTCAGCCGACCGCTGGAGACCCTCTTTCCGTCGGAAGGGCAGTTTGGGTCGCTGCCCGTGTTTCGATGTCAGTTTCTGGACAAAAACTACTTTGCGATCGTGCGCCGCGACAACCTGAGCCAATTCTGGCAAAAACACGTCATCTTCCCCCCGGGGGAGTACGTCGCCGCCATGGAAGACACGGACCTGACCCAAGCTATTATGTACACGGACAGATATTTTTCCTTTTACTCGTTGGCAGACCAACTCAAGATTTCGCGCCACGAGTACTTCAATCCCCGTTTGCCGGTGTTTAACTTAGTATTAGATTTTGACCTCAAGCTCGGGGGCAGCAGCCTCTCCCTGGCCCAAATCTATCACCTGGCCGTCTCCGTCCGCGACGACATTTTGCGGGTCTTGAAGCTCATGGGGGACGTCGAGCCCAGCCACCCGGTGTACTTTTTTAAATCCGCCTGCCCCTACCGAGAGACCGCAATCGGCGAAAGGCTTCCTTACTGCACCTGCGTGGAAAAACTGGGAATGCGCATAATCACCCCCCTGCCCAAAGGCCGCGTGGTGGTAGGGGGCGCCACTATGGTATCTCTAGTTAATATAATCAATAGGTTGGTGCGATTGAACCCCGAAATATCTAGCATGTGCCCCCAGAGCTTTCTAGAGTCATCCGGGCCCCTCGACGTGGGAATCTACAACAAAGGGAGGTGCATCAGACTTCCGTACACATACAAGGTAGAAAAGGGCGGGCAGCTGAACCGACTCTTGAAACTCTTCGTCTGCCACCCCGATAAACTCACGAGGGGCGAGTACCTGGCCAACGCCACGCGCCTGAAAAATCTACTCCACCACTCCCGGCCCGAGGGCTGGCCGGACCCCACCGTAATTTTTTATGAAATACGAGATAACAACGAGAACTTTTTGACCATTAAAACTCAAGAAAATTTACCAAAGACCCCAACCAACGTGATAGATAGGATCGAGGCCCGCGAGGAAATGGACATGGCAAGGTGGTTAAACGCCGTCGCGTGGCCCCAGATCTATCAGGTCATCACCACGTACCTCCCCGACGACAAAGTCCACCAGTTTAACACCGTGCGCTTTGTCGTGGTGAACCAGAGGCTCGTTCAGGTCAAGCCTTTCAGGGGAGACAACTTCAAATGCCTGAAATTCAAGCACAGGAGCAACTCCCCGACCGTCCGGGTATTTTTAATTTTACACATGACCAAAGAAGAACACATAAACATAACTTTTATGAGTCAATGCTTCACAGACAAATGCCACAACAACAAGTCAATAGCCCATTTTTCATGCGCGGTGAGGTTACGGGGAAGCGATGGACGATAATTCCCCCTCCCAATTCTCACCTCTACCCGCAACACACTACTTAAGCTTCCTTAAACGCGCCCTTCTCTACTTCAACGTCCGTGATCTAAGCCGGCCCCGTGTCTGAAAAGCCCGGCATCATCCCCGCTTTCACCGAGTCTCCAGCACTCCGGGAAACCTTCCGTCCCGAAGACCAACCGCTCCCAACCTGGCCCAAAGCATGTTGCTCGACCCGGGGAACATCCACATCGCACGAGGTGAGACACCACATAATATCTCCTACCCTGCCCTGCACGCACGCGCGCGCCCGTTTTCGGAAATAACGTCCACCGACCCGTCGACCCCCCTAACTATACCATTCCTTTTTTAGATTTCTCGTGCTCCAGCGACGACGATGACGTCATGTCTGTGGACTCCAGCATCTCGGACATAAGCGAGGCGCCGGACACCCCAAAGCCCACCGTGGACACGGTTCCCTATTCGGGTCATTCGAGCAACAGCTTGAGCGACGAGGGCCCGCCCGATTTCCCGACCCACATCAACGCCACGGCCCAACCAGATAATAAAATGTTCACCATCCCCCGAAGAAGCCAATTTCCCGCGACCGGGAACAAAGACGCCACGGAGCACAGGTCGCCCCTCAACCGCGTGTACGGTCACGACACTCACGTCTCCAAGAGGCAGTTCAAGTTCCGCGGGGGGCCAGGGAGACAAAACTTTTTTCCGTCGTTTAAAAAAGCATATGCCAAAAACCACTCCAAGTGGAATAGGTTCAGCCACCGGGACCATAAATTCGGTTCTGTCGATCGCCGGCGCAAATCATGGGGGGCCCACGGCCTGAAACGAAATCAGTGGACCCGCCAAAATCGAGGAAACAAGGACCAAGTCGCCTCATTTTTTCACAGCGCTAAACAACACGCGGCCGTGGCCGGCGCCCTATCCTCCGCCCCCCCGCTGCCCCCCTTTGAAACGCACCGCAATGACCACGGCGCAGCCTTTGACCACACCCTTCTTCCAGTCCCCAGCCTACGAGCCTCGTTTACCGCCATGATTCCGTCGGCGACCAAGATCCAGGCAGAAAAATACACGGACGGCATGGTCAAGAGCATGCTGGACAAGGCTTGCTCGCACAGCGACCTGGTGTCCAAGAGCATTCCCCGGGACAAAATCGCGGCTCGCTACGAGGCCATAAAATCGTTCCTTCAGAACTCCATTAACCGCGACACGTGGGTCAGCGTCCGTAAAGAAGAAATAGCCCACTCCGGGCTCGTCAACCTCATCGCGTTCATGGAAGAAACAATCAGCTGGCTGCAGATTAAGCTCGAGAACATTCCCGAGTACGAAAAGCCCCGAGGGGATATTATCTTGTCATGCTCGTCGTTTTTATGTAAGCAGATCATGAGCAGCCTTCGCCCCCTCGCACAGTGCTGCCTCCGGGACCCGGGCGAGAGGGCCATCTTTGCGCGCCTCTCTCAGCTAGTGATCGAAGGCCGGGTCCTCCACGCCGGACTTTTCCTCCAGACGCTGACGCTCAAGTTCCACTTGGGCATTCTGGCCGCCATGGCGATCACGCCGTATATCCTCCTGCAGCCAGACCTCCCGAGGCACGTTGACCCCGCTCCCCACATGTCTAAATTCATCACCGCCTACCGCCCAGGGTACCTAATGGGCCTCCTGAACACCATCATTCAGCAGCACGACGGCCACTGTAAGAGCCAGAGCTGCCGAAGCGACGTAAAAGCAACCGTCATAAGCGAGCCCGCGTGCAAGGGGCTATTCTTCTTTCCTCTCTATGAAAAAAAGTAAGCCGCGAACCCCACGCGTCTATGGGGCACTGACAATTTTTATCTCAATAAAATCACTTTTCGCTCAAAAACTCTGATGGTATTTTATTGTGTTGTCCTGGGCAGGCGCGCAAACCTCGTCCGCGAAAAGGGGCGTGTGAGGAACCCATAGCGCGGGCTTGGGAGATTCGCCACGTGGACCGCGGCGGAAGGGCGCGTTTCCCAAGGTTTCTCTTCGGTTAAAAATTTAACGAGTAGGTCCTAGCGTCTACACTCAGAGCACGTAGTCACTACACTAACAAAAAAAGCGTGTCCGATACCCCCATAATCGAAACTCCTAGCTGTCATGATTTCTCATAGACGCTCCGGGCGTCTACTCATTCGCGTCGCGGCGGGAGCGCAAAGCCCATTTCTGGCGCGTTGTCTAGGGCAACAACCGTTAGCTGTCCATTTGTCACGGGTTAGACACCCGGGGCCGCAGTTTTGTCCGAGGCTGTATTCTGGCCGCCGTGTCATCCTGGGCAAAATGTTAACATCTCTATATTCTGCGTTCGCCTTGCGCGCCCCGAAACTCTCCCCACCCTCCGCCTCGGTGAGTTTGGCCGCGTCACAGTGCGTGCTCATCTGGGGCCACAGTTGAGTCACTTTCATTCGAGGTAGAAACTCCATCGCACCCCCTGTCCGCCTTATTGGGGTTTGGCGCGCCCCGGCGCATGCTCATTTAGAGGCACGGTTGAGTCACGCTCATTCTCGGTAGAAACTCTATTGTAGTCTCACGTCGATCAAATGGTGGCCGCCTAATGAACTTTGGGGGTGAGACGATCTACCAGCTTTGTGTCCGCGAGGGAAAATGTGCATCGTTATGTGCCGCCTCCTACCCACCTTTCGAACCCATTCCCCACGCCCAAATTACTCAACGGTAACGCAAAAGGCTCGTTTCAGATAATATTCAGTTTATTGGTTGTTATAAAAGTAACCGAGATTGCAAAATTACAGAACATGGAGAGTCCAAGTAGAACCAGGGGCATATTAATACACCTGGATATTTTTGTTCGTATCACATATAGAAGGGAGGCCGCCGCGTTAAAGTACAGAATGAAAAATATAAACACCATAGCGTAACTAACCCGAATGGACATGACCGGATACCAGACGTGAAAGCAGACAAGCAGACCCATGGCGGCCGCCAGATACACCGCCGCCATAATTCGCCCCCTATACACCATGAAGCCCCCACAGTAACTGTGCCCGAAACAGAACACAAATAGGTATGCCCGGAGCCCAAACATTATTGGCGTAAAGATGGCCAAGGAGATAATTCCAGTTATGCAGCAGATAGTCATGAAAGCCAGGGCAAAAATATCATTTTTTATTATAGCGGCAACCGTCACCGGCCCGTAAAATACATATTTATCGGAGGCCCCGTGAATGTACACCGCGGCGCACCTTTCCAGGCCCACCTGGTATACCTCGTGGAGCTGAATCTGCCGGATGGCGAACAAGCCCGCGGGTAGGGATAGCATAAATGGAACCATAAAGAGGGTCGTAGTGTACAGGTTAGTGTCAACGATAGCGTAATACAAGACCACCGAACACAGCATCCCAAGCTCATAGCACCTCCTGTAGATGTCAGGGCATATGTAGACTACCTCTGCGGTGGTTCGAACCCAACACGTCAGTGCGATGGCATTCGTGACAAACAAAGCAGGTATCGTGTACCGCGGCGCCACCACCAGCGTCCAGCAGAGCATGCACAAAATAGTCAGCGCGACGTTGATCATGCACATCGGGACCAGGTACCGCGACGCGGGGAGGTACCTAGGAGACGCACAAAACAACAGCGCCAGGATCTGCACATAGACCACGGACCACGTGTACAGTTCGCTCTGCCACGTTCTAAAAAAATCAAAAGAGAGCAGTGTGGAAAAAATGAAGGTCCACACGATGGGGGCCGCCGCCAAACCCCCAGACAGAAACGAATAAAACGCTAGCGAGTGCTGGGAAGTGTGGGTGACGGGGTGCTTTGTCATCTTTATATTATGGGGTTAAACGCCGCTCTTGGCCTCTTGCTCTTGTGGGGGTCTTCTCTGTCGCCGCGCTTCCTCTTGTGGCTCCTGGACTCGCCGTGGGAAGACCCCGACCCCCGGTGCTTGGGGTAATGGTGTCGGGAGTAGTGGTAGTCGACGTCTTCACAGGACCGGCCTACGCTCTCTTCTCTCGCGTATGCCGTCTTCTTCACGTCCAGCCTGGGGTCTTCCTGCTTTCCGCCCGACGTTCCCGGCAGCACCGACGCGCCCTGCCTCTCTATGGACTCGTTGTCTTCGACAGCCGCCGGGCTGTCCAGGTCACCAAAATCTGATATAGGGGAACAGACGAGATTCTGTTGCCTCTCAGACTCCTCTTCGGAGTCACACAGGGCCCTGCACGCCGCCTCTGTCTCCCGGTCTTCCGCGGACCCGTCGGTCACGCTCTGCTCATCTTCCCCGCCGTGTATCACTTGAGAATGGCTATCCACCTTCAGGAGGATGGTGGACACCGCCACCGACGAGATTTTACTGTTGTTAAACGGCACTCCGATCACCTCAAGTATACTGTTGTCGTAGCAGGCAATAACTGGAGTACACACGCCGGGAATTTTACAGGCCACCAGAGCGGTGAGCAGAGACTCCAAATTAACTAAGGTCGTGACGTCCGCGCTCAGGGCCACCAGGTCTGCCGGTTTGTCCACCTTATGGAACGCGGCGCTGGGATTCTCGCCGCTCTCTTTGACGTGAATTGTTTTGCACTCGTCGCCGACTGTGAATATGATGACCGACAGGGCGGCGTTAATACTGACCTGCACCACTTTTTCCTCTTTTGACCTCAGCCCCCTGAGCCATTTGGTGACCAGGGCCAGGGACTTGTTGGAGAGCAGCACCTTGCCCAGCGTGCCGCTCTCCAGCAGCTGCTGGTTAACCGGGGGCACGCACGGCTCCACGAGGCTTCTGTGGTGAGTACACGTGGCATTGTTGGTGTAGTTGATTACCGTCTCCACAAACTCGGTGTGGGTCCCCTCCACCCTCTTGTAGAACTTTAGGCTGATGGCGGCGATGTTCTGGCCAAACATCTCACGCGAAAAGATAAAGGTGTTCCCAAAGGACATGTTCCGAAAAGAGAGGGACAGGGGGTTGTCGCCCGGGTGGACGCAGACGTCGGACACCACGGCGGGCATCTTCATGTTCAAAATGCCCGCGTTGCCAACCCCCGTGATAAAATTTAAAAACGGGCTTTCCCCCGGTCCGCTGGACAGCTGCACCATGCCCCGCTTTAGATGAGTTTTGAGATGCTCGTGCACTTTAACGGCCTGGGAGAAGTCCTCCACGCTGAGCTTCGCCACCGTGGTGTACTCCATGCCGTCCAGATAGGCGTGCTTTCTCGGACCCGGGGCCCCGGTGGAGGAGCTGGAGCACTTGGCGGCGCGAGAGAAGTTGGAGGCCATGGCGGAAGATAGACGCTCAGCGTTGCGGCACACGGAGACGCGCCGGTTGTGTTTCAAAGTAGCTACGAAGACCCTCAAGACCCAGCGAACCCCAGATGCTGCGGCAGCCACGGATACACGAGAGGAGACTCGAGTACTGGACCTCGATATCCTATACAGTGTTTATAAACGCGCGGAATGCCACCCCCGCCTCCCCAAAAGATACCTTTTAACAGTCTACAAGTCATCCGTCACGAGCGCGCTGTAATCCGTGTTCTCCCTCTCAAAAAAATTGATGTTTTTTATACTTCCCACATAAGTGAGAGGGCAAGAAGGTGGAGGAGAGACTCCATAAAGCGGCTTCACATTTATGCTTTGGAGTATCCGGTCGGCGGTGGCCATTAAGAAGGTTTTAATGTCATTTATATCAACCATCGTGACTCCTTCGCCCTTGGCGCGGATAAAGTTGTACTCCACCTCCACGGCCTCGTTAAAAAGCTGGTAGATCCACGCCAGGCTCGGCTTTTCCTCCTCCGGGACCATGGTGTTGTACAGCAGCGCCGCGGCCCTGGTGTGGAGCATCTCGTCCCTGCTAATGTAGTCATTGGCCAAACAGACGCCGTTCATCAGCCCGCGGGGACGGAGCAGCCCGATGCTGTAGAACGAGCTGATGAAAAATATCCCCTCCACGAGCAAAAACAGCAGGACCTTTTCCGACCTCTTTTCGGCAGTCTTCACGTACTCTCTAAGCCAGTTGATTTTCTTGACCAGGGCCTCGTCGTTCATGATGTCCTCCGCGTAGCGGTAGGTCTCCCCCACGTTATTTTTAAAAAAGACGTTCAGGATGTTCGCGTACGTCTTGGCGTGGATGTTCTCCATGGCCACCTGCTCCGCGTAATAGTGCTTGACGTCATGGCCGTTAAAGTGGGCGAGGAGCTCGTCAATGTTCAGGTTCACCAGACACTCGGCCATGCCGAGAAAGGTGAAAAGAAACTTGTAAAACTCGGTATCTCGCTGATTCAAAAGCTGTAGGCACTTGACGTCGTGAGTCAGATTAATCTGGCTCGGCAGCCATCTGTTCTGGAACGTTTCCAGAGTCAGCTTTAAAAACCCCTCGTGGTCACACGCGTAGAGAAAGCGCTTAACAGACTCCATGAATCCAATAATTTTTAATAAAAAATTTATTGACAGAAAATCAGACAGTTGAAAATTCCACACTAACTCGGCGAGAGCGACCGCAGTGTAAATTTTAGCCGCCGGACCTTTTCACTGGCAGCTTTCACACTCGTTGACCGCGTCCCTCGTCTCTTTATTATAGCCCGCGAGCTCCGCCCTACTGCAGCGCGGCGTTTTTATCACCCCATTGCTCTCGGGGCCCTCTAAACACTCCAAGGCCCCCAGGTTAGTCTCCTTTTTCACCCTGCAGTAGTACATGATAGTTTTAAGCCCCAACTGGTACCCCAAGACCAACAGATCTTTGATGTAACGGGCGCTGACAACGCTCGCCTCGTTCAGAAAAAAGCTGTGGGACTGACTGTGGTCGATAAAGGGGGCCCGCTCCCGGGCCCGGATGAGCTGCTCCCTGGGCGAGTAGTCAAAGGCGGACAGAAAATACCTGTATTTCGCCCTAAGCTTGTCCGGGAACTTCCACACGTCCCCCCCGTAAAATCTAACCGTCTTCAAGTCCGTGGCGCACAGCTGCTCCAAGAACACCGCGTTAGGGCGCATAACTTCCTCCTTGTTGGATACTTTCGAGGAAATGTTAGCATAAAATGGGTAGTATGACTCATTATAGCCCGTCAGCTGCGAGCTGCCCGTCGTGGGCATCAGTGCCACATACTGGCTGTTAAACACCCCGGTCCCCACGATAGATCGCCTCAGGTCGTTCCACTGTTCCGCGGGTATGGACAGCTTCACGTCCTTCCACCCCTCCCAGTGGAAAACCCCCTTGCTTAGCTTACTCTCCTCCCAGCCCTTAAACGGCGTCCCTCCCCCCCACAAAACAATCCTGTGGCTCGTCTCCACGGCCTTGAAGTACATGTTCTCAAAAATGCGCACGTCCAGCTTGGCGGCCCCGTCCTCGATGTACTCGTAGCGCAGGCGGGCGAAAACATCCGCCAGGCCGTGCACCCCTATTCCCATGGACCTCTCCATCTGTCCCACAAACGTGGCCTCCGTGGGACACCTGCCCCCCACGATCGCGGCGTTGACAACAAAAGTGGCAACCTGCACCGCCTTGTGCAACACCTCCATGGAGAAGTACTCCCCGTGCTCGTCGTACTGGTCGTGGAAATGGCGCCCGCGCCTGCTCTTAAACTCCTCCTTCACGAGGCACTTGGGCAGGCAGATATTCGCCAGGTTGCACGTGGACACGACGTCTCCGGGGTGCTGGATGACCTCCGCGCATAGGTTCGCCGCGGCGATCGCGCCCCCCTGCGTCTCTCGCCAGTAGTGGCGATTGCACGCCTCCTTCAGTATAATGTACGGACTGCCGGTCTTTATAATGGTGTTGATGATGGCGAACATCAGGGACTTGGCCGAGACCTTGGAAGAGTACGCCCCTGCCGCCACCAGGCGCGCGTACTCGCGATTGAACTCCTCGCCGTGCAGGGACGACAGGTTCCCCGCCATCGCGGGGTCAAACAGGTACCAGCTCTCGCCGGGGTCTCTCAGGTAGGTCTCAAAGAACAGACCCGGGATGCACAGGCCCTGAAAGATGCTGGCGCAGCGGTCCTGAGTCTCGGGCAGCTTGCTGGCCAGAAACTCCTGAATCTGAAAGTGCCACAGTTCTATGTAAGCGGCCACGCTCACGGGCCGGGGGTTGTGGTCATTGTAGTACTCTACTTGGGCGTTCATGAGCTTCAGGCAATTGTGAACGTTTTTTTCGTGCGAAAACCGGGTGATGTCTATACCGACCCCGGACTTGACGGCCAAAAGCGCGCTGAGCTCGTGGAACAGGGCCGCCGCCGTCCTCTCTTCAGAAAAGAGATCCGGGGCGTAGATGAAGCAGCTCGCCAGGTTGCCATCTTTGACGCCCGCCGAGCGCATGACCGGCGTCGCGCAGCATACCAGCTGCCGGGATAGGGGCTTGAAAAAGTAGTCAAACAATTCCATCGGCCCCTCCACCCGCTCCCCCCAATCTTTCTTCTGGATCTCCGCGATGGTCTTTCTGAGAAACTCGTGGCGCATGCACTGGCACGCGCAAAATGCGGCAATTCTCATGAAAAAGTGAGTTACGCTCTCGTAGACCGCGCCAGGGCCCAGGGACCCCCCGGCCGCCGCCCCGGCGAACGGCGGGCCCTGGGACGCCCGAACGTCGCACGCGCGCAGAACATAGGTGTCGAACAGGCGCTTGGCCGACAGGACGCCCACCGTGATCAACCGCTCGTAGGCGGGGCTGTTTTTAAAGAGGGAACAGTACACGTCTAGATTTTCTTCGTTGTCTGCTAAAAACTTGACCACGGAGGAATCCAAGACGTCCTTAAAGACGTCCAGGTATTCGCCCACGCTCTGGGTGCTGTGCTTGTCATAAATCCAATGCTCTAGTCTCCCGGCAAGGGCGTTTGCCTCCTTGTCAAACCCCGCGCTAACTTTAAGGTGGTTAATCAGAGCCGCCGCCAGCGACTCTGAGGTGCTGTGAGACGAGCCGTATCCGGCCATCCTTCCCGCCCCCGACCGACGAGAAAAAAACAGCGTCCGGGGAGCGTCTCCGGCCAAAATAAATCACAGCCTTTGAAAGCCCGCGCGCGGCCTATGTCGCCTTTGTACAGGATGGGTGTCTGCCAACCGCCCGGTTTCAAAAATTCACGCCACCGAGGTTCTCTTTTCGGGACTCGAACACGCCGCGCACCCTACAGCAGAACTTGCCACGACCCAGGGTCGGACACAAAATCAGAAATTTCCACCACGGGTAAAGATGAGCCTTTGTACGGTCGGCTGGCGTGCGTCAGTTGATGGTGCGGAGACGAGTAGCCCAGCCTGCAGACCACTCCGCACAATAGCTTGTTTATATACAAGTCTCTCATGATCTGAGTCATACGGTTGTAGATAACATCCCTATAGTACCACCGCAAAATGATCATCAGCTCAGAAAAACCCTTCATGGATTTAAAAAAGCACACCGAGAGCGCCGGCCTGTCGTTTCTCACGACGTAGGCCAACACCGCGAAATAGTACACCCTGGACGTCTTGGGCTCGTTACTGAGACCCAGGGGCCCGGCTACCCACTCGTCCAGGTCCACGAACATATCCTTAGGGAAAATGACCTTCACCATCTCCGGCGGCGACGCCCTGTTCAAACAGGGCCCCCTCATCACGGAGGTTATTTTGTTGAGAAACGTGCTGTTGATGTTCTGAACCAGGGGGCCTACGGGGGTCAGGTACTTGTGGAAGTCGCCGTTCTCCAGCCTCTCCCCCAGGTTAGGAATGGCGTCAAACAGGCCGCTGTCGTCCCCGTAACAGATATTAGCTATCCTGTGCGCGTGCTCCGCGTCGCTCCCGTCCAGCCCAGACATCCGAAACAGGGAGACCGGGGTCAGAATAGTGTCGATCGTCGACCCGTCGTCCTTGTCCTTATACGCAAACAGAAAGGTCCCGGCCCCCTCCATCGGGTTCACCGTCTGGGCGTGTATAAGGAAGTCCACCACGGTAGGGCACGGCCTATCCACGTACGTGATAACGTGTTGGGCCATCTCCTGCAGGCGAGACTCCGGGGTGGTATATTTAGAGATGACGTCCTTAACATTTTTAGCGAACGCTCGGCCGTTGGATATCGAGATCTTGTGAGGCACCGGAGGCATCAGCCGGAAAACCCGCTCGCGCACGCGGTCGTAGGAAAAGCTGGGTTCCGGCTTCATACTCGCCCACCCTGCCACAGACTCCGCGCGCGGCGTCTCTGAAAAGCTACTGGGGTCCCGAGCTCTTACAATATATCTAATAAAAAATGGAAAGTATAACGTCCCTGGCCAAAGTCACCAAAAAACTTTTAACGGCAAATACGGACTTTGACCGCCTGAAGGTGCTGTTAAACCTAGAGTCCCGGGTCCTGCCTGCGCGGGAATTGCTGCGCCCGGACACCGTGTCGCACTTTTTAAATAGTCTAGTGATAAACGAGGGGGACTACGTTAAGTTCGTCAAAGGCCACGTCGCGTACTTTTTACTGCGCATCGCCTCCTTTCAGGACCACGCGCACACAACGGAGGCGGACGGGCAGGAGACCCCGCCCCAAACTGACCCGGGCGGCGACCGAGAGCGGGAAGGGCGGCTGCTTTTGCGGTGGGGCGACCGCGCGCCGCGCACCAGGCTCGCGCGCGACCTGCACACCCTCGCTCGCCTGTGGGACACCCTGTCCTCCGCGTCAGCGGACGCTCTCCCCACGGAATGCGTCCACAACAACATCCAGAACAAGGCGGTGCTCGACAACATACAAATTTTTATTCAGCAGCTGGCCGACTGGAGGCCGGAAGATAAGCCCCCCGTCGCGGACAACGTCCTACGGACGTTCGCGTGCGTCGAGGAGCTGACCCACGAGGTTTACCTCACCCACTGGCAAAGCCTGACGCACTTTGACTTTAGCGCCGAGTTTAAAGACGCGCACGCCCGGGAGCCCGTTTCCCACCTCCACAGATGGCTCGTAGCCAACTACTACGCCCAACTGTATTCGCCGGACGACGCAACCGCGGCCTACGACATCCAAAAACTAGCGGCGGACTTGGTCATCGAACACCAGGAGCTGTTCATCACCCCGCCGAACTTTTCCGAGTCGGCTTTCGCCCTCCCCGCGAGTAAGACCCGCGCCCTGGAAATCTTGCAGGCGTACATCGCCCCGCGCGCCGACGCCGGCGCAATTCATTCAAAAAACGGCGAGTCGTTTGAGCCCGGCCTCTTTTTAACTTTCGGCGACGCGGAATTGGACAGCGCCCCCTCCGCCCACCTATTCCTGCTGGACTTTGTCGCCGAGGCCCTGTGCCACTGTCAGAGCTACGCGTGCTCCGACCGCGCAGTCGAAGACTTTTTGACGCGCGCCGTCCACTCTCTGAGACTCCTGGGGGACACCATTCAGACGCAGTGCGCCAACGCGTCCTTCTCGAGGAGGCGCGTCATACGCACTCACCACGCCCTGCTGCGCGCCGGCCTGTCCGAGACCAATTGCGCCAGGTTTAGCGCCATTATGCTCATGTCCCCCACGCGCCCCCGGCCGGACGAGGAGGCCGCCGGCCACGCGAGCTCCGGCTCCCCGTTCCGAGACGCTTGCGCTAAATGGCCCCACTTTGAAGAGTTTATCCAACTAGTCCACCAAATCACACTCTTCGCGTCGTACTTTTATCTGTGCCTGAGACACTGCAGCCCCACCAGCATAGGGTTTCGGGAAACCGCCCCCATCCTACAACAGGCAGAGATCGAGCAAAGCCCCGAGGCCGCCCGAAATCGCGTGCACGCCCTCGCGTGGCTCCTGCCGTGGACGCTGGCGGACGTCCTGCGCATCTTCCTTCCAAGCCCCCCAATGCCCATCTTCAACGAGGTCTCGCGCCAGCTGTCTTCCGATCTCGTGCGGTCGTTCTTCTGGATCAACGTCAAGAGAAACTGGGGCGTGTCCTTCGCCCCCGACGTCATTCCCAAGGACCGGGCCCTGGCGCCGGTTCCCGCCAGCATCACAGAAGAGCAGGTAGAAAAATACTGCACCTGCCTGAACATCGGGGACACCATCTTTAATCCCGCGTTCACCACCCACCCCCATTTCGTCCCTGCGTTTATAAAATCTACCGTGTATCCCACGTTGTACAAGATTCTGACAAACAACCTGCAGCGCAACCGAGCCCTCTTTTACTTGCGCTGGCTCATCACGTTCGCGGCCGAAGACAGTCCAGGCCTGGAACGAATTCGCCGCCCCCTGACGCTCGCCTATTTTCAAATGGTGGACATAGGTAGTCTCAAGGACAGCGAAAAAACCGCTGGCAGCTTCGCCGACATCCTAGACTATCTTCACGAGGTGTTCAGAATCATACACGACGTGGTCCCCGACGCCACGTTTCCCAACAACCTGCCCAGTTTCCTATTCACGCTGCACTACACCCCGCGAACTCGCAAGCTTCTGGCCGACGCGCACCGCTTCGCCGCCGCTGCGAGGCCGATCCTACGCACCCTGACGCGGCTCCTCCGCGTCGGATCGGCCCTCTGCCACAGCGACGTGACGTACGAGGCGGAGACCCGCACGGTCACCCTTCCCGTGTCCGACGACGCGCAATCGTTCTCCCTGCCCGTGGAGGGGCTGAGAACCGCCGCCGAGGTCTTGGAGAAGACGTGCGCGGGGGCGCTGGTCGCACTCAACCAGCTCACGCACGACCTACACGCGTCGTACGTCGAACTCTTGGCCCTGGTAGGCGAGATAGAGCACGTGGCCAAACACGTCATTAAGATCAACCACGGCGAGCCCGACGTGTCCGTCGTCACCAGCACCTATCTGGCGTGCTTTACGCAGGCGCGGCGGGCCGTAGACCTCGTTACGACCAGCTGCTGCTACTCCCTCACAAAACACTTCCGGACCATATTCGAACCAGAGCTCCTCCCCCTATCCACGACCCACGCCATATTAGAGTTTTCCGAGGAAAGGGGGGACCGCCCGAACACATTCCTCCAAAGCCTGGAGCAGCCGTTAGAAATGGCGCATCGGCCCGCACAGCACGCCCAGCGCCCCCCGCTAACGCCGTCAGACGTCGATGTCCTGTCCGATCTCATCCCAGACCTCCTGGACCGCGCCCCCAGTCCCCGCTCCACACAGGCCATAAAAAAACAGTACACCGATACATACGACGTCATACAGATCAGCCTAGACTGGAATACTCATGATCACACAGTTTACGTCACAGCGCCGGTAACCCTTTCGTATCGAATAGTCACCAAACCGCAGCTTATGCGGGAGATGTTGCAGGACGCGTAGTCCGCGTACGGGGAGACCGGGGAGACCACACGCACTTTAATATGCGACCGCAGCACCCCGAAGCGCCTCGCGGCGACGTAGGGGCGCGTTCCCTCGCGCGGCTTCGGCCATTTCCCCTCCCGTTTCGCCCGCCGCCCAGAGAACCCCTTTACAGAAACTGTTTAAACACGGTGGTGGGTTATTTAATTCTAAATAAAGATGTTAAAGTCATATCGTTTCTTGGCATGTTATTAGTCACACGATGGAGTTTTTCCAAATGTATAAGAGCCTCAGGGTCGAGGGACTGGCTTCCGCCCACCAAGGGGACCCCAGATTCGGAGAGTACGCGGGAATGCAGTGCCTGAGCGTCTGCGTGGCGTATCTGGCGTCCAGCTACTACAACAACATGAGTCCCGTCGTAGACCGCCACGCGCTGGACGAGGTCCTCAGGCTGGGAACCAAGCTCGACTTCATGCTCCGCAAGAGTCAGTACCTGTCGGAACACCAGTACGCGCAGCTGGGCCACGTCCCGGGCGTCCTGGAGGCCCCCCGGTGGACCTGCTCGATTTACCACTCTCCGGAGATCTTCGGCCTCGTCTCCAAAGAGTCCGTCGTCAACGAGCCCTTCATCATGTCATTCAAAACTCTATTAGAAAGGAACTATCAAAGCGTCACCCAGTTCATCCTGTTCATCTACAACTCCCTATCCCTGGCGGTGATTATATCCAAAAACAAATACTACCTATTCAATCCCCACCAGACACCCATCATCCAAAACAGCCCTGCGCACGTCATCAGCACCCTGGACAGTTCAGACATACTCCAGTACCTGGGAAAGCCCGACGCCGAGTATACGGCGTGTCACCTGTACTTCATCCCCTCCCAGTACGACAACGAGCACCCGCAGAGCTTTATCCTCCACAATTACCGCACCATGATGGGGAACCAGCGCAACCCGTTACACGTAAACACGGTGGAGCTGGAGCCTTTACTAACAGACTATGACGCAGACGAGCACGGCCAAGCCGGCGTGGTGAAAATCAGAGAGCCGCGCCCGGCGTCCCCGAGCCGGCGAGGATTTCCCGACCAAACCCCGGAGTTCCCCGACGGGCGCGCGCCGGGCGCGTTGCCCCCAACAACGGCGCCGACGGCCGCCCATCCGCCACGCGATTCCACCGAACCGTCCGACGGCGTCTGTCCACGTCACAGCATTCAAAGTAATAGCGACGGGCCGGTGCGGCCAAACGATGCAAACGCCCTGCCCCCCGGCTCGACCACCGCGCTCGATGCCGCTCTCGCCGACAACCCAACCGCCCCTCCGCGGCCACCGGGCATCGCGTGCTCGGAAGCCGGCACCGCCGCCCCGACGCCCCCCAAGCCCCAAATCACGTCGGGTGCGTGCGACCTCTTCAAAGCCATGGCGAGCACGAAGAGAAAGCGAACCCTGTCCGACGACGCGTGTCGGTACACGATCGCGGATGAGCCCGATAAACCGTTACACCTTTCAACCCTCCATCCGGACCTAAGTCCCACACTGTCCGATGATTCGTGGCTAAACGAGGACCCGCCCGCTATAGACGCGGCCTTAGAGTCGTGGCTACGCTCGAACGCCGTGCCTGGCACCCAGCCCGAACTTCCGGCCGACGTTCCATCGTTTGACGACCCTCTGCAGCCCGAGGACTGCAATTTATCCACCCATACCGGCCCCGAAACACCGCGCCCCTCGCCGCCCCAGCCCACCCCTCCGTTAGCTCACCCGTTTACGCCCCGCCGCTCCCCGCCCTGTGTCCCCCAAAGCGATTACATGTGCCTGGAGTTCTCGTCCCCCAGCGACCCTACGGTTGACCTCGCCCCCCTAGAAGCCGTGATACGCGAGATGGGCCAGTACAAGCACGTGGCCGGCTTCCCGACCATCTACCATAAACCTACCGGGCGCCCCTATAAGGAAATCAACGCCCTCACGGAAATAGACCGCATCCTGACCTCAATCATCGTCGAGCAGGGACTGCTGTCCCACGCCACGCGCAAGCCCTCACCGGCCATGAACCTTCTGCGTTTCGTGACGCTGTGGATCAGAAAGCTCGAGGTTCCCACGGACCCCATGGAGCAACTACTGGAAACAGACCTAGAGATCCCCAAAGTCTACGAGGCGTTCGTCGTCCGCCAAACGCTCTCGGGGTCTGCCCTCGAGGAGCACTTCCTCAACAAGCTGGCGGCGTGCCTCCCCAAACTCCGCGCGAGCTCGGCCCCCTTGGAGAGCGACCTCATTCAAATTCTGAGCCGAGAGACCGCCGCCGCGCGCTTGAGCGAGTCGCCCGTCAGCGCTCCAGAGACACTCGACCGCCTGCTCAGCCTCATCCTGCCCACCGAGGACGACTACCTGGTCCTGCCCCTGCCGCCCATCAACGACCCGGGGGCCTCCGAAGAGGCAGACATCATATCCGCCGGCAAACGGCTCATCGGGGTGATCAACGCCCATAACGTCGCCCTCAGCGAAGAAAACGAATACTTTGACAGTCTCATCTCGGCCCTGAAGCTTTTCCGGGCCCACCCGATCCCGCTGAAACCGCTAGAAATCAACTTGGATAAAAAAATTAAAGTCCTGGCCCACGGCCTCCGGGAGGTCGAGGAGCAGATCGCGGAGGATATCAGTCACGTGGCAATGACCCTCAGAGACGCGGCGGGCGCCGGCCATAGCATGGAAACCTTCACCTACCCCGACGTGGGCACCGTCCTGTCCCGCGTCCAGGCCACGGCGACCACCGTAAACTTTTGCATCGATGAACTACAGCTGAGCTCCCCGGACGTCAAAGCCCACCTCCAGCAACTCCTGTACATAGGCGGGGAATTGTCCGCGATGACCAACGCCATCTGGAACTACCCCCCGCAGGACCCCGTCGTGCCCCTGGAGACTCTGGCGGAAATGCGCCAGATTCTCGCCGCCCACCAACAGAACATCCACAACGAAGAGGCCCTGGGCAAAATTTTAGACGACATCGAAGATATGTTATCGCTCATAGACAGCTGCCCCCCCGCCCCACACCCGTCCACATCCAATGAAATCTCGGACTCGGACAACAGCACGTGCCCCGCCGGCGATCTGCGGCCACCTCCCACGTTCGACGCGAGACCGTCCGCGGTCCCCGGCGCGACGAGTTCCGCCTCAGACCCTCGCGCGGGGCACCCCTGGACCGCCCCCGACGACAGCAACGGTGGCGACGCGGACGGTGCCCTCTGGCCGGGGGACAACGAAATCACGGGCGACGCGCAATTCGCCGGCACCGGCCACCCTAAATCCATACCGCTTTTTTCCATTTCGGTCCTGGAAAGCTACATCCTAAACGCGGGGGCGCTCGTAGGCGAGACCGTTCATCCGCGCTTTACCCGTCTCCGCGACATAGTCCACGCCTTGGCATCGTCCGAACATTTTATCATTCAGCTAATCGAAAAAACCGCCCTGGCCACTATAGAAAACGACCTCGCCCAGATCGGCGACCGTCTAAACGCCAACCCGAACCTATCCCGCAGTCACAAAGTGCACGCGGCCTTCACCGCCGCCACGTCCCAACTGATCACGCAGGCGCTCAACGCGCTCCAAAACGGAGAGTTTGAGACCCTCTCCGCAGAACACGCATCGGCGCTGTGCATCTTCGCCCGATACTGCCACCGCGCGCCCCTGATCCAGGCCACCCAACTGCTCGCCGAGGTGGCCAGAATCAGCATCGACGCCGCGGCGGCAGCCTTCCCCTCCGCGGACAGCCTCAGGGCGGCCCTGGAAAAGGTGAAATCGAAAATCGCAACGGCCGACGTAAACACTGTACACAGGCGCCGCCTGTACAAGGCGCTGCGCGCCCTAAACGAGGCGGCCAAAACCACGAACCACGCAGACACGCGCCCAGACAATGCCCCTTCCACTCCCACTATCCCAAACGCGCGCCCGGCGGGCGAGCGGCCCGGCAACGAAACCATGGACGTGGACGCCGGCCCGGCCAGCCCCGACGCGCACCCTACCGCCCAGCCGGTCGATAAAGATCCGCTCGCGAACGCGGGCGCGGTCAACGAAAGCATCAAGCACCGCGGCGAAACCGCGTGGACGAAAATCCAGGGCGCGTTCAACAACCTAGCCTTCCACACCCTGGCGTTCGAGGACTGGGCCGCCGTATTCGAGGAGTACGCGCGCCTCGGGTCAGGCTTTCCCATCCAAGTAGGCGAGAAACTTCTAAATATGATATCTAGCGTCAAAGAGAGAGTAGAGGCCATGACCTACGACAAGATCAAATCCCTGCTCCCTCACGGCCAGGCCTTCCAGCCGCCGCTCTTCGACTGGATTAGCCCGTACGAACACAACGTACAGTTTTATCTCACGTCCGCGGCCATTTTCATGCCCAAGGTGTGGGAGCTCGCGGAGACGATGACGGAAGACTTTTCTACCCTAAAGCAGGCCCTTAACGCCAACGACCTCGCCATGGCAACCGCGGGGACCAGGTTCGAAGCGCACGCGGTGAACTTCAAGGATGTCGCCTGGACGCTGGAGACGACGGCGTCGGACTACCGGATGGCGGTCCTGACGGAGGTGGACGACTACCTGGCCCGCGTGAAAAACTCCACCGACGTGCCCCTCCCGCAGCCGCCCGACGTCACGGTGCCCGCCACGCTGCTCAACGGCGACCTGCAGACCCGCGTGCAAGGCCTGCCGGAGCCATTCAAGGAGTCCCTGCTGGCCGTCGAGGCGTACCTCATGGCCGACATCGGGGCCAGCTTCTCCAGCGCCCGGTCAACCCTAGATGACGCCCGGACACGCTACCTGGAGACCGCGAACAAATACAGAATGCAGTTTGTCGACGTCATCAAAATCGCGCTCGTCGACGCGCCCGGCATCGTCGCTCCGCCAAAGATGGACTCCGAAGACCCCATAGCCTTCTTGGAGTCCATCCTAGAAAACCCGGCCATCGTGTCAAAGCCCACGTACAAGGAATCGCTCGACGCCCTCCAGTGGCTGCAGAGGATCGTCAAGAGCCTGCTAGTGCTCAGCCCGGGGGCATCGAAAGGCAGGCTGCTGAAGATCTTCGACGGCACGACCAAAGCTATCACGCGCACGGAAAGTTTCGTGGACCTCGAGAACGCCGCTAACGCCTGCACCGACAACATCGGCACGCTCGACGCCGCGCTCAACACCTTGGCCCCGAAACGCATCACGGGCGGCCAGAAAACCGCGGACGCGTGGGAAAAGAGGAAAAACGAACTGTACGCCGTGCTGCAGAACGCGGAACGCGTTGCCACGCTCGCGGCCCATCTCGAGGCGCTCATAACCTCGGCCCAGCGCATCCTCGCCCCGGGAGGCTTGCAGGACTTACTGGCAAGAAGCCAGGACCTGCAAGACGAATGCAGGCGCCTGTCGCCCCAGGACGACGCGGTCGCCCACACGGCACACGAACTGACAATGTACATCACATTTAAAAAAGCGTACCTAGAGCACTACGAGACCACTCAGCCGTGGGTCTTCTCGGAATTTTCGCTATCGAAGCCCATCATGGCCGCGCCCGCACCGCCCACACCCAAACACGAGAAGAGGCTCTCGCACTTGATCGGCCTGCGCAAACAGGCCCCGCCATCCACCGAGTGGAGGGAGACACACCTCACCATAGACGACGTGCGCGTGGCGTACACCTCCACAAGGTTTAATCCTCCGCTGCACAGACAGATAGTGTACAATAACTTCCTGGAGCCCCGATTCCTGGACGCCCCCCCGATCGGCCACAATATCCATCTAAGCAGCGCCCCTCTCCAAGGAATCGCCCCGGCGCGCACCGGAACCGCCGCGTCCGAGATGTTCGACGCCCAGTGGACAGACATCCGCGCACACGCAAGAGAAGTACTCGACTGCTACGTCAAACATGACCTATTCACGTCGTTCCGCAACAACGAATTCATATCTATGACACTCCTGTCCCACGCCCTGAAGCTGGCCATCGACGACGTCGACCAGCGCCCCCCGCCGCACACGTCCAGCATCACACTTCCCCTAAATCACGCAATACGCGCGCTGATCATCTTGTGGCCCTCGGCGTTCGCGTCCGTCCTCCGCCAGCTGTCGTTCAAAGAATGCGTTCACGCCGCGGCCGCTATGATTCCCAGCATGCTCCAGTCCATGCCACACCTGACCCTGTCCGCGAAACACGCCGCGCGCCCCCCTCGCCCCGGTCCCACGGTGCCGTCGCACTCGTTTCTGTTCTTTCCCGCGCGCTGGACCGAGATCCCGCGCCTCCAGAGCCACCTGTGGGAGTCGGAGCCGTTCTACACCTTCGCCGGCGGAACCAGGTCCCGGGCTCGGCTCTGTTTTCTGGCCTGGGCGCTGCAGACCATACAGCCCGAAGTCATCAATCAGCTGTGGTCTTCCCTAAAGCCGCTCTACGCCGGGGTAGAGCACCCGTCGGAGTTTTGGCAGGGGCTGCGCAACCTGGAGTTTGGAGAGTGGGCCCACGTGTCGGTGGAAAAGGTGGTAACGTCGCCGACAGAGCCGCCCGCCGACCGCGGCGGCAACGACCACCGCCGCCCGTATGGAAGACTGGCGTACAACTCTCTCGTGGTATCGCGCATACCGCGTGACCCGAGCGCGCCAATGCCCCCCGTAGACCTGAGCGCGTTTGAAGTCGCCCTGGGGGCGCTAATGTGGAAATACCCCGTCCAATTTTACACAACTCCACGCAGCCCCCTGGCCAACCACCAGGTCACGGGTCCGGTCACCACGGCCACCCCACTGCTGGACTGCTCCGGTCTCGCGGAGCCATTTAAAACCTTTATCGAAACCGGGATGGCACAACAGAGTCTTCAGAACGAAAGCCCGGGACGGGAGATGCCGTCGGAGACGAGCGACGGCGTGGAGATGCAAGTATTCGTGCGACAGAGGCTGTGGCTGACGGCTTTCAGCCACAGGGCGTTCCAGAAGCGCCCGAAATCTGCGCCGCCCGTAATCGTGCTTGTGGACATCGACAACAAAGTCAAGGCGGCATACGAGGCGCCGTCGGCGGGCTTATCGGAGCTAGACGACATCAGCTTCTTCGTCAACACCGAGGTGAAACCAGACTGGCCACTGGACGTCATATCCGCCGACGCCGGCCCCCATCCACCGCCGAGCCAGCGCGACATCCTCGACGCGGTGAACTCCAGCCTTCCCACTCTCACGGCAGAAACCTTCTTTCAGACGTTTCCGCCCAACTTGCGCGGCCCTGCGCGCGACCCAAGCCCAATAGACCAGCCCCCAACTCTCTCGCCCAACAGTTCGCCGTCACATCAGTCCAGCCCACCAATTTCATACGAGGAGACCGTCGACCGTATCCCACCCACTGATCCGCATGGGCGCGACGTCCCAGAGCCGCCCCCTCCGCAACGCGAAGGCGGCCCTGGCGCTAGCCCTCCACGGTCGCCGCTCGACAGGCGTCCCATTGCACGCGTCGCGGAGGACAGTCCACGTCACCAGCCCCAACGCGCCCCAGCTCTCGTGGTGAAGCGCTCCCGGCCCAGGACCCCAATACAGCTCCCCAAGGACAGTATCGGCCCAGCTCCACATACCCCCCACCCCGCCCCAGTAATAAAAATTATCGCTCCTCGGCAAGAGGACCTTTATGTGACGTCACCGCACAAAACCCACCTTCCTCCCGCCCCACCGCCCTCCCTCGCAACCGCCTCGCATAACATCATTCCCCCGCCAACGAGCAACCCACGTCGTCGAGTTAAAATCTGCTGCGGAGACACCGTTGACACGGAGCCCCCGATGTCGCCCGGACCCTGGAACCCCGTCCCCACTCCCCTTCTCTCATACGAGGACCAGACGTCCACCGCGCCCGCGTCCTCGGATCTCAGTATCTACCCCGAGAGGACATCCAGGCCTCTACGTCCCCCGACGCACGCCGAAATCGAGGCTATGCCCCCCGGTGAGATGTTACCCCCAAACCCTATCACGCCTCATTCAAATAAAGGCGTGAAACTTGACACTAGCCTGCCACGCCCAGAATGCACAGAGTTGCGCTCACCCGGGGAATCCCCGGACCAAAACCCTCAGCTAGGTTCTTTTGCCGTCAGCCCGGCTACTCCAACAACCCTGGCGTCCCCCAATTCCGAGTTCCCCTCTCGCCCCGCACACACACTTTCCCCGCCATCACACGCACGCCCCCGACGGACAGAGAACCAAAACACTGGCGAAGTAAGCTTTCCCCAGCCAAGCTGTCCCTCCCTCACGCTGACATTCCCCACCATCCAAGATATAATATCTGACCCTAATACCGCGACCTCTTCCCACGGCTACCTGGTTCCCAACCCCCCCGGCATCGACCCCCCAAACTTTCTCAAAAAAACCGACGAAACAAAAATCAACCGGGAGAAGCATACCATAATCTGGTTTATTGCTCAGATTAAAAACAAGGTGCTAAAATCCACGTACACTCTGTTAGAGTCCATACAGAAAATAAAGCTCTTGTATCTGTGAGCGTCCGCGAGTGTCACTTCTTTCTTTTGGGCACGGTCTTGTCTTCCATCAGGTCACACGCGGGCGCCGCACCTATGGCCGCCGGGGCTCCCTGGGACGAGGCCAGCTTGGCGTCGTTACCCGCGGGGCGCGTCTTGGGCACGGACGTGCCGTCGGCCGCCGCCAACCCACCGAAGCCTTCAACCGTGGCCTGTTTTCCTATCAGGTTTTGAATGTGGTTACGTCGCCTGACACCGTTCTGGGCTACCAGGTACTTGTTGTATAGCATCTGACACGTCAGAAACACCAGATAGTGTTTCTGCGCCACCGCAAACTCCTCGTTAGTAACGTCTTTTTCGTGGTCCAGCGTTTGCAGCATCTGCACCAGACTACTGTTTGGGTAGTCGTGCTCCAGCCGGTGCTGGACAATCGGCAGCTTAAGACCGGTGGCCATATCCCCCGCACAACAGGACTATTCGGCCAAATACACAAAGAGTCTCAGGGAAGCCAATACGCGGAGATAACCAGCTCCCTTGCGACCACAACTAAAGCGTAGTCTGCTGACACTTGAAACACGCCAGGCCCGTGGGCGTCGATGTTAAATACAGGAGACTCGCCACCGTCAGTCGTTTGAGAACGGTGGACTGGCAGCCCGGGAGCCCCAGACACGGCACGATAAAGTCTAACTCCTCATCTGTGGTACTTATCATCAATGCCGCGTTATTAGCTATAATCGCCCTCAAGATAGGCTCTTTATCGACCGTGGCAACCAAGGGCATCACCCGTATGTCAGAACCCCCACAGTACGAGCAGTATATCCTGCCGGTGGTAGCACATATAGAGCACTGTTTTTCCTTCTGGTCCCGGCAATAGAACACCTGCGTGGGCCTGAAGTTCACCCTCTTAAATTTCCCCTTGCCAAAGTTCAAGCAGTGTCCGCACTCAAAGCACAGCACCGCCCGGGGACAGTCCCCGTCCGCGGCCCGCTCGGCCACGCGCTTCAGCACGTTTTTGTGAATCACGGGCACTCGAATGACACACGCCAAGAGATTATAGGATAGGATCTTCACCCCCACGTCATACACGAGCTTATCGCGCCCGTACAGGTCTGGAGATATGATGGTCTGCTCAGAGGTGATGCCGCTTTTAAACACCAGCGCCCTCAGCATGCCGTCGAAGGGATTTCCGCACGGCACGTCTGCGGCGTGCTGGCGCAGAGCCTGCACGAGGCCCACCTCGTGCGAGCAGAGCTCTTCAAACGTCGACGACGTCCCTCCGGAGGCAAAGCCCTGGTCGCGCCCCAGCCGCCGAGACGGCGCCGGGACGGAGAGACTCGCTTCGCTCTTCCACGGCCCCTTGACTTTTTTCTTAACGAACAAGAACCCCTCCAGGTTTTCCACCTTTTGTTTTATCAGGGGGTGAACTAGAGGCGTCCCGATGACCTCCTGCGTCATCTTCCTGACAGACTTGGTAAAGCCGCGCGTTATCTGGCGAGGATTTTCATAGAAGACGGGGCGAGAAGCGAGGTGCGCCGTGACACGCGCGCGAAGGGACGGGAACTTTAGGGCGATGGCTAAAAAATACGCGTGGAAGAACCAGTTACTGAGCGCACACAGCGCACCCCCCGTGCACGAGTCTGGGTGGTCTCCCTCGCCGGCAACGGGAGGCGTCGCGGCGACCCTCTGCGGTGCGCCCAGGGTAGCCCACTGCACCCACATGCAGGCCTTCCGAGTCGCCGTCAAAGACAGTTGTTCTTTAATCCAGGCGTAGAATCCCATGGAGCCGGTCTCCAGGCACAGGGTCCAAGACGGCGGCGTCTGCCACCCCACCGTCCCAAACAAAACAAAAAATAAAAAGTCGTGAAGGGATATATCACAAAACACAGACAGGGCGCGCTCGAGACAGGCTTCTAGATTCTCCAGGCCACAAAAATTAGCGCAAGGGCCATCACCGGCACCACCGTCCACAAAAGAGGCCATGTCCGTATCCATCTCCATTGACCCGGGCGCCCCCAACACGCAACGGTTTCCTGGTCGGGGTCACAGCGGCGCTGCGTCAGCGGGCCGCCGCAGCGGGGCCCTCTTAAAGACACGGCTGGGTCGCGCGGGGTTCCCGAAGCGCCCACATAAGAGCCCCTGGCGTCTTTTATGGACCGCCTCGCGCTCACTAACCCCTCGGGGCACGTAGGGTGCGCGGGCTGGTTCGCGTCGGCTATCATGTTCAGGATGTTGGACACGCGGCGCTGGTTTTTGGCCTTGACAACTAAAAACTGTAAACTGTGCTTGTAGTCGGTCAGATAGGTGCGACAGACCACCATGGAATTGACGATATCTAGGTCTTTGGCAAACACCAGCGGCGTCTTAAACTTTATGAAGTCGTCCTGCCTGAGGAGAATGGATTCGTTCCTCCGCAGGGTGACGTCCGGCGCCATGGGCAGACATGTCCCAAATTGCGTCGAGATGTCCCGGGGCTCGCACAGAAAGCACTTGAGCGTGGTGGCCAGGCCATTGTTGGAAATAATGAAACAGGGACAAAACGGGTACTTGTAGCCCTGGAGCTTGTGGGCCCAGAACTTATAGAGGAACTCCACGTTGTAGATGGCCCCGTGCTTAAGCCTGACGGTGCATATGGCACTGGAGTCCCCCTTGCTGAAAACGTGGTGTCCGATGGGACACTTCTCGAGATCGATGACCGCCCCGGGTTGACACAGAAACGAGTGAACAGTTTGACACAGCTCCTCCACGAGCTTCCGCCCCCCTCCGCTCATATCCGTCTCCGAAGTCACTCGTCGGCCACCTGTATCGTATCTAACACCGTGTCCGTCTCGACGATCTTAGAAATAATTTGCCGCACCGACCGAATCTTAGCTTCTAGCACCTCGTTACACCTGCAGGCGGCGTCCACATCTTCGCGCCCGCGGGGCAATGTGGCGTGCTGCCGGAGTCGCGCGAAGGCTTTAAGATTCTGACAGTGGTTCAGGGCATTAAATCGCGCGTAAATAGTGGGCGCGATCAAATAAATATCCGGGGGCAAAATATGGTCGAATGCCAGGAGATGATGCAGATCGCCGGGTAAAGGGGTGTCCATGGACGCCACGCGCAAAAAAATGTATCGGTAGACTGTTCTCGCTAAAGTTCAAACGCCCCCTCTCTCCCCCGTACCCCAATTGCGCCGGGTTTAATTTACTTTTAATAAGATAACCTTATTCCCACGCGCCCGCGTGGAGTGTTAAAATCTGCCCCTGTATTTAAAAAGCTCCATTCGCCGGTTGCATCACCCGAGGCCGGCTCTAATGTTTCTTAAAAAGCCCCAGCGGACCTTCCACAGCTTAACCACAATCACGTAACCGACCGCGCCCTCCACCGTCCCCACTTCACACACTCGCGCCCCCTTTGATAGACAGCCGCTCCTCAGAGTAGCGAGAGCGCATTCCGCCCAGGAGAGGGGACCCGCGAAAACTATGGGGTTTATCCCATGGGACCCCCTTACGCTAGAAAGGCAACGGGCCCGCGTTAACCGCCTATTGGACCTCTCCCACTTACCGGGAAACCCCGAGAGCGCCCTGGAATGTCCCGTCCTGAACCACCTCCAAAACGCCCTCGCGCCCGTGTCCTGCTGCACGGTATGCCGCCTCTTACACACACTAATAACCAATGAGCGCGACCCCCCCGTGAAGTTCTTTGAAGACTACGCCCTCCTGTGCTTCTACACCTTACACGCCCCGAGGTGCTGGCTATCCACAGTCATCGCGGCCTGCGACCTCGCCGAGATCTTGTGTAGACACTTTCCGTCCCACGTTGCCGAAACGCCAATCTTTATCCCGGGGGGCATCCTGGGCATTGACGTCCAGCTACACTTCTTTGTGCATAAGTGTTTCAGGCCCCTGGAAGAGCAGAGCCACGGGGCCCTAATTACCTCGGCCAACCTAAGCTTCATAAAAACAGAATTCATCAGGGGGAGCCTGTCGGGCTCCATCTCGAACACGATCTGTTTCAAAACCATGTGGTCCGGCGCGCGCGCTCTGCGCGAAGACAAGCCGCCTAAAGTGGGCGGCGCCTGCTGCACCCTCCGCGGGGACACGCAAGACACGCCCTTTGTAGCTCAGCTGATCGCCGGCGGCCGCGACAGGCCTCGAGACTGGCTGCAGTTTTTTTGGGAATGTTGGCAGACCAGCGAGCTCCTCAGCCACCGGAGCCCCGGCCCCGGGGCCGCTCCCGACACAAGCGGCTCCGGAGGGGCCACGCACACATATGCAGAGGACAGCGGGCGCGAGCCTGACCAGTGCCAGGGCCCCTGCCTGTTATCCCCGTCCCTGTGCCTCCGGCGCAAAAATAACACCTTTAGCGTCTGCGTCCTCTGCGAGTGTCTGGCCGCCCACGGCGAGGCCAAACACGCGCTCTCCACGCTCAAGTCTAAAATCATCACCGCCTTCGGCAACAACGTCAACATCATAGACAGAATCTCCGTTATCTTAAACTCAAAACAAAACCTAGACTATATCCAGTCGCAAACACTGAGGCACACGATCGCCCAGTGCAGTCCCCACGAGATCCACAAGCACCTGTTCTGCGATCCCCTGTGCGCCGTTAACACGCGCGCCACGCACCCCAACATCCTCTTTAAAACCCCAGACCCCGGCCAGCTGCACAAGTCCAAGGCCTCGCTGGCGACCGGGCTGCACCTCGCGGGGAATAACATATTAGACTGCGATTCGCTCAACACGCTCATCGTCGTGTTTAAAGCCTGCCAGCACTGCCGAATCTCCAAGACCACCTTTAATGAGATTATCAAAGAACTAGACTCCACTCTCCATAAACACGGACTGCCCGTCGTCCAGGCCTTTCAGACGTCCCAGGTTTACGTCTGACAACCGGGGCCCCGCGAGTCCCCGTGACCAGGGCATCCTCAACGGGCCCCACTCTCGCTCTCGCCCGCGGGTCTCCTAGTCCGAGGCCCGCCGTTCCCGGCAGACATGGGGTACACGGCCTCCCCAAAGCCCCCGGGCCTCAAAAATGACAAAATGTCACAGTGCTCTTACAAGAGGCTCTCGCGGGCCATACAGACCCCAACGATAAAAAAAAAGACCACGTCTAAACTCTCGTCCATCATCTCCCACCAGACGCGCAAAAAGGCCGGGCACCGGGCGCTATCCGACTTTGACTTTTTCACCGGCATCTCTAAAAACAACGAGCTCGGTAAAGACTTTCTTCGAGAAATGGACACCCCCATCTGCACCTCCAATACCATATTTTTGCCGCTGGGCCTAGACCGCCTCTCGTCGGGCCGCTGCATAGTGCTCTCCCCGTTCGGACACCTGTCCATCCTGGGGTGCTACTGCGAGCACTGCGCCAAGCCCTACGATAACCCCAGCCACGACTATTCCCTCAGCCCGTGCCAGCCATACGCTCGTCCCATTAACCCGTATTCCTCGGAAACCGAGGACCTGTGCTCCCTCAGCCTAACGTTCTTTAACAACGCGGACAAGGTCATTCAGAACAAGACGTTCTACCTCTCTTTATTAAGCCATTCCATGGACAGGGTGAGAAACAGCTTTAATCAGCCCGGCCTGCTGTACACATTCATCGTCCTGCGCACGTTCTGCCCAGACAGCTTCCCGGTTTTTGTAGAAAACGGCAACAAATGCCTCACTATGTTTGTAGTTTTTAAAGCGCGCCTGCTGCATATATCCGAGGAGTGCCTGCGACTGCTGTCCAGTAACCTACAGGCGTACAGCGTCTCCATCGACTGCAGCCAGAAAGCATATATCGTTAAGGTCTCGCCCGTCCTGCCCGAGGAGAAAACAGTGATCTTGGCGGAGGACAGCATATGCGAAGCCGTCGCGTCACTGGACTATAGCGACGAGCTAAAGCAGGAGTTCAAACACAGCACCGGCATAGTGTCTAACCTCTGCAAGGGCGGCCTTTAGCGCCCCGCGGCTAGATGTAAAATATACGATGCGTTGCCCAATAAAGCTATGTAACGGACCACGCGTTTCCCCGAGGTCATTATTTCCAAGGCCAGAAAAATACGAATACGTATCGGGTGTTAGATTATTTATGTGTTTCGTGGGTAGTCATGCTTTTTGACGCGGCGCCAGAGACTTAGTAAGCCGTGGCTTGCTGCACCACGGCCAATTTTTTATTTATACGCCGCAAATGTCACTTTTCTATAAGACGCCTTGATTCATGGTTCGGGTTACTCCAGCGCCTGCAATCAGGCTGGCGCCAGACCTTTCCCTATTCACCTAAAAATCTCTACGCGCCGCCCCGGGACAAGTAACTTTTTTCAACTTTCTATAAGAACCCTCCGGTAAGACTCTAATGTCGGGCGCCCCCTCCACACACCAATTGCCCCCCATTATCCCTCTCCTGGGTCCCTGCGCCCTCCCGCGCGGTCTGTCAAATTTGCCCAGGGCCCATGCCATGTAACTATAGAAAATAACCAAGCCCTCCCAGGACTGAATCACAAGGCTGGCAACCCAGGCCAATTTCACAACTGCTTGCTTGCATGTACCACTGGACCGGATCGCACAGGTTTAGCCGCCCAACGCCCCGCTGGGACTCAATTACATAACACCAGAAAGCTTTCAACCTAATCTTCAAATTGCAAAGCAAGCAGCTTTACTCAGTAAACACAACTGGTCTCCGCGCACCACCCTTAACTCTGTTCTTTGAAAAACATGTTTTAGAGCACCCCTTTAAGGCCGACGCGATGGCTGCCGTGAAGGAGACCAGCCCATTCCTTTTTAAAAATATTGCACGCTAGCACATTTTTTCGGGGCTGCCCATGTGAACTATCCTTATGTCCTCATCTAACCCTTCTCTCCTCCCACGCACACATACAACATCTACAACAATGCGATTCCCCGCCCTAGCTTAAACACTCACACCCGGCTGGCATGAAGGGCCCGAAAGGCAGTTTCTAAGGTTCTGGGGATAAAATGCCACGGGGGCCATAACCCTGCAATATATGTTCAACACGCATCCAAACATCCGACCTCGGAAAACATGCCCACCGACCAATAGGCCGTACCCACTCCTGTCGTGAACGTATCCTTTTCACACTCCCCAACACCAGTCACCGTACCCCAGCGTAGCTTGAGCAAAATGCTTCGCAAAGAGCACTCGAGTGCTTTACTTTTACGGGCACCTGTCACAGGAATTGGCCGCCCCCTTTTCCATTTACCGCCACAGCCAGGCTGCTAAGAGTTAATACACAAGCGGGGGGAGAACGGAACAGGACGCCGCGCCTATCATCGCGCATAACTAACACGTTCTATTCGTGAATCAGCGTCCTCTGGCCTCCTCCACTCATACACTTCCGACCCCACACCAACACGACGCTGTCCACCTGCCTCGCGTCTTACGGGGACTTTGTAGCTCTTACATTATCAGAACATGGCCTGCGGATGGCAGGCAATGGTCGGGCTACGCACTTTACCCACAATTTGACCCATTGCTCCGCAGGTAACAGGCCCCGATTAACTAGGACCGCTTTCTGGTCACCTGGCCCCGACACCTGACCAAAAGGCCACGGTCCCGGTTTAACTGGTCTAGCTTCCCGACCTAGAAGCCGAGGCCCCGGCTCAACTTGGCCCGGCTCCCAACCAAGCAGGCCAGATTTTAGTTCAGCCTGCCCCATCCGACACCCAACCGGCCCCTGTTCCCGGCAGATAGGTTCACGGCCTAGATCGACAAGGTCCGGTCATACCCGTGACCTAAATATATGCAAACAGCCACGGAACTATCGCGGTCGAGTTCAACGCCGCCGTGACCAGAAGCCGCCCCCAATCATAAAACACCACATTTAAAATAACACAGAAAACACATAGAATCTAATACTTTTATTTATATTTCAAAAACAGGCGTGGCCAACTTTTACCCAAAGGGTTCCCAAACGGGGAAAGGGGAGGGCGGGGGTACTTGCCCCGCACGCGCATGCATGTTTGCACCGCCCATTGGCGCCCCTTATCACGGTATAGTTGGCGCGCTGCAAGCGCGATGGCCGTGCGTGTCCCCAGTTTCATTGATACATCCCATCTTCCCCGACGACCACGTTGCAAACTCAGGCAATGCGATTGCATTAGCTGGTATCGCAATCCCTTATAAGCAATACAGACTGGGGCACGATGGCCGTTTACACGGGGTTATTGGCTTGCCCACTTCTCCAAGAGACATTCTCAGGTCGTGGGGTATTTTGACCCACAAAGGCGGGTCAACTATTTCCTAAGCGGGCTCACGTGAATGCGCGGTTCGCCGCTCCCGCGCTAAAACACGCAGAAGTTATGTCTTGATGACCCGGGAGAGGGCTCGGACGGTGATTCAGGTTCACATGGATCGCGGGGCCACCACTCCCCATACCCCCGAGGAACCGCATGCCGAAATTCAGTCGATATCTTTCTGGCAGCGCCCCAAAGGCTTGGCCAATTCCTCGATAGTTACAAATCGAAACTAACTCAGTTCCTAAAGCGTCAGAGATCACAGCTTCCACATTTCCTTAAAGGTCACACGCCGCGGCTTAGGCAATAATTATGAAATACACTTTGACCCATGGACACATTGATATGAGTTACTTTATTTCGCCCCGTGGCATTAAACCCAGCATCGCACTACAAAACCACATGTTCAAGGGTTTGGAAATTTCCCCACATTCTTCCAGAGTCGCGTGTCCAGGCTCTGCTGGGTACTCCATAATCCTCACTCACGCCTCAGACGGGTTTTCTTAAGGTCACGGTCTCCAGGCCCGAGGCCTCCGGTGAAGTTTGGGACCAGCTCGTCGTACACTCCAAACACCGCGACCGCGCAACTTCTGGCGACCCACGGGGCCGGGGCGGACAATTTATTGGGACGCAGGACATACCCGCAGGTCGGCGTTCACGGTTCACACACTTGCCATAATATGAGGCACGATGCAAAGTCCCACTTAACTCCTTCATTCAAACATCAAGTACCGAAACTTTTCAGGCTCGTTTAAAGTGCATAAGTTCTCTATTCACATTAACTCCCGGTCAGCCGCGCGTTTGACATTTACCGCGTACGGGACATGTTGAAGCCTGCAGCCTCCCTGGTGGCTACGACTCGAGCGATGTGTTTAGAGTCTGAGGTGTCCAGAGTACAACACGGTTTTCCCAGATCCCTGGCACCCCGGAGTACAATGTGCCCCTCCCCCCCGTCGAACACACTTTGCCTCACAGGATAGAGCGGCAAGGGACCAGGGTACAGTCTCCGTACCAGCTGTGAAATCCTAGCAGGCACCGCGTGCCAAGAGTGCTACCGGCTCTAGTAGGTGGGGGCCCCGGGTGCCACGATCCTCCATAAACCTGGAGGGGTATCGCTGATGTAATTTCCAGTAACACGAGGTGGTAAAAGGTATTGGGAAGTCACCAACCGTCAGTGCAACAAACTCCACGCTGGAATGCGACCCTCGGCACTGCGTGTGCAGGGTCCCGGTTTCCGATGGCCTCCCTCTTTAGCGTGTTGCATGACTCCACCAGGCAACGTACACCAGGCGGCACTGCTAAGGCCGCTGGGCCGTAAGCACATAGGGCGTGGATGGCCCCTCAGCTACCAACCACGGTTAGCCCTCCTAGACGCGGCCGATGTGGACCCCTGGCCCATTTTCCTCCATACGTGACAAATTTTTTAGTTAGCTTGGACCACCAAAGAGACTGCATTCCGCCTCTATGGCGAGGGCGCTACGGATTTTGGGGGTTCCTCGCTCCTCGCAAACCGTCAGATCTCAGTTGCCGTCAGGCACCACTGGCCCCTATGCTGTCTGGCGCGGGCGTTACATCTTTCAGAAATCGCTCAATACAGGTTATAGCGTCATGGTAGGCGACACACACGCAGCCGGCTCCAGTGGGCAGCGTGCGCTATCGGTTGCTTCCGGTTCCATTGGACGGCAAGCATTATACGTTGCCACCGGTTCTAATGAGCGGTGGGTGCCTCCCGCGCCACCGCGTCTGCCTAGTGGCGGGGTCCCGTACTGCACAGGGTTGCCCCTGGCCTCTGTGTGGCGCTGGTGCTGGGCGCGCTGCCCATAACCCCAGTGGAGCGATGGTGCCAGGCAGGACGCCCCTGGTCCCAGTGGGACCCTGTCAGCAGGTGAAATGCCCTTAACCAATGTGGCACATGCAACGAGTGGGCAGCACCTAACCCATGTAGCACAGGCAACGGGTGGGCAGCATCCACCCTCGGTGGGAATGGGAGCCGAGCAGGCTAATCCTAGTTCATGTGGGGTGCAGACAACGAGTGTAATGCTTATGGTCCCGGTTGGCACTGGCGTCAGGTGGGGTGCCCCTGGCCCCTATGGGGCGCTAGGACCAGGTGGGTTGCTCCTGGCCCCTGTGGGTTCCTGGCGTCAGGTGGGGTGCTCCCGACCCCTGTGGGCGCTAGAACCAGGTGGGTTGCTCATGGTCCCTGTGGGGCGCTAGGACCAGGTGGGTTGCTCATGGCCCCTGTGGGTTCCTGGCGTCAGGTGTGGTGCCCCTGGCCCATGTGGGGCGCTATGGCCAGGTGTGGTGCCCCTGGCCCATGTGGGCGCTATGGCCAGGTGTGGTGCCCCTGGCCCATGTGGGCGCTATGGCCAGGTGTGGTGCCCCTGGCCCCTGTGGGTTTCTTGCGTCAAGTGGGTTGCTCCCGGCCCCTGTGAGCGCTAGTGCCGGGTGGGCTGCTCCCGGCCCCTGTGAGCGCTAGTGCCGGGTGGGCTGCTCCCGGCCCCTGTGAGCGCTAGTGCCGGGTGGGCTGCTCCCGGCCCCTGTGAGCGCTAGTGCCGGGTGGGCTGCTCCCGGCCCCTGTGGGCGCTAGGGCCGGGTGGGCTGCTCCTGGCCCCTGTGGGCGCTAGGGCCGGGTGGGCTGCTCCTGGCCCATGTGGGTGCTAGGGCCGGGTGGGCTGCTCCTGGCCCCTGTGGGTTCCTGGCGTCGGGAGGATGCCCCTGGCCCCTGTGGGGCGCTAGGGCTGGGTGGGTTGCTGGCCCCTGTGGGTTCCTGTCGTTGGGAAGGATACCCCTGGCCCCTGTGGGTTCCTGTCGTCGGGAAGGATGCCCCTGGCCCCTGTGGGTTCCTGTCGTCGGGAAGTATGCCCCTGGCCCCTGTGGGTTCCTGGCGTCTGGTAGGATGCCCCTGGCCCCTGTGGGGCGCTAGGGCCGGGTGGGTTGCTGGCCCCTGTGGGGCGCTAGGGCCGGGTGGGTTGCTGGCCCCTGTGGGGCGCTAGGGCCGGGTGGGCTGCTGGCCCCTGTGGGCGCTAGGGCCGGGTGGGCTGCTGGCCCCTGTGGGCGCTAGGGCCGGGTGGGTTGCTGGCCCCTGTGGGCGCTAGGGCCGGGTGGGTTGTTGGCCCCTGTGGGGCGCTGGGGCCGGGTGGGTTGCTGGCCCCTGTGGGGCGCTGGGGCCGGGTGGGTTGCTGGCCCCTGTGGGGCGCTAGGGCCGGGTGGGTTGCTGGCCCCTGTGGGGCGCTAGGGCCGGGTGGGTTGCTGGTCCCTGTGGGGCGCTAGGGCCGGGTGGGCTGCTGGTCCCTGTGGGGCGCTAGGGCCGGGTGGGCTGCTGGTCCCTGTGGGGCGCTAGGGCCGGGTGGGTTGCTGGCCCCTGTGGGGCGCTAGGGCCGGGTGGGTTGCTGGCCCCTGTGGGGCGCTAGGGCCGGGTGGGTTGCTGGCCCCTGTGGGGCGCTAGGGCCGGGTGGGTTGCTGGCCCCTGTGGGGCGCTAGGGCCGGGTGGGTTGCTGGCCCCTGTGGGGCGCTAGGGCCGGGTGGGTTGCTGGCCCCTGTGGGGCGCTAGGGCCGGGTGGGTTGCTGGCCCCTGTGGGGCGCTAGGGCCGGGTGGGTTGCTGGCCCCTGTGGGGCGCTAGGGCCGGGTGGGTTGCTGGCCCCTGTGGGGCGCTAGGGCCGGGTGGGTTGCTGGCCCCTGTGGGGCGCTAGGGCCGGGTGGGTTGCTGGCCCCCGTGGGGCGCTAGGGCCGGGTGGGTTGCTGGCCCCCGTGGGGCGCTAGGGCCGGGTGGGTTGCTGGCCCCTGTGGGGCGCTAGGGCCGGTGAGCTGCTGGCGACGGGTGGGGTGCCCCTGGCCCCTGTGGGGTACAGGCAACGGGTGGGGTGCCCCTGGCCCCTGTGGGGTACAGGCAACGGGTGGGTGCCCCTGGCCCCTGTGGGGTACAGGCAACGGGTGGGTGCCCCTGGCCCCTGTGGGGTACAGGCAACGGGTGGGTGCCCCTGGCCCCTGTGGGGTACAGGCAACGGGTGGGTGCCCCTGGCCCCTGTGGGGTACAGGCAACGGGTGGGTGCCCCTGGCCCCTGTGGGGTACAGGCAACGGGTGGGTGCCCCTGGCCCCTGTGGGGTACAGGCAACGGGTGGGTGCCCCTGGCCCCTGTGGGGTACAGGCAACGGGTGGTGCCCCTGGCCCCTGTGGGGTACAGGCAACGGGTGGTGCCCCTGGCCCCTGTGGGGTACAGGCAACGGGTGGTGCCCCTGGCCCCTGCGGGCGCCGCTGTGCGCTGGGGTGCTGGGTGGGTTGCTCTAGCCCCTGCGGTGCGCCGCTGTGCGCTGGGGTGCTGGGTGGGTTGCTCTAGCCCCTGCGGTGCGCCGCTGTGCGCTGGGGTGCTGGGTGGGGTTTCCCTAGCCCCGGTGGGCGCAGGCGACGGGTGGGGTTCCCCTAGCCCCGGTGGGTGCGGCTGTGCGCTGGGGTGCTGGGTGGGTTGCTCTAGCCCCTGCGGTGCGCCGCTGTGCGCTGGGGTGCTGGGTGGGTTGCTCTAGCCCCTGCGGTGCGCCGCTGTGCGCTGGGGTGCTGGGTGGGGTTTCCCTAGCCCCGGTGGGCGCAGGCGACGGGTGGGGTTCCCCTAGCCCCGGTGGGTGCGGCTGTGCGCTGGGGTGCTGGGTGGGTTGCTCTAGCCCCTGCGGTGCGCCGCTGTGCGCTGGGGTGCTGGGTGGGTTGCTCTAGCCCCTGCGGTGCGCCGCTGTGCGCTGGGGTGCTGGGTGGGGTTTCCCTAGCCCCGGTGGGCGCAGGCGACGGGTGGGGTTCCCCTAGCCCCGGTGGGTGCGGCTGTGCGCTGGGGTGCTGGGTGGGTTGCTCTAGCCCCTGCGGTGCGCCGCTGTGCGCTGGGGTGCTGGGTGGGTTGCTCTAGCCCCTGCGGTGCGCCGCTGTGCGCTGGGGTGCTGGGTGGGGTTTCCCTAGCCCCGGTGGGCGCAGGCGACGGGTGGGGTTCCCCTAGCCCCGGTGGGTGCGGCTGTGCGCTGGGGTGCTGGGTGGGTTGCTCTAGCCCCTGCGGTGCGCCGCTGTGCGCTGGGGTGCTGGGTGGGTTGCTCTAGCCCCTGCGGTGCGCCGCTGTGCGCTGGGGTGCTGGGTGGGGTTTCCCTAGCCCCGGTGGGCGCAGGCGACGGGTGGGGTTCCCCTAGCCCCGGTGGGTGCGGCTGTGCGCTGGGGTGCTGGGTGGGGTGCCCCTAGCCCCGGTGGGTGCAGGCGACGGGTGGGGTTCCCCTAGCCCCTGCAGGGCGCCGCTGTGCGCTGGGGTGCTGGGGTGCTGGGCGGGGTGTCCCTAGCCCCGGTGGGTGCAGGCGACGGGTGGGGTTCCCCTAGCCCCTGCAGGGCGCCGCTGTGCGCTGGGGTGCCGGGTGGGCTGCTCCTGGCCCCTGCGGGGCGCCGCTGTGCGCTGGGGCGCCGGGTGGGCTGCTCCTGGCCCCCGCGGGGCACCGCTGTGCGCTGGGGTGCTGGGTGGGGTTTCCCTAGCCCCGGTGGGCGCAGGCGACGGGTGGGGTTCCCCTAGCCCCGGTGGGTGCGGCTGTGCGCTGGGGTGCTGGGTGGGGTGCCCCTAGCCCCGGTGGGTGCAGGCGACGGGTGGGGTTCCCCTAGCCCCTGCAGGGCGCCGCTGTGCGCTGGGGTGCTGGGGTGCTGGGCGGGGTGTCCCTAGCCCCGGTGGGTGCAGGCGACGGGTGGGGTTCCCCTAGCCCCTGCAGGGCGCCGCTGTGCGCTGGGGTGCCGGGTGGGCTGCTCCTGGCCCCTGCGGGGCGCCGCTGTGCGCTGGGGCGCCGGGTGGGCTGCTCCTGGCCCCCGCGGGGCACCGCTGTGCGCTGGGGTGCCGGATGGGCTGCTGCTGGCCCCCACGGGGAGCCGCTGTGCGATAGGGTGCTGGGTGGACTGCTCCTGGCCTCCGCGGGGGTGCCGCTGTGCGCGGGGGTGCCGCTGTGCGCGGGGGTGCCGCTGTGCGCGGGGGTGCCGCTGTGCGCGGGGGTGCCGCTGTGCGCGGGGGTGCTGCTGTGCGCGGGGGTGCCGCTGTGCGCGGGGGTGCCGCTGTGCGCGGGGGTGCCGCTGTGCGCGGGGGTGCCGCTGTGCGCTACCGCATGGCGGGTGCTGCGGGTTCAGGTGGGCCGTGGGTGCCTAGTGCGTTCCGGCATGCCGCCGATTCCGGGGGTTCCGTGGGTAGTGGGCACGGGGCACGCGGCCGGCTTCCATTCCGCAGGATGCGCACTGCCGTAGGATCCAGGCCGCCGGTGGTGCTGCTGGCACCCACCCTTCCAGGTGCGCGTCGCCGTGGGATCTGCATCGCGCCTCCGCGGGGTCGTAGATTTTGTGCAGCTGTAGCTGGTGGGGGTTTTTATGCACCCCTAAATCGCGGGCCTTTTACAGGTCCCCGGGCTTTTTATACGCCCATCCGTGGTCGCTGAAGCGGGGGCTTTTACAGCCCCCCTTTTGGGTCGCCGCCTCCAAAATTTCCGTCTGCGTTGAAAATTTTGGCTGCGTGTGAATTTTCCGCGCCGTCGTGTAAGCGTCCCGCTAAAAAAAAATTTTACTTGCCTGCTCCTTTCTTTTTTCTTCTTTTTTCTTCTTTTTTCTTCTTTTTTCTTCTTTTTTCTTCTTTTTTCTTTTTTTTCTTTTTTTTCTTTTTTTTCTTTTTTTTCTTTTTTTTCTTTTTTTTCTTTTTTATTTTTTTTTTCTTCTTCTTCTTCTCTCTTCCCTCTCCCTCCAGCGACTCAGTCTCTTTCCGAATTTTCCTTCTTTTATACTTATCTAGCTCCTCCCATTCTATACCTTTTATCTACCCCTATCCTATATTTCTCCTATATTAGTCATATTATCTACCTTTTATCCTACCTATTCCGGTTTTACCTTATATGGTCTTTCCTCATTTATCCATTAACTATTATATTAACCTACATATATTTGCTGATATTATATTAGTAAACAAGGATTATACCCTTTAGTATATTAACAGATTAATACAAGTAAACAAATATTTGCTGATATTATATTAGTAAACAAGGATTATACCCTTTAGTATATTAACAAATTAATATAGGTAAACAAATATTTGCTGATATTATATTAGTAAACAAGGATTATACCCTTTAGTATATTAACAGATTAATATAGGTAAACAAATACTAGTTAATATTATATTAGTAAACAAGGGGAATTCCCTTTGGTACCTTAGTAGATTAGTATAGGTAAACAAATATTAGCTAATAAAATATTAGTGAACAGGGGGAATACCCTTTGGTACCTTAATATATTATTATGGGTAAACAAATATTAGCTGATAAGATATCAATAAGCAGGGGGAATACCCTTTATTACATTAATAGATTAATATAGGTAGGCAAATATTGGCTGATATTATATTAGTAAACAAGGGATATTGATTAGGGCTCTATCCTTTATTATTGATTAGCTCGTATATGTTAACTAATATTTGCTGATATTATATTAATTGACAAGGAATATTGGCTGCTCGAAACTAATCGATTAGGGTCCCCCTCTATTATACTAAAGCTGTATCTCCCAGCTTACAGGGTCCTATTGATACCCCCAGCTTATCAAACACTAATCGCTTGCCACGTTATCATCCCGCCTTATCAATAGCGGACACCCCTTTTATGCTCACCCACCGCGGATTTCCCGTGCCGCGACCACCGCACGCCGCCCGTTCGCCACGCCCCCTCCCTTGAAAGCATAGGTCGATAGATTAGTGATGTCTGCCCAGTCCACGTCACCGGCGGGGAGACCCACCAACCACCTTCTTACGCAACCACAACGCCCCGCGCCCTTCGAGCGCCGGGGGGTTTCTCCCACAACAATGACCCCTTATTTGAGCGGCAGACCCTCGCCCCCCCACGACCCCTCCCCGCGATAGATATAACTTGCCGCCGCCCGGGCGATCTCGCCTGGCTTTCCGATTTGGGGGACTGGCGGAGGTCCCTGGGCACAGACCCCCACCCCCAAAGGCGGGCGCGGCGACCCCGAGAAACCCCAATTTCCGCGGCCGCCCACACGGACCCCCTCGACCAGCGCGGAAGTGGCGCGCCTTTACTCTTGCGACCCCTGGTAGCATGAGACAAGGGAGGCCGCCAGGAGCCCCCTTTTGGACGACCCCCGCCGCGACCCCCGGCGGCGTGCGCGGCCGGGGCTTCTTAGCGGCGCCTCACACGCGTGGCGCGAGGACGAGCGAGGGGTTTTTACAGGACCCGCTTTAGGTAGCGTGACCTCCAACCGACCCCTGATAGCACGATGCCGGGATTTTTAACGGGGTGCACCATTCCCGGGTGACTTAGGGCGGCGTGGCGAACGATGGACTTTTAACGGGACATGTTCCAAAGCCAGCTGACCTCTGCTGACCCCGCTAGGTGCCGGCCATGGGCCTTTTATTGGGCCCCGCACACCCCGCTCTTTATCGGCCTCCTTGGCGGTGCGCCACGCGACCCGTGCGTGACCCATTTTGTGCTCGCCGCCTCCCTCTCCCCCGTCCCCTCCCTTGAGCGGGCCACTGTGAGAGACGGCGCGCGCTTGCGCCGCGGCTAGCTTTGCGCCGACCGTGAGCCGCGCTTGTGCGGGAGCTGCGGAAAAGCCGCCGTGCGCGTGCCGCGCACGGCGGGGGCGTGTGCGGTGGGCGAAGGAATCTTTAGTTGGGTTGTTGCCGGCGGTGGTTCCCCCCTCTTGTGAAATGGTATAGTGCCCACGAGTCCCTCCTCTGTGCCGGTGTGCCCCTTTTCCCTGCGTGTTAAATGGTAGAATGTCCGCCATTATTGCAGCCCGTGGACGCGGGGGCCGCGCTTTGCACGGCCGGGCGGCGCGTTTGTAGCGCCCATGCCGCCTCTGTCCCGCGGGCCGCTTGGCGTCTAGAGGGCCGCCGCGTAACGCGGGCGAAGACGGGACCGAGGGTGGTGCGGAGACGCCGAACCGCGGAGACTCGAGCTGGTCAATTTAAGTTTTATTTCGTTGAGCGGTTCACGGGACACGACTCGACCCCTTGAACCCTTAAGACTCGGGGGCCTCGCGGCGGCTGCCTCCGCGTCCGTGTCTGGCGCGGCGGCGGCGGTTTGTGGATCCCCTGACCAGGGCCGGTCGCGCGCGAGCCCCCCGTCGTACGGGGCGCCGCTGCGGAGGCCGGCCGCGTAATACGGCTCTTTGCCAAAATCAGAGGGAGACAGAACCCGCCTGAGTCACTCTGGGTAGGAACTGAATCTTGTGGGCTTTAAGAGGAAGCTCTGGGCTTGCTGGCTGCGGATGACTCCTCTGGCTCCTAGCCGCGGTTTTATTACCCTGACACGCGCCGCTTGCAGAAGCGGCCGCAGACCGCGTCAAAATAAGAGCGGCTGCCGAGAGTGAACCCTGCGCGGCGCGCAACTTGGAGTGTGCGCGGCCCAGGGCGGGGGCAGGAGGGCCCGGACCCCCGGTGTGGTGCTTATGCGTTAAACTCACTCCGGGGGCTCGTCGCCCCGGATACCGTACAGCGCGTTTAACGCGGCTGCAGCGACGCGCACGTACCTGGCGAGCCACGCCCGTGGCCCCGGGATCTTCGCTCTGCACATTTTACGCGGCGCTAGCCTCTGTTCCCCGCGAGGGCGCGACGTGAACGGGCCGGCGGCCGCGCGCGTGTGCGGGGGTTGTCCGCTCTGACGAGCTCTCCATTGGTGGCGAATGGCTGCCTTATAAAGTGCTTGTTTTTTACGTGTAGTACGGTAAGCGGCCGGCTCCGCTTGGGATGCTGGCTTATTCACTCGCCGGCTTTTCTCCCTGCCTGGGCCGGACCTCTCCACGCCCCCGTTTGGAGCTGGCCGCGTATAACCGAACGCCGGATGACTCAAACGTGACTGCGCCGTATCCAAGGGGCTAACAAAGGAGGATGGGGGGGACCAAAAGTGACTCAGTCGACTTTAAATGGGGCCGGCGCAGCCGTGCCTTTGTTAGCGGATCCCCGCCGACATTCCGAAAGGGCGACCGGCTCTCTACTCGCCCGGCCCACGTCTCCCGATAGAAAAAAAACCACTTCTGCTTCGAGACCTAGTAAAGGAAGCAGCAGAAACCGCCGAGTCTCCCGTCTCTGGCCCCGTTCCCCTTTCCGCGGTTGTGGTTACACGCCCGCGGAAAGGGGAACGGGGCCAGAGACGGGAGACTCGGCGGTTGGTGCCTTTGAGGGCGGCGAACGCCGACTGGGCGGGGCGAGAACTTGGGAAGCAGGCTCTCTGGCCGATGCTCTGAAAAAAATGCGATTTGCTTAAAGGCTTCTGCGGGCGGCCCCGCGGGTAGTTTCTTAGCCACGCTGGGGGGTTTGTGCCCAGGCGTCCAATACGGCAGACGGCCGTCTGCGAGCATGTCACAGAGGCTAGCCTTCTGCCCCTGGTTTTTAACTAACGACTGGTGGAGATTTAGTGCCGCGGTAGCTGCTAGGACGCGCCAGCCATTGTAAAGGAAACACTGTATCGAGGCTGGGGCCGGGACCTGCGTAGGCCTGTCTCTGAGTCCTGTTTTCCCTGCCTCACCAAAGCCAGGAAAAAAACTCTCCTAACAGCCGCCGCGCAGTTGTGCAACACTTACATTTAGAGGCCGCTGGGCCCCACCGGCCTGCAGCGAATGATCCCCACTTTTAAAAGCTCAACCCCCCGCCAACACGGCCCACCTTGTTTAAAAGAATACCACGTAGCGTTACCTGGACCGTGGCGGTATACCCAGCGGTCTATCGGTGGGCCGAGCAGGCCCCAAAAGCCATAGTCGGCCTGTGGGACCGTGCGACAGATCCTAGTTGGGACATTGAAAATCGGGGTTCATGCAAAAATACTCGCCCTTTATCCCCACCGCCACGCCAGCAAGTAGCCTTTCCTGTTATACTAAAATTATATCGGCTCTGGGGCACTGGTGGGCGCACAGGCCCCAAATTTAAATCAGCAAGTCCTACCTGGGGCCATATTGGGGGAGGTATACGCTGGCCCATCTCCCGGGAAAGAGCGCGAACCCGGCACACTCCCGACAAGCACGATACCGTGGAACATGACTGTTACACTCACGTTACAAACATATACATTCGCGCACTTTAACAATAAATATTTTTTTTTATTTTTGTATTTTGTATAAAAATATCTCTGCTTGTAAAAAAAGTTGAAGATATTTACATGTGTGGTTTAAGAGTCTTTCTATTCTGTGTGGATATCGAGGTTGTTTCCTTTATGCTTGTTAGTGGTTGTCATGTGCGAAGCAGCAACGTACTGAGGTATCCTTCATATGGAACATTAACACTGTTTAACGAAATGATACAGACTAGCAGGTTTCAGTACATGGTTGTTGTTTCAAATAAATAAATAAAAAGTCCACAGTTACATTCCTGTTGTCAAACAAAAAAATTACAGTACTTAGGATAACATCAATGCACTTTGAGAGTCAATGTCCTGGAAAAACGAAAGGTACTTGTGGATGGAAAAGGATAAATGCGTGGTAGTCCTCCTGGAAACTGCACTGTCAAAAAAAATCCCTATTCATTACATATATACAAGTTCATTTATGCAAAACTACAAGTTCAAGGTCGACCGGCATATCGACTGGATGACACAAAAAAACAGATGAGAATAGAGCAAAAAAAAGAATGCAGAAAAGCTCAAGATAGAGAACACGTGGAGGTTATGGTTTGCTAGGTTTCCTAAACATAATTATTTTAATTGATTTCTGATTGTCATGTTGGGGAGAAAGGTTTCATACTGCGCTTATTGGCTCTTCTGGTGGAACTAAAGAGTCTGTTCTGTCTCTTCTGATGGAACTAAAGAGTCTATTTGTCTCTTCTGGTGGAACTAAAGAGTCTATTTGTCTCTTCTGGTGGAACTAAAGAGTCTGTTTGTGTCTTCTACAGAGATGTCACAGAGTCTTATGTTGTTCATTTGTTATTCCTTCTGATGGTAATGAAGGGCTGGCTACGTCTCTTCAGGTGGTATCAATGGATTGCTATGTCCCTTCTGCTGGCCCAGAAGGGTTTTCTACGGGTGGCGTCGGTTGTTCGCAAAACATCCCGTTGCAAACTCCGGGGGTCAGCGTAATTATTCCACATTCAACCCTGCACGATGGTTTTAGCGAAATATATGATTTCATGGCCTGCAAGATGCCTGGAGCGTCCCCTCCGTTACAAATTATAAATCCCATAAATTTAACCGTTTTGTCTCCTGCTTTAATCGGGAAGATGCCGCTATGGCACTTTGTTGGAAACGCGCCGCTCAGGCCTCGCAGGGAAGAATATACCGGATCACGCCTGGGGCCTGAGACGTAAATGCCCACGTCCCCGTTGTCGCCGGGGTCGTCGCAGGGTGGGTTGTTGCCTTTGGGACATAGATGTTTTAGAGTGGCTTGTCTAGGACCATACTTGGATCGTGGGTTTGAGGGTTTTTTGCAACGTGGTTTTTTGGCAGGCGACTCTAAATCATTATTGTCGGTATTCGATTTGTCTAATGGGTTCACGCTATCTTTGCTGCTTCCGGGTGATGAATTTTTGTCCGTGAATGGGAATGGGGGCGGGGATGGGGGCTGGGGTGGTGATGGTGACGGGCACTGGGTCGAGGTCTGGTCCAATGGTGAAGGCGATGATTGTGGCGGGGGTGGTGGGGGAAACGAAGGCGGGGGAGGGATTGGGGAAGGGGACTCGGGCGGTGCCTGGTCTGGGGACGGGCCCGCTGTGGAGTCTTCTGGTGACTGAGGGGATGGAGACTCTGGTGGCAGCGGAGATCGGGGCTGGGGCGTGGCCGGGACCTCGTCTGGGACCGAGGCCGGGGCCGAGGGTTGGGGCAAGGGATGGGGCGAGGGCGGGGACGGGGACGGGGATAGGGGCTGGGGCTCGGCCGGGGCTGAGGGTTGGGGTGAGTGTTGTGGTGGAGGTTGTGGCGGGGGCGGGGGTGGGGACGGGGGAGCGGTCACGACCTGGACTGGGTCCGAGGCCGGGGCCGAGACCGGAGGGGTGGTGGGTGGCTGGCTTGGCGGGGATGTGTTTGGTTGAGACTCGGGCTCCGTTGGCGAGGGCTGTGGTGGGGGTGGTGGCGAATGATGATTCGAAGGGTTACCTGCGGGCGTGGTTGGGTCCTGTCCCGGAGACTGTTCGGAGGCCGCTGGCGGACGTTTACGCGATGTTTTGGGATGAGTCGGTTGCGGGTCTTTCCTCGGGGGGTTTAATTGTTCCTTGTCGTTATTTCCGGGGTTACGCGGTTGCTTATCGTGAGAATTACAGTTGCCATTTTTTTCTTGGAGCGGGCGGCGTTTTTTGGAATTTGGGCCCGATCCGCCCCCGTGCACTAATTTGTGGGTATTTTCATCGTTTTGACGTTTTCGGGGACGTAATCGACACCTTGGGCAACTGTTGCCTGGATGTGGGTGGCCGCCGTGGTTGGGGTTGCCTCGGTCAGGTTCGTCGTGAGGTGGGCCGCGAACAGGAGTTTTGCACTGACCGTTGCACTGTTGGCGTGAACGTGGAAAATTACCCGAACTCCCGGGGAGGCCGGACATGGTTGGCGCTGGTGGGGTGAACGAGACGTTGGTGGTAATGGGTAGATTTGGTGTTATGTCATGACGCTTGTAGGAAACACAACGGACACAGAAGCACGATTAATGTTAAAACTTTGAAACGTAACTCATTTTAAGCATTTCCTGACCCGCCCACACGAGCCCGGACGAGACGCCTCATAGTCCAGGTGTGCGGTCTCCGGTGCGCGATGGCCCTTGGCGCTTTGGAAACAAAAAATAGCTACCTCGTTCAGCCAGTTTGGCCGTGTTTTTAAATCTGCAGAACTGCCAGGTAAGCGGTGCCTTCGCGGGGCCGCACGGTGGCGATATATCGCACACCCTCCCTCTGAACAAAGCTGGCAGTTTTTCCCGTGGCTAATTTTCAAAAAAAAACAAGCCCGGCGCCCCTTTCAATCCCCGCCATTAGTGTACGGGGTGAACCCTGACATACGCGGCGCGTGAATAAAAACAATCAGAACCGCGGGTTTACTCCTCCGATGTTGCATGTGCCTTATGGGCATTTTTATATCTGCGGTTGTTTGTATGTACGTGGCGGCCATACCCGATCCCGGCCCCGGTGTGCCGCGATCGCGGTAGCGATCGCGGTGCGCGCTCCGGGAGTTTAATGTTTCAATATACTTTCGCAAAGCACTTACCCACTCTACGGTTCACCCTGGGTTAATTTCCATGTCCTATTTCGGTGGTTTATGCCTCATTTTTGATGGTGTTTGACGACCGCTACGAGGGATGTCTTACTCCAGCGCCATTGCGATGCGATCGTACCAGAATTCTCGAAGCGAGCTCAGTATGTAGGTGCAGCATAACCGGAAGCACCGCCCTCAAATGTTAACCCCTGCGTGTTCATAGGCGATGCAACGTTTAAAACATTTTTAGAAACCGGGCGGAAACGGGCTTTTATTGAAATTGAGGTTTGCGTTTAAAACTTCTACGATGCGGGTGCGCGTGACTCTCGTTTTCTCGTGTATTGTACTTTTTGGGGGCGCTGGTCTTTTTAAGCACGGGGATGCTCACGCGGTGGCTTCACCTCCGGGGTCTTCCGTATGGCTGCGTTTAGATTGTACGTGTAGCAACGCGTCAGTCGTTAAATTGGATTTTGGAAATGTGTCATCCGCGCCCGTGCCCGTGGCGCTGTTACGCGTGGGGACGAACGATTCTAGCGAGGAAGGTGAAAGGGTCGTGTCTGTGCTTAAAAATGAAACCGGGATTACTGTGTTTTTAAAAAACCTAACAGTGGACGATTCTGGAGTGTACACTTGCACGTGTTTAAGTAAAAACGGTAGCGACCATGGTGTGTCAGATAATGTTACACTTACAGTGGGACAGTTCCCGGGGGGATCCGCTGCCCGTGTGAGGGTGGGAAGAGGTATACCTACGCCCACTACGGTGCATTCTACCCTCGGCAACAGTGCCAACGCACAAAACTATAAGGGGACGGAAGGTTATCTGCTCGGCCTTGTGTTACTTGCGGCGGTGCTACTGCTGTTATTCCTGCTCTGTATCATTCCTCTGTTAAGATTTTACTGTAGGAAGTTACTATATCACAAAACTTATATTGTTAATGATGGCCCGGTGTAAACTTTGTGTTAGCTGTGACTGAATACTCCTTTTTCAGTACGGTGTTTATGATTCATGAAAAATTATAAGTGCCCCGGGGATAAGATAGTTGCACAGAAACCTCGATGCAGGCTGGCGCAGGGCGCAAAGGCCTTATCGGGGTGCCTGGTTAAACTTGAAATCTACAAATGCAGAAAACGGGCAAACTGTTTACGTTACAAACAATCGGTGCGTATTGTATCTCATCCTGTCCTTCGTAAACTTGAGCTCACGGGAACGTGCTGGCGACCGAGCAGTGTTGTTATATGTGAACCTTTGTGCGTAAGTGCTGCCTTATGAGATGTGTACATGATGTGATTGTTGAGAGAATGTAAAAAAATAGTCCAGTGTTTTTATTTTTTTCCACGCTTTTATTTATGATATTGCATGTGAACACATATTTTATTTTTTGTGGGGCTACGCCTCGCCTTGTGTGCAGAAACATCCAAATGTGTCACTTGTGTATACTGGCCTGGGTGTAGTGTGCAATTAAGATAATAAACGCTGTTGAAAACCGGTGTCTCATCTTTTGTGCGTGGGCCTATTATTTATGGGCCGGTGTGGGGCTGTGTTGGTTAACCGGGCGAGTTGCATTAGGTGGGTATGGTTTCATTGCACCATATATGCATATGATAGAACATTAAACTCCACGGGGACACCTTCAGGTCTTTGTGGCTGGCGGGGACGTGCTGCCACTGCCACATGTGAAAGGCCAGGGAGGGGTCGAATGTGAGGGCCAGGTGTCTGCCGTTGGGGGAGCAGATGCCCGCCACGGTGGAGGTGACCGTGGGATTCCGGGGGTAGTTCTTGGCATAATCGTCTTCCGAGACGCTCTTCCCGTGGTACGAGCACGCCACGAGGCCCGCCGAGCGGAGGTTGTATTCTACCTTGTCCTTCTTGTATCTTAGGCCCGTGTGTGTTCCTTGGACCCAGCAGGGAATGATGGCTCCTTGGAGGGGTCGAAGCATCTCGGCCTTGGAGTCCCGGTGGATGTAAAAGTTGGCCCATCTGCTCTCGTATAATTTGGAGGCGTTCGCCTCCAGCTCGATGCCGTGGTCTTCGATTTCCAGGGCGTTGTGCTCAATGGCGCCACTTCCCGTGGGCCCGATCACCCCCAGTGTTTTGAACAGCTCGAACCCGAGCTCCCCGCACGCGAGAGAAAAAGTGTGTTTGCGGCTGAAAAATCGCGTCAGGGCCCCCCTGAGTATGTCTGACTTGAAGCAGGCCAGGGCTATGCCTTTGGCGCCTGTTATGTTGTCCTTGTGTCCCGTCGTCTGAGAAACCATGATGCCTATAAATTGGTCCAGGACGTTTATACCTTTTATTTCTGTTATATTGATCCTGTACACCGTGAAACCTGCGTTCGTGAGCGCGCTAAGCATAGAGGTTTCCTTTCCCGGCCCCGGGGGACTAAGGACTGCCACCTGAAATCTCAGGTCAGGCTGCGTGTACATGCACGCGTACTTTTCTTTCAGCTGGTTTTCTAGGGCGCCCAGGCGGATCTCATTGTCCCCGTAATCATTAATGTACAGGGCCCCGTCCTGAATCTCGTTTCTGAAGTGGTCATACTGTTGCTGGGAGAACGATGACCAGCTGGAGTACACGAGGCCTAGTGTCTGCTGAAACAGGGTTGTTTTCCCCTGATAGATAATAACTGGCTGGTTCTGGCCTACTTCCCCTACGCGGCCTATCGGCATGTAATAGAGGCCGTGTCTGCTGCAGAGGGCTTGGACGGATTCCAGAGACCGCTCGGAAACCTCTAAGATGGCTCCCGGGGTTTCAGAAAACATGGTCTGTTGGGCGTGGAGGTGGCCGGGGATGTACACCTTGATCCCACGGTTACCTGCGAGGGCCATTTCCAGCAGGCACGTCACCGTACCCCCGTCGCTGATGTCGTGCCCCGACAGAACTACGCCCTGGGCGACCAGGCTCTGGACCGTGGAGAACAGGGCGGCCACCTTTTTAGGGCATGGGCTTGGAATGGTGCCGGCGTGAGTTTCTATCACGTGTTCAAAAGTGGAGCCTGAGATCCAAGGCTTGTTGTCTATGGCCACGAGGACCAGCCACGAGCCGGCCTGGCGGAGCTCTGGCGTGACTCGAGGGCCGTTGCTGACCCTGGCGCAGGCGGACACCACTATAGACTTTAAGGTCGAGTAGGTATCTGATCCGCCGCGGGGACAGGAACATGACGCTGAAGTGACGGTGATGGCGGGGCCCATGCTTTCCGCGAAGGCCTTGCACTCGTTCAGGACTTTCTCTATCTCCTCGCGCGAATCTGGGCCATTGTTCCACGTGACGGACATGGACAGGGTTACATTGGGCAGCGTAGTGTGGGGGGCGAACATCAGGTTGGTCATGGCCTCCGTAATTGCCAGCTTGGCCCCGCTAACGTGGTGGAGCTGCACTTTTAAGGCCTGCTCTCCGAGGCTCATGGCGTGGCCGTGAAATGAGCTACTGGGGTAAGTGTGTGTTTTCGAGTGAAAGTTGCCGTGGGTGATCTCGCGCCATATTTTGGCCGATTGGGGCGGCTGCGTTACCAGCTCCCCCTGGTCGTTCAGGGAGGCCATTGGCCAGAGGGCAGAGTCGAAAATGAGACCGTAGTCTGCCAGGGGCAGGTCTAGAGGACCCACCCCGGGCTGCTGCGCGATCAGGCCGTTGCCGCATCGGTTCACGTGCCTGACGATAAACTCCTTGCTGCCCACCGAGGGGTGCTGGAAAATCTGGGCCACCGAGGACTCCAGAGGAAATGCATTCCAGTCGATGAGTGACGCGGGCTTTGACAGCGGCACTGCAATTAGATCAGGTTCGTCCAGAGGTTGCTGTTGAACCTGTCGAAGGTAGTCATCGTACGAGACAGAGAAGGCCGGGTGAAATTGTTTATTGGGAGGGATCTTGGCAACATCCTGGGGGTCATCCAGGTCGTCCACAAAGTGGAGACCGCCGGCCCTCTGCGTGATGCCGATAACGGCAAACGGGCACTGGGCCAACTCTGCGGCCTTCCTAAAGATGTTCAGGGGGAAATCTACGCCGCTCTGCTTGTTTATAGCCTTGTTGTTTTTAACTATGAGAAACAGGGCCGCCGAGTGGATTAGGAGAAATTGGCTGTAGATGGCAGCCTTTTGTTCGGCGGCCGAGTTAGATATCCGGCGGGTTACGAAACGGGGAAGGGTGGACATAAAAATCGTAGCGCCCGTCCCTTGCAGGAGTTTAAACAAGTGAGCCGCCACGGGGCCTGAGGCTGAGACCCTCTCGGACCTCGAGATGATGGGCATGCCCATGATCTGATTCACCGTGTCTAGCACCTGCTGGATCTTATTAAAGTGAACCGCGCTCTCCGAGTACTGGAACGGAAAGATGTCATTCGTCACCGATGGGACAAAGGGTCCCAGGCACACCAAGTACTGGGGGTGCACGTACCTGGTGCTATATGTCTCATTTTTATCGGTCGTTGCTAAGTGGCACGTGTACACGAGAGGGCGCTCGATAGTAATTGCGCACATCTCGGTGGAGATTCTGTTTAAGAACCCACCGATGGTGGGAAGGTGGCAGCCGGCGAAGGCCTGGTTTTGTGTTCGCAGGTGATAGTGTATCTGCTTGTGGGACAGGAGATCGGAGCCCTGTTCGCGCTTTAGTGGCGCGGGTACATACAGGCCCACGAACGCGGCCAGGACCTGGCTGCTGGGGAAAACGCCTTTTTGGTACCGAAGGCACTCCAGCTGTTGCTTAAAAAAAGACAAATTACCGTACACGTTCGTGATGCCCTCTGTGATGTACGAGGTTGGCTGAAACGGACATACCGTAGACCATCTCGTGATGGTGGACGGAGTTAGAATCTTGTTGTCGAAGGCCATGCCCCGCGTGTCTAGCATAGTTTTGGCGGCTATGGTTTTCTCGTCCGGGGAAGTGGTGGTCATCACGAGGGTGTTTATGGGGTCCAGGAGTGCAACCGCGTTATCCGAACACGCGAATGGCATGGACCAGTCCTTGGGGGACACTTTCAGGGCGTCGCGGGCAATGTCCCTGTATTGCACTAGGCCGCTGTGGTTTAGGACGATGGACGTGACCGGGTTGAATTCTTCGTCCAGCAGGTATTGCATGACCTTGCAGGAGAAAGAGCGACAGAGTTCCACTCGGCGAATCCATTTGCACTTCAGGATGGCCAGCAGGTCTTGAAGTTCGATGGAGGTCGTCGTGTTGCGCCATTTTAAGTTGGGTCCGTACACCAACGTTAATGTGTGGGGCCCGGGCGTCATGGCATCCGAGCGAGGGTGTGATTTATTGTATTCGAGGGCGTCACTGAGCAGGTGCCGGACTACGGCAACCTCTGTGTCCTCTCGGTGCGTGTGGTCTGACCTGGAAGGGCCGAGGATAATGATGGTGACGTTTTCTGTGACGATGGTGCCGGATCTTATAGTAAATGGGCCGCGGCGGTCCATGAACTCAAACACTGCCCTTTCTTCATCGGGGGTATAGTTGGCATTTGAATAGCTAATGTGTGCTCTAAATTCAGTAAGGCCTTGGCCGTCTGACGGGTTTGGAGTGATGTAGGCCATGGTGTCCAGTGGCCGTGTGTGTTCACGTTACCTGGGAGAATGTAATCTTTAAATATTCGCGATTGATGCCCTGTTTGTGGGTTGGTGGGGCCTTCTGGGTCATTGCTTCGTGTGAACAGATGAGGCTTGTGGGTCAGGGGGGGTCCGGGAAGCTCGGGCGAGGCGGTGGTGGATGGTGCCTGGACGCCGCATAGCTGACGGAGTGTGTGTGTTGATGGGAAATTGAGGTTACTGATCCTGGGGCACATGACGGGGATGGTCAATGGGCTTTGATGGACTGCAGGAAGGTGGATGACATTGTCACTTTGTTATTCATTCATGCTCCTCGCTTACTAGAACTCTTGCCCCATATAACTTACACGTGTTTTGTATGAATGAAAGGGCGTAAGTTATGTCACCTGATATGGATGGAACGGTGCCAGAGATATAAAAAATATGGGGATTACGTGCCTCGGGTCAATGAGGTTTTAGGCATGCGCCATTCAATAGTGGCAGGATTAGCGAGGCGGCAACGCGAGAGTGTGGCCTGGTTTCAGTCACGCAAACACACTACTATAATTATCCTATTCCTGATTAGATCACCCTCCATCATACAGAGTTTTTTAAAAATCCAATGCATTTACCTTCCTGTTTTTAAAAGATTTAAGCCTTGGGACCACCGGTGCAGAGGCGCACCTGTGACAAAGTAAAAACTGACTACCGTAGGCCCACGGCGTGCTCTAAATTTGTAACAAATCTCTAATATTGGGACTGCTGGTGTCAGTGGAGAGGCCTGAGCTATGCACATTACTTCATGTGGAAAGGAGAAAGTGTCTTTAAGGGCTACTTGCTTATTCATTTGCCCTGATGGCTAAATAAGATGATGTGCATATAGGGAGGGTTTTTAACTAGGCCGCAAAAAGTGCAGTCTTTGCAATTGTGATTCATTATAGAGTATTGTCTTGGGTGAAACAGGGATAGGACACAGGAAGTATCATCACCTTTATGTGGGCCTCTTGAGGAAGGAATAAGACATTCCTGAACTCCGCCCTTGATTTTAGTTTACTCGAAGGTTGACTTTTTGCATGAGGAAACTATGACTGGCCTGTAAAGCGGAACTTGTTTCAGGTTTAAATAGCCCGGACAGTTAGGGCAGGGTTGGGGAAACAAGCAAAATGAAGGAACCGTACACTGTGAGCTGAACATGGGCTGACAGGAGGGGTCCCCCACCTCCTGTTCCAACATCACCAAGATGCCCATTGAATGAATTGACCGTTGGTCCGTGGACCATCAGACGCTGAACAGATTTTAAGATGATTTAGAGCGGCCTGTATAGCTGATACAAGTTTGCCCATTTGATGGAGGGAGAGCAGACGCGTGAACCACCGGACGCTGACATGGGGTTAAATTGATATGGGCCATCGTGCGTAGCTAATACAGGTAAGTTTCAATTCCCGAGCCTTGTTCAATTGGATGCAGGCTGTTTCATTACAGGCGGAAGTTGGTGCAGCCTTGGAAAGAAGGCCTACGTGAAGTGGATGCAGCGTCTGCCCGTCTGTGGAGGATGGAGGAGAACGGGGCTATGCATTTACGATTGACCACGCTTGGCTGAGTATTGGTGATCAGTCACCTTGATAATCTGGCATCAATGTTTGCCTGATGGTCTGGATAGTAAGATGCATATATAGTGCCTTTAAATGTTTAGGTTGCCATGATTGGAACAATAAAATCTTTGTTGAAGTCACCAAACGGGGCTAAAAGGTAAAATTTAAATCAATTGTTTGCATGTGATGTCATACAAGACTACATATTAACAAATTGTTTTGGCCACCGGTCTTTTCTTTAAGTATAATTGATACACCCTCGAGCATCCTAATTCTGTGCTGTCATGAGTCTCTGCGTGGGCAGTGAGGAGTGTTTATTGGCTCTGTAATGATTATGGTGGATTTTAGATAGATGCACATGACGCATAATAACCCACTGTGGGGCAATTAAAGTATTTCTTCAATTCGCTGTGTTTTATGGTTTGTGCAGCTGTTCACTGGTTTGAGTGCTGAGCCGGCCGTCTGACGCTTCCGCGCCACTCCTTGCCCCAGTGCTTTCCAGGGCAGCCACTGGGGTTACTGGATAGAAATTCACATGGATGTGGACATGACGACAACAACTCCGGATTGATCAGTATGAAAGGGCGTCGATGTTGTTAGCACTATGTGTTAATGTTGTTGCTGATATCATAGACGTAGGGCTACACTCGCACTAATACACATTACACTCACATATACACCGGGAGAGGGAAACACGTTAGGTAGGAAGATGTAGAAATAGCTGCGTGATGATTGGCTGGGGCGCTTAATGAAGGGAACAGCTGGGCCTGGGGACCGCAGGCGCGCGCCTCGCGGGTGCTTAGATGGAAATTTTGCTGGGGGCAAAATTAATTTACTGCACGCTTACACGCCACAGGAAGGAAAAAATTTGTACTGTGGTAGACGCTTAGACCCGTGACGACAGACACCTAGACACGAGAGAGAAGGTAGAATAAACATAAACACATAAAACATGACACATTAGCTGTAGTAACGTGCATAGTGGTAACAACATGGTCCATCGAGAGAGTTCCAGCAACCGACGAGTCTTCATTCTGCAACGTTAAGAAACAAAACAATGTCAACGTGCTGCCAAACTATATAAATCTGGCCAATAAAATGTAACGTACGACCTTCTCTCGGTGTGTTGGAGTGTCATAGCGAGGTGGACTGTATTTGCGTCTGTTAGTGAAGCGCGTCTCCGCGGGCAGGTGCAGAGAGTTCCACTGTTACAGTTGTGTGTTTTTGTGGTAGGCTACTGAATTTTCATTTTATGTCTGGTGGACAGCGGGCGTGCGAAAACTATGGGGCGTTCGGTTGCAAAACGGGTGGCATTGGGCGCGCGGGAATAATCTATTTCCCATAAAAGCTTACAAAAGACGACGGTCTGGGGACCGTAAGGCTTCTAGACGCTTGCGCGCAGGGCTAGCCAAGAAAGTAACGGTAGGTCATCTCGATCTGTGATTTTCTGGCACCTGTAGAAAATCATGGCGGCGACCAGATGAGGGGCAATCCGCTGAAAGGGCTAATGAGGCCCACGGGGGACTGTAGCGTAATTGGGTGAGCCCGTAGAGAGAAACTCCAGAAATAGCATGATATGAGTCAAAAATAAGCACCCATATAAGCCCGCGATGCTGTTTTAAAACCACTGTTGCGCGTCTCGCGAGACTACACGGGGCTGAGAGTTACAAACAATAGGCGACAGATACGTAAAATTAGGAAGGCTGTGTGTGAGTCCGCGACTGAGTCATATGCTGTGAGAAAAACTTTGTGTAAAAGTTTTAACTCACGCGTAACAAAAGTGTTGCGGGGGGATGAATTGGTGGGGGGGGGTTGCAGACGGTCCCCTGACGGGCACGAAGGCGCGGCAGGTAGACTGGAAACTGGCCAGTGGGCGGGGTTGGGCGGAGACGGCACCTTGTGGACAACTGACGAGAAGGCTGCACCTGTGGAGTACTCCGTGGCAAGCGGCGGCTGTCGCGTTTACGTAGTCAGCGGAGACGCGGAAAAACGAATTGGTGTGTGTGGTAAATAGAAATATATACACCAGCGTTGTTTCCACGTCTTCACTGGACTGAAACGACACCGCGTTGAATTCCTCACCATGTTGCAGAAACGCGGCGCCGGTGGGCTAGCCGGTCGTTTACTCGGTAGATTCCCGTAAGGTCTTGAGAAGAAGTGAGAGGGGCAAATAATCCAGGGAGGAGTTTTTTATAATACTCCTTCCTGGACTTTTCCCGTCTTTCTGAATTTCTCTAACGTTGGAATATGGGGGACAGTGGTGTAAAAATGGTGGCAGATTTACTTTCTCTTTCGATTAAGGGCGGGGTGCAGAAGTTTATGCTGATCGCGCGACGGGTGCGGCGCCCCCCTCCGCGGGCGGGTGCGGCGCGCAGACCCCGGGGGGGCCAAATCGACCCCCCCCCCTTTCGGGCGGCGGCGGTGGGCGGCGGCGCGCGGATGCGCGGCGGGCCGGGCGCGGATGCGCGGCCGGGCGGGCGCGGATGCGCGGCCCGTCTGGCGCCCCCTGGTGGCGGCGCGGCGCACTGCAGGCCGGGGGTTGGGGGCTGGGGGCGGGGACGTGCGGGGCCGGGGGCGAGGAGGCGGGGGGATTAGGGCGGGGGGATTAGGGGGCGGGGGGATTAGGGCGGGGGGATTAGGGGGCGGGGGGATTAGGGCGGGGGGATTAGGGGGCGGGGGGATTAGGGCGGGGGGATTAGGGCGGGGGGTTAGGGGCGGGGGTTAGGGGCGGGGGCGAGGAGGCGGGGGGATTAGGGCAGGGGGATTAGGGGGCGGGGGGATTAGGGCGGGGGGATTAGGGCGGGGGGATTAGGGCGGGGGGTTAGGGGCGGGGGGTTAGGGGGCGGGGGGATGAGGGGCCGGGGACGGGGGTGGGGGCTCGAGGGGCGGGGACCTGGCAAGCGTGGGGCCTGGCGGGGCAACGGGGGTTCGCGGGGCCCCGGCCGGCGCCGGAGTGGGGCGCCGGCGCCCGGGCGAGCCGGGGGTGTGTCGGTTTAAAGGGCAGGGAGGCGCGGCCGGGGGTGTGTGCTCGGATGGCGGGAGAACGGCGGGCGGTTTAAAGGTCCGCGGCGGCACCCACGTGGCGGCGGCGTCCACGTGGCGGCGCCCACGTGGCGGGCGGCCGGCGCCGGGGTCCCCGGGGACAGGGGGGACAGGGGGGACAGGGGGGACAGGGGGGACAGGGGGGACAGGGGGGACAGGGGGGACAGAGGGGAGCGAGGGGACAGAGGGGACAGGGGGGACAGGGGGGACAGAGGGGAGCGAGGGGACAGAGGGGACAGGGGGGACAGGGGGGACAGGGGGGACAGAGGGGAGCGAGGGGACAGAGGGGACAGTGGGGACAGAGGGGAGCGAGGGGACAGAGGGGACAGTGGGGACAGGGGGGACAGAGGGGACAGGGGGGACAGAGGGGAGCGAGGGGACAGAGGGGACAGTGGGGACAGAGGGGAGCGAGGGGACAGAGGGGACAGGGGGGACAGAGGGGACAGAGGGGAGCGAGGGGACAGAGGGGACAGAGGGGACAGGGGGGACAGGGGGGACAGAGGGGAGCGAGGGGACAGAGGGGACAGGGGGGACAGAGGGGAGAGAGGGGAGAGAGGGGAGAGAGGGGAGAGAGGGGAGAGAGGGGAGAGAGGGGAGAGAGGGGACAGAGGGGAGAGGGGACGGGCGGGACGGTGGTGGGGTGAGGAGGGTGGAGATGGGTGGAGTGTGGCGCGTGCCGGGGGTGGGACGAGGCGCGTGCGAGATGGGCGGGATGGAGGGCGGGTGAGGGTGGAGGCGAGATAAGCCGGTGGGAGGAGGGGAGAGAGGGGAGAGGGAGGAAAGTGGGGAACAGCTCGGGGCCGGGACGGGCGGGAGTGGGGAGACGGGGATGGGGGAGGGGGGGGGGCGCGGGGCGGGGACGGGGGCCAGCAGGGACCCTGGGAGGAGACGGGAAAGAGTGTAAAGATGGGGGGTCGGTGAAGGGGGAGAAGGGATGGGGCGCGGGAAGAGTGGGGGTGACGCGGGAGAGGGACGCCCGGACCAAAGGGGACGTGCTAAAATGGGAACAGACTTGTAACGGGGCGTTGTGGGGGGAAGAGGGGTGCCCACCGTTGTTCAATAAATGTGTTGAAAACCGATATCGAGCGTGTGGTGGTCCTTTCTTTCCTTTTGCTTTTTTTTGTGGCGGGCTCGCGGGTGTGCGGAGGGGAAGTGGGCGGGACCGAGACCCCCGCTCGTCGACGGGATAGAAGACGGTAGAGGGGGGCGCTGGCGGAGCCGGGGCTGAAGAGGGCCGCGGGGTTCCCTGCATCTACTTCGCTCTCGGGGCCGGGGCCAAGAAATTGATTATTCATCGGAACGGGAGTGCCAAGAACAGTCTGTTTGCTGTCTGGTCCCTTTGTTTCGCTAACCACAATTTCGGGCGTTGGCGCCGCGGCTTGCAGGCGGCCCCGGGCCTCCGCGGCACGAAAACCTGCAAATGCAATGGCTTGGGGGGCTCCGAGGAGGCCGGGCGCCGGCGAGCGCGCTCTGCTGCGGGCGCCGCGGGGGATGCACGAGAGAGTTTGCGGGAGATCGCGAGTCCGGGGGGGTTTTTCTGCAGACCTTCCCGGCCCAGGGAGGATGCTTTATTCCCGGGCCAAGAAATTTCACTTTTCTGGCGCGCTTCTATGAGAAATCATACCCCGCGGACACCAGTTTTGGGAGAGCTGGCCAGGGGTGACCGTGGGAAAAACGGTAGCGGGGGAGGAGGGTTTCGGCGCGTCTGCAAAAAAAAGAGAAACCAACGACCGGGTGTATTGTCCAGACCCGAAACTTAAGCCCCGCGTTGGACGGCGGCCGGTGCTTGATGAAACTTGCCTGTTTTCCTAATAGCAGAATTACGAGTTTTGGGGAACCTTTGTGTGAGAGAGTGTGTGTGTAACAAAAAAAGAGCAAACGAAGGGCCGCCCGACCGAACCCGGTATTTTGTTGTTGAAAAGAAAAAAAACCCAAAACGGCCCCCAGGGGGGCCGCTCTTCGCCCCTCCTCGTGAAGGGGACCTAGCGCAAAACCAAAAAAAAAAACCAGACAACGGTGGCCAAAAAATAATTCAAGCAGACGCCGCGGGGCCGCGCCGCCACACGGGCGGTCGGTGGGAGGGGGAGAGACGAGAGGGGCGCGCGGTGAACAGAGACGCCCGCTCGTCCGCCGAGAGACTTGTGCGGCTAGCGCCCGGAACCCGTGCCTGGAGACGGGGGAGAGGAGGAGAAGGGCGCACGGCGGCGGCGGGCCCGGAGGACGACGGGCGTGCATGTGGGTCGCGGCGAGCGTGCTTGCGCGTCCCGGTGGACGATGAAGCGCGCGGCGAGTGGGGGGTCTCCCGATACAGGCTGGGGGATGGGGGTGCGGGGAGGGGGTGAGGTGTGGGGGAGGGGAGGGGATGGGAGGGGGTGGGGCGGGACTGGGGGTGGGTGGGGAGTGACCTTGGTGCGCCCGGCCAACGCGAGAGCGAAACGCTCTCGCGAGAGCGCAGGTGCGCGCCGGGCAAAAAACTGACATGGCCGTGGGCCCCCGCCGTGGTGAAAATTATTCAGCCGGGCGCAGGCCGGCCGGGCGCGGGGCGCCGGGGGGATGACTCGGGCGCCGGAGGGCCGCGCTCCGGCGGGGTCGCGGCCGCTTCCACTGTTTAAAAGAATAGAAAAAATAACGGGTCGCTACCCGCGCGCGGGCGCCTCCCGGCACCCGTAAACATGGCCGCCGGGGGGCGGGCGTCGGGGGAGATAACGGGCCGATTCGGGGCGCGGGGCGCGTGCCGGAGGGTGCCGGAGGGGGGCCGCTCCCCTCCGCCCCGCGGGACGAGGGCGGCGGCGGCGCAGGAGGGGGTCTCGGGGGCTCCCGGGCGCCTCGGCGAGGAGAGACTCGCAGCGGGGCGGAGCCTTGCGATGGCGAGACTCTACGGGAGCCGGGAGGGGTGGAGGGAGAGGCGCGGCTTCGCGAAGATAACGGGGACGGGATAGGCGGATGGATGGATGGATGGGGAGAATAGAATAGGCGGGGACGGGGGAGTAGGAGCCAGCGCCCCGGCGGACTCGGCTTGGCGGCGGGGTCGGGGAAAGACGGATCGGTGTTTGTTGTGCTATGATAAATAATCACCGCCGGACATCCCCTGCCCCCTCTGTCTAAAAGAGCATCGCGGGGACGGCGGCGAGGGGAGGGGGAGCACGGGGGACGGGGGACCCCGGCACCGCGGGGAAGATCAGGGGAAGACGGGCAAAGAGCTGAGGAAGGCGTTTCTGCGTGGCCCGCTTTGCCCAGCTCTTATACCCGCCTTTCTTAATTTCCCCGATCCTCATCTGGCGAGCGAGCCGAGCCGGGCGCCTTCCCCCATCTCCCACCCCGTCTCGCCACGCCCCGTCCCCAGGCCACCGCCCGGCGGGGCGTGCGACGCCCTCCACGGGTGGGATGGAGAAGCGGAGGGAGGAGGGAGCCGAGCTAGGGTTAGGGGTAGGAGCGGGCGCGGCGGTAGCGGCATCAGGGTTGGCACCGTGCCACCACGAGGGCCCGGGGAACCCTAGGGTTAGGCAACCCGGCCCCATCGCCGGAGTAGGGTTGGCACTGTGCCACGGAAAGGGACTGCCGAGCGCCAGGGGTGCCTAGGGTTAGGTGGCTCCACACCACCGCGGGACTAGGGTTGGCGCCGTGCCTACATGGGCGGGGCCACACCGAAGGGTCTCTGAGGGGGCGGGGCTTCGGGGAGGCATTAGGCCACGCCCCAGACGTTTTTTTTTGGCCCCGGCGCGACGGGTGCGGCGCCCCCCTCCGCGGGCGGGTGCGGCGCGCAGACCCCGGGGGGGCCAAATCGACCCCCCCCCCTTTCGGGCGGCGGCGGTGGGCGGCGGCGCGCGGATGCGCGGCGGGCCGGGCGCGGATGCGCGGCCGGGCGGGCGCGGATGCGCGGCCCGTCTGGCGCCCCCTGGTGGCGGCGCGGCGCACTGCAGGCCGGGGGTTGGGGGCTGGGGGCGGGGACGTGCGGGGCCGGGGGCGAGGAGGCGGGGGGATTAGGGCGGGGGGATTAGGGGGCGGGGGGATTAGGGCGGGGGGATTAGGGGGCGGGGGGATTAGGGCGGGGGGATTAGGGGGCGGGGGGATTAGGGCGGGGGGATTAGGGCGGGGGGTTAGGGGCGGGGGTTAGGGGCGGGGGCGAGGAGGCGGGGGGATTAGGGCAGGGGGATTAGGGGGCGGGGGGATTAGGGCGGGGGGATTAGGGCGGGGGGATTAGGGCGGGGGGTTAGGGGCGGGGGGTTAGGGGGCGGGGGGATGAGGGGCCGGGGACGGGGGTGGGGGCTCGAGGGGCGGGGACCTGGCAAGCGTGGGGCCTGGCGGGGCAACGGGGGTTCGCGGGGCCCCGGCCGGCGCCGGAGTGGGGCGCCGGCGCCCGGGCGAGCCGGGGGTGTGTCGGTTTAAAGGGCAGGGAGGCGCGGCCGGGGGTGTGTGCTCGGATGGCGGGAGAACGGCGGGCGGTTTAAAGGTCCGCGGCGGCACCCACGTGGCGGCGGCGTCCACGTGGCGGCGCCCACGTGGCGGGCGGCCGGCGCCGGGGTCCCCGGGGACAGGGGGGACAGGGGGGACAGGGGGGACAGGGGGGACAGGGGGGACAGGGGGGACAGGGGGGACAGAGGGGAGCGAGGGGACAGAGGGGACAGGGGGGACAGGGGGGACAGAGGGGAGCGAGGGGACAGAGGGGACAGGGGGGACAGGGGGGACAGGGGGGACAGAGGGGAGCGAGGGGACAGAGGGGACAGTGGGGACAGAGGGGAGCGAGGGGACAGAGGGGACAGTGGGGACAGGGGGGACAGAGGGGACAGGGGGGACAGAGGGGAGCGAGGGGACAGAGGGGACAGTGGGGACAGAGGGGAGCGAGGGGACAGAGGGGACAGGGGGGACAGAGGGGACAGAGGGGAGCGAGGGGACAGAGGGGACAGAGGGGACAGGGGGGACAGGGGGGACAGAGGGGAGCGAGGGGACAGAGGGGACAGGGGGGACAGAGGGGAGAGAGGGGAGAGAGGGGAGAGAGGGGAGAGAGGGGAGAGAGGGGAGAGAGGGGAGAGAGGGGACAGAGGGGAGAGAGGGGACAGAGGGGACAGAGGGGACAGAGGGGAGAGAGGGGAGAGAGGGGAGAGAGGGGAGAGAGGGGAGAGAGGGGAGAGAGGGGAGAGAGGGGAGAGAGGGGAGAGAGGGGACAGAGGGGACAGAGGGGACAGAGGGGAGAGAGGGGAGAGAGGGGAGAGAGGGGAGAGAGGGGAGAGAGGGGAGAGAGGGGAGAGAGGGGAGAGAGGGGAGA